GTTTTTTTTTCAAATTCTTTTTTTTTTTTTTTTTTTTTTTTTTTGAAAGCAAGCTGTTTAGTTCAGCTTGCTTTCAAACCATGCTATCATCTTTGTGCTTGTTGCTTTTGCTCTGATGACGTTTCTTTCATTCAGTGCTGTAAACTTGTAAAGATACTCTCTGAAGTCTTCCGCTGTCATGAAGTACAGTGTTGCTGTATTCTCCATCACTATTGTGTAAATCCACTGTGTGCTGTGTACTGTTTCAAAATACCGATTTACTGTTTCATCGAATGTATCCGCAAGCTTTTTATTTACAAGGGTGAACCGGCTTGATTTTACACTTGCATTGATTTCTTCAATGTCACTTGCTACATCGTAAGCGGTATTTGCATCTTTTTTTGCTTCAAATCCTAAAACCGACTTTGTGATGATTTCAGCAAACTCACCACCGTTTACCCAATGCTCACCATCAAATGTATAGTTCGCGCCTTTGTGGGCGGTATCGAATGTGTAGTTGATTTTGATTTCAGCGGTAAGTTTTTTCATTTCTGTGTTCTCCTCTCTTTTGATGATTAAAGTATAGCACATATTAGACCGGATTGCAAGTCTTTTTTAAATAAAATACTGCACAAATTAACCCCGACTTTTGGGAGGTTTATTGTGCAAATTGACAGGCCATTTACCCGGACAAAAAGTTTGTGATATATTTAACAAGCGCGCCAAGGGAGTTAGACGCAGCTAACAGCAGTTAACGAAGACTGATTCATCCCGTGAAAAAAGAGCCTTTAATCAAAGGCTCTTGAGTGTATCAATGATGTTGTTCACGTTGTGTGCTTCACCTGTCCAGTTGTTTCTGTTCTGCTCTTCATCATCGAAGAGTATGTCTGTTTCTGTGTGGATGAAAGTCTGTTTTGCTGTTCCGTATTCTACAATGTTGATTGCATCGAACTTGACGCTTTTGAGATGTTTTGCAAGCCATGCTCTCTTTGTCTCTGTCACTCTCTCATCATAGTCTGCTGTGCTGTTCTTTGCAAGCCAGCTGATGACTTCAACTCTGTAGCCCTGTCTCTGCAGTCTGTTCAGCACTCTTGCCAGTGCCTGCAGGTTGATGAGCGCCTTTGCTTCTCTGTAAGGTCTCACATCCTTGTTGATGAGGTCTGCAAGCCATCCATCTACACCGTAAAGGTTTGCGATTGTACCATCCATGTCGAAGAAGATTGTTCTTGTCATCTCTTTGTTCTCCTCTCTTTTGTTATCTTTATTATAATAGAGAACCGGATTTTTGTCAAGTGTTTTTAAAAAATTTTTTTATTTTTTTTTGAAATGGTATGGGATTAAAGTTCCCATGCCATTTCAGAAGTCCATGCAGTGTATTCGTCAGACTCAAGAACGTCTTCACCAAACTCTGCAACGATGCGGGCTTCAACAACATCAAACTGGTCAGAGTCAAAAAGCTCATACCATGCAAGGTCCATTTCTTCCATTACTTCTTCAAAGATTTCTTCAAAACGTTCGGTCATTGTTTTAATCTCCTTTTCTCTTGTGTTGTGTTCCTCTCTCTTGATGATTAAAGTATAGCACATGGCCGGATTAAATGCAAGTCTTTTTTTAATAAAATTTTGCACAAATAACAAGCCACTTTTGGGAAGTTTATTGTGCAGGTTTTTGCCCGGTTTGTCGCAAACAATTTAGTGCTTTAACGCGTTAAAGTGCAGCTAGGGCCTCACACGGGTATGACAATAGTGTACGTGTATAATAGTAGTAGCACAGTACATAGATAGTACTGTGCTACTGTGTATGTATGTATGTATCAATGTGTGTATGTGATGATTACATCATCAATGTATGTGTCTGTTGTGTTGTTGTTGTACATCAACACTGTGATTGTCTGTCCTTCTGTCAGTCTGTCGTCTCTGTCCATCTCCCAAATGTCATGCCCATCGTCCAACACACAACAAGCCTTGTTTTCTACTACCTGCATAGGCTTTGTATAGAAGGGGTTTACCAGTGACAGAGTAGCTGTAAGAATAAGTGTTGTAATAATCATTGTTTTTTTTCCTTTCTTTTGATGTATCTATATTGTATCATGGTTTGATTGTCTTGTCAATACATTTCTTCTTGTTCGCTAACAAAGAAACTGTCGATCTTTGTCCAGTCGATGCGCTCACCATTCCACAGCTTTGCAGGATGCGTAGCGTTAAGAGCGTCAACCTCTCTCTGTGCTTCTTCTACTGTCTTGTATGTATAGTATGCAAGGAATGTGTTCTCTGTTGTCTCGTACTTTGTACCCTTGTTGTAGTACACAGGCTCTTTAGTGGTGTAGCAGATAACTGTTCTCTTCATTGTTCTTACCTCTTTTCTTTTGGTGTTCTCTTTCCTTCTTTCTGACTATAGTATAACGCAAGCGTCCGGTTTTGTCAATAGCTTTTTTAAAAAATTTTGTACAAAAGCAGGTCTGTGATTTTGTGCAATGTGCCATTGTGCAAATTGTACAAGTATTGGGAGTGTAGTGCAAGCTGAAAGCATTGTGCAATTTGCACAAAGTTTTTGTATAGACAATTTTTGCGCGAAATCAGGGCCTGCGACAGTCGCCGCCGGCCCGGCGTTTTGTGGGGTATCGGAGGCCTTCATGTATTTTTTCTGAGGAAACTTTGTCAATAGGTTGGTATGTTTCTGCCAGATAAAAATGGGGGGTATATTTCGGGAAGAAAATTTTTTTTGTTTTGTTTTTTGTTTTGTGCTGGTCACAATTCTTTCTAAATCCATTTTCAAAATCGAACACGGAACAATCATCAAAAAAAGAGGGGTACGAAGTACCCCTCTTTTAATCACTATAAGCCATCTATTCTTCTTCACTATAAATTTTTTCAATAACATCATCCTGCATAATATGATGTGAACTCTGTGGAGTCGTATAATAAATCCAAGGCTTTCCATGATAACATTCCATGTCACTATTATAACTCACGGCAAAAGTTTTTATTGTTCCTGTTTTCTCTTCTTCAGATTCAATCATTCCCTCATAAACTTTTCCAGAGCCTTCACAGTTTGGACACTCATATTTTTCTCCATCAGCGCCAGTAATTTCTCCTGTCTGATCACAACAAGGGCACGGCCCATAAACTTCATGATGTAGTTTTTCAATATATCTAATATTATCACCAGGTTTATATTTAACATCAATTATCATTACTCTTCTCAACTTTCTAACTTTCAATCACAACCAATGCTATTCCGGGTTCACTATTATCATAAACTGTTAACATAATTCCACTATCAATCATTATATTTCCAAAGCCATCAGTATCAACTTTAGTTTCCGGCAAATCGGCAATTTCATAACCTCCAGAAGAAACAACTAAATCTCCTGTCATATCAACGACTCGCCAATATCTTACATTATCAACATCAATATGGCTAACAGTCTTCTCAATATAATAAATACCTTCTGTGGCATCACCTGTACTCAAACACTTCCCATGCGCAAAAGCTTTAATCTCATTTTTTTCATTAAGTTCATAAATGCCGTAACTATTATCACTTATGTCAATTGCTGTCAAATATTTTTTATCATAATCTTTATGTTCAATCAAAAAATCACTTACGGCATTATCAATCGGAGGTACATCAAGCATAACAACTTGACTTAGTGCCTCTTCAACTTCTTTATCAACTTTCGTATTCCAATTATTCATGATTATGCGGCCTAACAACATTCCCGCAATTAGGCACACAAACACAATAATAAAATCTCTTCCTGCTTTATTACTTTTCATAATTATTTAACCAATTGCCTTCTTCCTTAAAAAAATTCTCAAGCGCATTAGGATCCAACCAACTTAAATGATCTGGACTCCAAGTGAAATTAAAATCTTTATTCTCATTTAACTCTTTATTCGTAAAAGGCTCATAATTATTATCATTATCCTTCAATAATTCCTTAGTTTTAGGATTTACTTCGGCAACAAAAAAATGACTCACATAAATATTTAAATTTACTGAACCAAGATAGCCGTAACCCTCTAACTCCGTATCACCAAGATATTCTCCAGTTTCTACTAATCTAATCAAGAAACAACGTTGCGGCCCCTCTGGGTCAACCAATGCCCAAGCTACAAAACTGCCTTCGCGCTCTTGCCAATCAACATTTAGCCACTGAATAACATCCGCATGAACTTCAGTATAGCTGCCTTCAATCTTATATTTATAAATAGTCAACATCCTATAAATTCCTTTCATTCTTTATTTTCTAAAAATATTATATCATAAAATTTTTTAATTTTCAAATATCGTGTTTGACTTTGCCCAAAATTTTAGTTATAATCAAGATAGAGTTCATGAGGAATATTCCTCAAAACCGTCTGGAGGTAGATTGAATGATAAAATTAGATTACACAATTGAATCTCCAGAAGAAAGAAATGAGTTAGTCAAAAAGATACTTGCCGAGAATCCTGATCCCAATCCTCGATATCTCGAAATTCTTGCCGACTACCTTGTTCTTTGTATGGAGAAACAGGAGAAAAAGGAGAAAAAGATTCTCACAGAGAATCGAATGACCACTGTAAATAAAAGGGAAACCTCCTTTGAAGGTCTTGTTTCCACACTAGAAAATGGCGAAGATGGCATTTATAATTTAATTAATGAGAGTAAAACAACAATATTTCAACCAAAAGTAAGTATAACGAAAAAAGATATAGAAGAAATACCATTCCTAAAACAACTGCGCGAAGCCATTCATATGTGGGAAGAAAAATTAAAAACAGCTTAGGGTAGAGATAGATTTATTATTAAGAAAACTCTCATTGAGATGCGCAAAGATCAATATTTAATTAAAGATGCGTATCGACAACCAATTCGTTTCAATAAAATAACTCGTTCAAAACACTATTTAAAATTAGATGAATCATATTCTTTCGATGAAGAAGGATATGTAATTCCTGAAGGGTTTTCTTTATGCAATCCTAAAGTCTGTTCTGCAATCCTTTGTAATTACTCCAAATTAAAGGAACATTCTTGGGGGTAGTTTGAAGGAGACCTTTATTATTTAATGTGGTCTTTTGATGAAATTGCCGAAAAGGCTCTTGCCGACGAGCCTCTTTACCACCAAATAGTAGTAGATAAAATCGACGGAATGCAGAACATTGAGATCCAACAAGATCTCCTTGCCCGTTTTGGTAAAACACACTCTCTTGAATATATATCTTCACTTTGGCGTAAAAAGATTCCCAATCTTATTGCTTCAGCAGCTGAAGATCAACTCCTTGATTGGCATTACATGGAAGTTGAAAAAGGTAAATATAAGAGATGTAGCCGCTGTGGGCAAATAAAATTAGCACATAATAAATATTTTTCTAAAAATAAAACATCAAAAGATGGTTTCTATTCAATTTGTAAAAAATGCCGAAACTCTAAGGCCAAGAAATCATAATTTTTATTTGCTAATTTTATAAAATAATAAGGAGGTATTTTTATGGGACAATGTTTTTGTGAAAAATGCAAAAGAACCATGAGCGATAAAGAATTTTATGGCTCGCACAATTTAGAAAAATATCCTTCTGGGAAACTTAATCAATGTAAAAAGTGTATAACAATGCACGTAAATAACTGGGATCCACAAACATACTTATGGATTCTTCAAGAATGTGATGTTCCGTATGTTCAACGTGAATGGGATAAATTACTTGCCGATTATGGCGCTGATCCTAAAAAGGTTACTGGAACAACTATTATTGGGCGTTATCTTTCTAAGATGAGACTTACACAATATAAAGATAAGCGTTGGAAAGATAATGAAATTATTCGTCGTCTTGAAGAGAAAAAGATGCGCGAAGCAATGACCCATCAAGGTTATTCTTCAGCTCAAATAGATGAAGCAATAGCTAATCAAATGGTAACTGTGCCGGCTGAGCACCTCGAAGAGCCTCAATTGCCAGGCTATATAACTACTAATACATCAGCTCAACCGCAACAACCAATTGGCGATGGTTATACTTCAGCGACGTATGATGACTCATCTGATCTTGGCATTGAATTAAGTGACGAAGAAATAGTTTATCTTCGTACAAAATGGGGAAAATCTTATAAACCTGATGAATGGGTACAACTTGAATCCCTTTATCAAAACATGATGGATTCTTATGATGTACAAGGCGCTGGTCATGAAGATACTTTGAAACTCGCTTGTAAAACATCTCTTAAATCAAATCAATTATTGGACATGGGCGATATTGATTCGGCAAAGAAGATGGTATCTATGTATGATCAGTTAATGAAATCAGGTAATTTTACAGCCGCACAGAACAAAAAAGATAAAGGAGAGTTTATTGATTCAATTTCTGAATTAGTAGAACTTTGTGAAAAAGATGGTTTTATTCCTCGCTATTACACAGACTCTCCAAAAGACAGAGTAGATGAAACAATTCTTGATCTTCAAAATTATACAAAAACCCTTGTTGTAGAAGAAATGAATCTTGGTAATTTGATTGAGGGCGCCGTCCGTGAAATGGTGCGTGAAGAAAGTAAAGAAGAAGATGAAGACATTGATGATGAAATGCTCGATTTTGATTCTATTGAAGAGATAAAAGATCAAGATTTTGATGAGTTCAACGATTTCGTTGAAGAAGAATCTGCTAATGACGAAGAGGCTATTGCCGCAATCGTTAAATCGGGACTTCAATGAAGCTACAAGAAGTTTTAAATCTTCAATAGAAACGTAAAAAAGTAGGACTTTCTGAAGAGCGTGTGCGCGCAATTATTCCCCAAGCTCGTCAATATATAGCATTTTGGCGAGAATACCCAGATATGTTTGTTGATTGGCTTTTGGAGCAAGGAAATCCGCAAGACTTTCACTTTTTCTTTTATCAAAGAGTGTTTTTGCGCATAGCGATGCGCTATCAATATGTTTATGCGGTTTTCCCTCGTGCGTATTCAAAATCCTTTTTATCAATGATGGTTCTTATGATTCGTTGCATCCTATATCCAAAATGTAAGTTATTCGTTACTTCTGGAGGTAAAGAGCAGGCTGCAGGAATCATGAAAGAAAAAGTTCAAGAGATATGTACACTTATTCCGGCTTTTAATAATGAAATTGATTGGAGTCGTGGTGTAACTCTTGAAGGTAAAGATTATTGTAAATATGTTTTTAAATCAGGTAGTTACTTCGATAATATTGCCGCAAGAGAGACTTCTCGTGGTAAGCGTCGACATGCCGGAGTTATTGAGGAATGTGCCGGTGTTGATGGAACAATTTTATCAGAAGTTATTATACCTACTATGAACGTTTCCCGTTTATGTATGGATGGATCAACGCATCCAGAAGAGCAACTTAATAAATCACAATTATATATTACTACTGCTGGCTGGAAGAATACATTTCCTTATGATAAACTTATCCAGTTACTTGTTTGGCAGATTGTTAAACCAGAAAAATCATTTGTTATGGGTGGTACTTATCGTATTCCTGTACTTATGAAATTACTTGATAAAAACTTTGTGCGCGATCTAAAAATGGACGGTACTTTTAATGAAGCTTCATTTGATCGTGAGTATGAATCAAAGTGGTCTGGTACAGTTGAAGATGCTTTCTTCAATGAAGAAATCTTTACGAGAAATAGAATTTTGAAGCAACCCGAATATGAAGCTTCTGGTCGTGCTTCGAAATCTTCATTTTATATTTTATCTATGGACGTAGGCCGAAAAGGTTGTGATTCAGTAGTAAATGTATTTAAAGTAACTCCATAGCCGCAAGGAGTGTCGACTAAATAGCTCGTTAATATTTATACTATTTCAGATGAACACTTTGAAGATTAGGCAATAAAAGTTAAGAAACTTTTCTATAAATATAAAGCTAAAAGACTTGTAGTCGATGGTAATGGTATGGGAATTGGTTTTGTAGATTATTTAGTTAAGCCGCAAATCGATCCTGATACCAATGAAATCTGGCCTGATTTTGGCGTTTATGGTGGAACTCAAGATGATGCAGTTGATGAGTATAAAAAATATCGAACTGCAAATTGTGAACAAGATGCTCTTTATATTATTAAAGCTAATGCTCCTGTTAATAATGAGGCACATTCAAATGTTCAAACATAGCTTTCTTCTGGAAAAGTAAAGTTACTTATAGATGAACGTGTTGCTAAGGTAAAATTAATGGGGACAAAAGTTGGTCAAAATATGACGCCTGAAAAAAGGGCAGAGTATTTAAAACCATTTACCTTAACTTCCATATTAAAAGAGGAAATGATGAACCTTCGTGAAGAAAATGAAGGTGTTAATATTATTTTGAAACAAGCTAATAGAGGAATAAAAAAGGATAAATTTTCTGCCTTTGAATATGGTCTTTATTATATAAAAGTGGAAGAAGATAATAAGAAAAAGAAAAAGAAGTTTAATGCTAAAGATTGGGCTTTCTTTAACTAAGGAGGATATTATGGACGCTAGTCGCGGAGAAATTAAAATCCATGAAATCCTTGAAGAATCTGGTCTTAATTATGAAATGGAATATTCTTTTCCTGGATTAAGAAGTACTAGTGGCCGCCCATTGCGTTTTGATTTTGTTGTTTTTGATGATGATAATTTTGTTGATTTTATCATTGAATATCAAGGGAAGCAACATTATGAACCAAGTGCAAAATATGGTGGGAAGAAAGGATTTTATTAGCAACAATATAATGATAGATAGAAAAGAAATTATTGTAGATAGCATGAGATTAAATTAATTGAAATTCCATATACAGAGGAGAATCTTATTTCATATGACTATATAATGCATAAAGCAGGATATTAAGGAGGTACAATGCTGTGAGAGACAGATAGGAAGAACTCCATAAAAAAGGCTTTGATATGATGCGTTCTGGTCGAATTAGCCATATAGATAATAGACCTCTAGAATATGGAGACATTACAGTAGGGACTAAGACCCTTGAGGATGCAGTCCTTGATCTTGGTTGGTTAAAAAAGAATTACCGCCATTTTGGCGATAAACGAATTATTTTCAAAGCTATGGCAGAAAGAAATCTTCCACTTATGCGAGAGATTTCAAATTTCTTCTATCGTACTAATGGTATTTATGCCAGAATTTGTGATTATTTTGCTTTTTTATATAGATATGATTGGTACATAGAACCAGAAAAAAAATTTGATACAACAGTACCAGATAAAAAACTTCTAAGTGATTTTTACAGCATATTATCATTTTTAGATAATTCTCACATTAAGAAGGTTTGTGGAGATATAGCTCTTAGCACTATAATTAATGGGGCATATTATGGTTATATTTTCCCGAATAAGGATGGTTTAGTTATTCAAGAATTGCCTATCAATTATTGCCGCAGCCGCTATTTTGTAGGAGATTTACCAGCAGTTGAATTTAACATGCGCTTTTTCGATGAATATTTCGTCGATCCTGAATATAGAATACGTGTGCTTAAAATGTTTCCTGAAGATTTTCAAAAGGGATATGTATTATATAAAACTGGTAAATTGCCGCGTGATTATTTAGGTGATCCGTATGGAAGCTGGTATTTATTAGATCCAGAATCATCTATTAAATTTGGTTTTAAGAATGGCGATCAACCGTTATTTATTAATGCAATTCCGGCAATCTTAGACTTGGATGCCGCTTAGGATTTGGATCGTAGAAAATAGATGCAATAGCTTCTTAAAATCTTGATTCAGAAATTGCCGCTTGATAAAAATGGTGATTTAATATTTGATGTAGATGAAGCAAGAGATATTCATAATAATGCAGTAGAGATGTTACGTCGTGCTATTGGGGTTGATGTATTAACCACTTTTGCAGAAGTAAATGTAGAAGATATGGCTGATAAAAATACATCAACGACTCGAGATGATCTTGAGAAAATTGAACGTACAGTTTATAATGCTTTTGGTGTTTCTCGTAATATTTTTAATACTGATGGTAATTTATCTCTTGAAAAATCAATTCTTGATGACGAATCTACTATGAGAGCTTTGTTACTTCAATTCAATATTTTTTATGATAAAGTAACATCTAAGTTATCTAAGAATAAAAATAAGTATACTTATCATTTATATTTCTTAGAAACTACTCAGTATAACTATAAAGAATTATCTAAGCAATATAAAGAAATGGTTCAGATTGGTTATTCCAAGATGTTACCGCAGATTGCTCTTGGACATTCTCAAAGTTCTATTTTATATGCAGCTATGTTTGAGAATGAAGTTCTGAAGTTGAATGAGATTATGATTCCTCCATTAATGTCGTCTACAATGAATCCTGAAGCAGTTTTGGGTCAAAAAGGTTAGACAACTAATAATAATTCGCAAAATCCTGTAGGAGGAACTAACAAATCTTCTACTTAGACTACAGTAACTAAAACGACTGAGACGAAGCAAGCAGGGCGACCTGCTAAAGCAGACAGTTAGAAAGCTGAAAAAACAATTTAGAATAAAGAATCGTAGAGTTAAGGAGGCTTGACATGCCAAAACATACAAGTATTAAAATGACTACGCCTAGTGAGTTTATTAACTTAACTCCTCTTAACCCAATGATCTCTAAATGTTAGATAAAGGTATGTTACGTTAGTGATAAGCCCAATAGAAATAAGAGCATTATAACTAAGGAAACTGCCAAGCAAATCGCTAATAGTTTGCCAGGAAGTCCTATTGTGGGGTTCTTTAATGAATATGCAGGAGACTTTGAAGAACATAACAAACAGATTGATATTAAAAATCATCAAATCATCATGCGAGAAGTAACAAAACCTTATGGTTTTGTTGATTTTAACGCAAAATGTTGGTTCCAAAAATTCTTGGATGATGGTAAATATGAGCGAGAATATCTAATGACAGAGGGTTGGTTATGGACTGGGCAGTATCCAGAAGTATAGAGGGTTCTGGATAAAGGAAACAATCAATCTATGAATTTAAACAATGAATTTTTAAAAGCAGAATGGGCAAAAGATAATAGAGGAATGCCTAAAATTTTCATTGTTAATGAAGCAGTTATTACAAATCTCTGTATTTTAGGAGAAGATTAGGAGCCTTGTTTCGAAGGCGCTACTATTACTAGCGGAGAATTCACTTATGATGAACAACCCGCAGTTGTTCAATTTTCATTTGATGAGTCTCAATTTAAACGTGAGATGTATTCAATGATGAAGCAATTGAAGGAAATACTTAATAAAGGAGGATCAAGAATGTTCACTACTTATGCAGTAACAGTTGGAGATTCTTTATGGACAGATCTTTATAATTATGTAGAGACTGCGGTTCCTGGTCAGCAAATCTATGGTTGTTACGTAGAGGGAGATCAGAAATTTGCTGTTCTTCATAATGTTGAAGATAATAAATTCTATCGTTTAAACTTTTCACTTTCTGAAAATAATGAATTTAGTCCAGCTGAAGAAGTTAGCGAGCTAACTGATTTCAGTGGCGAAGCTCAGTTCAAAGCTGAAGATGTTGAAGCTTTTGAAACTGAGTTTAAGAAAAAGAAAGAAGAAGAGGACAAAAAGGATCAAGGAAATAATCCTAATCCTGACAATAAATCAGAAGGCAATAATTCTGGCGAAAAAGATGACGATAAGGATGATCCAGAAGATGATCCTGAAGACAATGAAGATGATGATGAAAAGAAGAAAAAGAAAAAGGGACAATTCTCTTTGGAAGATTCTGCTGAATATCAAGATCTTCTTACAAAATTCAATAAGCTAGAAGCCGATTATACTCAGCTAAAAGCTGATTATGATAATTTAACTTCTGAAATGGAGCCTCTAAAGCAGTTCAAACTTGAAACTGAAAGAAAAGATAAAGAAGCTATGATTAATAGATTCTATATGCTTTCTGATGAAGATAAAGCCGATGTTGTAAAGAACATTGATACTTATTCATTGGATGATATTGAGGCTAAACTTTCTGTTATTTGTGTTCGCAACAAGGTAAGCTTTGACCTTGAGGATGATAAACACAAAGATGGACCATCTATGACATTTAATTTTGATGATCCTAGTAAAGATGCAACCATCCCTGCTTGGGTTAAAGCAGCTATGGAAGTTGCGAAAGATATGAATTGATTCTAACAAGGAGGAAATAGAAGAATGCTTAGAGATTTTCTGAGAAAGAATATCACAAGCCAGGCCAGCTTCGTAGAATGGGGTTATGGTCAAGTTGAGCCTAATCATCTTTCAGCTCAAAGAACTTCTCAGGTTTATGCACAATTACCTGCAGATCCTAGTATTGATGTTCTTGAGCAAGGTCAGTTCGTCAAGTATGATTATGCTAGTGGCTTAGTAAATTTCACCGGTCCTGGTGAATGGATGCTTGTATATAATGAAATTAAACTTTACCGTGAACATCAAGATGATTGCGAATTTGCAATGATCAAGGATAACTATCAGGCTCGTATTTATAGTCCATTTGGTGGTGACAAATATGATGCTAATGGTAACAAATTAACTTCAAGCGATCCTTATACATATGATACAAACTTTAATAAACAATCTCGTTATTATAATGGAGTAGATTCTGAAGGAAAGACCTCTTTCTCATTGACAGAACCTACTTATGCAGCTACTCAAGATGTTGCTATTGACAATAGTAAAACATATTATACCAAAACTACAGCTAATGGCGTTGACACTTATACAGCTGTAACGACTCCAGACGTAGCCAATATCGGTGATTATTTTGAAATGACTGATGCAGGTGTTTCTTATCGTTATGATGATGTAACAGCTGCTCCTGATATGTATGAATTACATTATAATGTAGATCCATATCATATTGAGTCTCAAACACGTCCACAGTTTATGCCAGAAGGCACAACTATGGTACCTCGTGTATTAAAGACTAATGTTGGTGATATTTTCACAACTAATACTATTAATGCAACTACTGTAACTCTTGGTCAAATGTTGACTCCTGGTGCTAAAGGTATTCTTGAGCCAGCTGGAAATTCTCCTGCTGCAGGAACAATGTTATGGCAAGTAGTTAAGATTTATACAATGCCTGATCATCAAAAAGGCGTTAAATTAATGCGTGTAGCATAATTAAAGGAAGGAGGGTAAAAGAATGTTAGATAGAAAAGATCTTGTTGCTTTAATGAAGCAAGTTGCTAAAGCTAATCCTTCCGCTCCTGTTGCCTATAGTTTTGGTGGCCAGGATTTAAGTTATGAAGCTCTCAATGAAACTCTTCGTAGAGAGCTGAATGAATTGGCAGGAACTTATGCTTTATATAGAGAAAATAAAAATATGATCTTCAGTATTATTGAAGAGACGTTAGACGAAGTTCTTCCTAAGAAAGTTGTTGAACAGTACAATCAGTTCGCTGAAGTTCGTACATTCGCACAGGGAGATAAGATTCTGTTTAGACGTAAGCTGACTTCTAATCAACGTGCAAAACAGTTCATCACTCGTGTTGGACTTGCAGGTATTTATGAAGTATTCAAGCTTGGTAAGAACGAAGAGGCTTTCGAAGTTCGTACAAGCGCAATCGGTGGAGCTGCTCAAATCGGATTTGAAGAGTTCCTTGATGGTCGTGTTGATTTTGCCGAAGTAACTAGAATTGTTATGGAAGGTATGGACGAACTTATTTATAAAGAAGTTGGACAGGCTCTGAAAGCTTCTATTAATCAACTTCCACCTGCAAATAGAGTTATTGCAAATGGATTTGATGAGGACGCTATGGATCGTCTGCTTACCATTGCTGCTGCTTATGGTACACCTACAATTTATTGTACTTATGAATTTGCTGTTAAGATGATCCCACAAGAGGCTTGGAGATATACTGAGTCTATGAAGGAACAGCTTTGGAATAATGGACGTCTTCCTAACTATAAAGGACATCAAGTTGTTATTCTTGAGCAAGGTTTTGAAGATGAAACAAATGAAACTAAGGTTATTGATCCTGGCTATGCTTGGGTTATCCCAACTGGTGCAGATTCAAAGCCTGTAAAGATCGCTTTTGAAGGTAACACAATTGTTGATGAATTCAACAATCCAGGTGATCGTTCTCGTGAAATCCAAGTCTACAAGAAAGTTGGCGTAGTTTGCATGCTTGCTAATAACATTTGTGCATATGTTGACACATCACTTGTAGGTCAAATGAAGACATGGTTCTTAAATAACAAGAATATCAAGGATTATACTGGTGTTGTACATTCTTGATTTAAACCTAGAAAATTAATATGATATATTACTGGGGGAGAGGGAGATTAAAGGTGAACTGTTCCCTCTCCCCTTATATTTGTTTTAAGAGAAAAAGGAGATTATTTTAATGGCAGATAAAATTTATAAAGTTAAGAATAGAAGTGCCGGTGTGGTTATTTATCGCATTCCGGAAGATAATATTCGTAGAGAATTTATGCCTGGTGAAACTAAAGCTATTCCGATGGTTGAGTTAGAAAAACTCTCTTATCAGCCAGGTGGACAAATGATGATGAACAATTTCTTACAGATTCAAAGCGCAGAGGCTCAAAGAGAATTAAATATTCCAGTAGAGCAAGAATATAATTATTCTGAGGAAGACATTGTACGTATTATGCAGCATGGCAGTCTTGATGAATTTTTAGATATGCTTGATTTTGCTCCTCAAGGCGTAATGGACCTGGTTAGACAATTTGCTGTTTCTCTTCCATTAAATGATATTGAGAAGAGACGTGCATTAAAAAATAAAACTGGTTTTGATGTAAATGCGGCACTTACTCATGTAGAAGAAGAGAAGCAGGAAGATGCTGAAGCTGGAATTACAACTGAGACAAATGCTCCTCAAAGACGTGTGAAGCCGGCAACAACTGGCCGTCGTGTAATTAAGAAAGTAGAACCAGAGGTTAAAACTGAGGAATAATAGGAGGTAATATAAATGGCAGAAACTATTACTCAAGGAACTTAGTTTTCGCTCATTTATAATCGCTTTCTTGAAAAGATTACAGATGACATGTATATGGAATTAACTCCAGAAGATACAATCAAAGATCTTCAACGTCTTCTGATTAATGCTATTCCTGGTTTTGAATTTCCTCGTCAGAATCTTCAGGACTATACTGTAAAGGTTGAACAAATCCCTGAAACAGAAGTTAAAGATGGAGATTTTATTATAGGTGTTGTCTGGAATGATCTTTTAGAGGATCCCAATTCTGCAACTCCAGATGTTATTGTCGAACGTTCATATTTTGGAGCAGAATTAACTGCAGAAGAAATAAATATACTTGCGCTTTTAATGAAATAGGGTTGGGTTCAGCGGCAAGTTACTTCTATTGAAAATACTCGTATGAAATATTCTGGGTCAGATTTTAAAATGACTTCTCAAGCAAATCATTTATCAAAACTTCTTTCTCTTTTGGAGGAATCTAGAAGAGATAGCTTTCATATGTAGCGTTTATATAAACGTAGACGTATTGTAAGTGATGGAAGATATAGATCAAATTGGGATGTTCTGAGGTAGAATAGTGCTCTTGAATAAATATAATATTGAGATTTCAATGGAAGATATTAAAAAGAATGCTCAACGTTTAACCAACCAATTATGGAAATTAATTCCTATGCGTGAGCATGACGAAGATTGGCAAAAACAATTGGATACGGTTTTATTAGAAATTGTTGGTCTAAACGAAATTTTCGTTGGACCAATTTTTTTACCATTAGTTAGTAAATTAGAAGGTTTAAGAGTTCAAAAAACATCTTTTGATTTTTATAGAAAGACTGTTTTTGAATGTATAAATATATTATAGGGTATTGATAAAAATGATAGATAATCCTAATACTGAACCAAATTATACTTTGGAAGAAGATGTAAGACCTTCTAGTTTAAATTTAATGTCTAGAAGACTTGGGATTTATGGTAAATTACCAACATATGCAAAACCAGAAGATCATAAAAGATAGCCTGTTCGTATAAAAAATAATCATCTAATTGATGGATTAAATGATTAGGCTTTACGATTAGGATTAAATGGTGGTTATTTACAACAAGAAAGAATGATTTTTGATAAAAGACGATCTTTAGATCGAGCTTTATTATATTCTTATTAGGGTGCAAATATAATAAAGGTAAGTAGTGTTGAACAAAAAACTGAAGAATCTACAGAATTTGTTTCAGTTTATGAAAGCACTGAAGATGATAAACCAAAAGTCTGTAGAGCGCTAATTAATCCAGATAAAAATAAATAGGATTATGATGATAAAATTGTTTCTGTCCATTATGAAGATCATTTTCAATCTGGAGATGTTTTTGAATGGATGGGAACAGGAACTTATTGGTTAATTTATTTATAGGATTTAACTGAATTGGCATATTTTCGAGGAGAGATAAGACGTTGTTCTTATACTATTGATTGGATTGATGAAGAAGGAAATAAACATACTTCTTTTGCAGCAGTTCGAGGTCCTGTAGAAACAAAAATAAATTATATACAAAAGCATTAGATAAGTGTTGATACTCCAAATTATTCATTGCATATATTAATGCCGCTTTCTGATGATATTGTAAAATATTTTTAGAGATATTCAAAATTTTATTTATAGGGATGTAAAGAAGTTGCTCCAAAAGTATGTTGGAGAGTTGAAGCTACTGATTGGATTTCTACTCCTGGAATTTTTGAATTAACAGCAGTTGAATATTATGCTAATGAAACTGAAGATGATATTGATAAAGGATTAGTTGGAACTTTAATTAGTAAACCAGTTAACCCAAATAAAGATAATATTGAAATTCTTATTGAAGGAGATACATTTATTTATCCAAAGAAAACATATACTTATAAATATAAAGGAATTAATACATCGCGGTGGGTTGTTCAAAAGAATAGACCTGTTAAATATAGTGTTGATGAAGAAGATCCTTTAACTATTTATATTATGTGGGATTCTCCTTATAGTGGAGAGTTTTCTTTAACTTTTGGTAATTTCACAAAAGAAATTATTGTATAGTCATTAATGTGAGAAAAAGGAGAAAATAATATACTATGAAAATTACAAGATATTTTCCTCCCAAATCAAGTTTTCTGTCTATAGAAAAAGATATGGGAATTATAAGTGAATAGATTATTTAGAATCCACGTTTAAAGAAATTGCTTTATTATACATCAAGAGATGCTTTAGAGAAACCAGATTTAACGATGGATCAATCTTTAGAAGTTTTTAGGAATAATATTAAAGTTGTTCCTAAATTATATGTTGATGGAAAAGTATTAAATTATTTATTAATTCGTTTTAAAAATTTTTTACCAACATCTAATCCTGAATATCGAGCAAATATAATTGAATTTGATTGTGTTTGTCATTTTGATCAATGGCAAATGGATGATTTCAAATTAAGACCATATAGAATGGCAGCTGAAATTGATGAGATGTTTTCAGATAAACATTTAACTGGTATTGGAAAATTAGAATTTGGTGCAGCTGGAGAAGTTGTTGTAAATGATGAATTTTCTGGATGTTGTCTTATTTTTAGAGCTGTTCATGGAGAAGAAGATAAAGCTCCAATGCCTGGTGCTGAAGAATAGTGGGAAAGATTTAAAGAAGAATATAAAGGTCAATATCATTTATTCTAATGGATATTCGGCTTGGTTTAATGACTGGAATTGATATTCCTGTTCCAGAATGTTAGATAATCTTGCATTAGCCCACTATTGAAGAAATTAGTTTTCTTGGAGAAGAAGATTTTTTTATTGGTGCGCAAACTCTTTCTTTAAATAAATCTATGTTTATAGAGGACAAAACAGCTTTAGAAAAAATAAGTAATTTTCAAGTATTTATGACAGTAATGAATGACAAATCTACGAGAGATAAACGAGATAAAGCATAGTCTATTTTTTCTTTATTAGGGTTTAATAAAGTTATGTTTACTCCTCGTTCTTTAATTCTTACTGACTTCCAAAATGAATCTCATGTTATTGACAATGAAAATTTTGATGCTTTTCAACAAACATTCAAACAAATTATATGTGCTAATAATGGGCCGATGGATTAGCAATCATTTAATCCTGCTAATGAAGCGGCCAAAGCTATTGCCGATAAACTTATGAGAGGTCGTTAGAGAGTTGCTGCTCAAAAAGGAAGCAGTACTTCTAGCGTGTTTAGCAAATATTTATCTATTTTAAGTATAGCTTTAAAGATACCTATTAGTGAATTGAAAAAAAACACAATGTATTAGTTATATGATATGATGGATAGATATGTGCTATATACTAGTTGGGATTTGGATATTAGGACTCGTTTAGCCGGGGGTAAACCAGATTCCCATCCCGATGATTGGATGAAAGATATTCATTAATTAAATAAGGAGGAATACACACTATGAAATTTGGTGTTCGTGAAATTTGCGATGTCGTTCTGAAAGCAAAGAGCGCACAAAAGATTGGTAATAAAATCTTCTATGCTAACGAGCCAGTTCTTTATTTTGATACATTAAAGACTTCTAGTATGGAAGGTGCAGCAACCACAGTATATGCTCAAGGTGGTCGTGGTAATTCTCGTTTAGTAGCTTGGGAAGGTGAACGTACAGTTACCTTCACAATGGAAGATGCTTTAATCTCTCCAGAGGGTTTCATGATTCTGTCTGGTGCAGGACTTATTGATGCTTCTGAGAATACACCTATTTATCAACATGTAACAGAAACTATTGATGCTTCTCAAGTTACAAAAGATTCTGGTTCTAATACAATTACAATTAATATTAGTAATGATCCTTATCTTCCAATAGATAAAGAAGGAGATTTTGCTTATGTTATGTTTGTAAAGAACAACGAAATCGTTTCTGAGCCTTATATCCCTGCACATGGAACACTTGTTCAGAACGCAGATGGAACTTATCCATTAGTAATCAATGTAAGAGAAAGTAATTATACTTCTATTGATGATGAACAATCTCCAAATGGTTATACTTTTGATATGCCGGCAGATTATAGTTATGATAGTGTTATTGTTGATTATTATGTAAAACGTGAAAGCGATGCTCAACAGATTGAAATTACAGCAGATAAATTCGGTGGTAATTATTATCTTGAAGCTTCTACTCTTTTCAGAGATCAGAATGGTGTAGATATGCCTGCTGAATTTATAATTCCTAACTGCAAGATTCAATCTAACTTTACATTTACTATGGCTTCTTCTGGAGATCCAAGTACATTTACATTTACTATGGATGCATTCCCAGATTATACAAGATTTGATCATAGTAAGAAAGTTCTTGCTGCAATTCAAATTATTAAGGATGCAGGAAGTCAAGATCTTATCCGTCATAGTACAAAACATGAAGCTGCTCATGACGCAAAGTTTTGATTAAAATAAAATAAAACATAGAAATGGGGAAAGATTTAATCTTTCCCCATTTTTTTTATTTATGGAGGTTTTATAAGAATGGCAGATGATGTAATTTTTACTCCTAAAGATGCGGAAAATTTTGCAGATGATATGACTTCTATGGCTGCATAGCAGATGAAAGATGATTTTGAAGCTCCATCATGGGCAGAAGTGAAAAAAGCTGCAGCAACTTATTTAGAATAGGATAAATTATTAAAAGAGTTATTTGCTCAAAAGAAAATTTCAGAAATTCAATCTATGATGATGAATCCAGATAATGCTGCTACAATTATTAAATTAGGTTCTTCTGATAATTTAATTTTTGTTAGGAGTCGATATTTATTAGCTTTTACTTTTGATGAAGTATTAACTAAATATAGATAGCAATCTCCGAGAAAAGCTCTTTATATTTATGAAAATGATGATGGGTCTATATAGACTTTAGAAATGTCAATGTTTGATTTAATAGAGCATATTTCTTCAGATGGTCGTATTTATTAGAATACTTTTGGATTAATGGCTGAGTAGAGTGGAAATGAAAAAGAAGTAGAACTTCAAAATCAAGAAATGTAGGAACATTTAAATCATGTTCAAGCTGCTTATGCTGGAGCTAATAACAGATTAGCTCGTTTTTATGAAAGAAGAAATGAACATTTAGGAGCAACTTATATAAACGCTAAAGGAAAAACTGTACAAAGGCAAAATCAGGGCGGATTGTTAATGTGGTAGACTTCTGGAGAATGGATTTTACAAAAAGTATCAAATGCAGGAGATTTAAAAGAATCTTATGCTGCAGCATTATTAGCAGAATGTCGAAAAGATGCTTCATAGTTATGTTCTTTATGTGAAGCAGATATTGGAGAAGCTCCTTATTATGATCATTATTTAATTAGTAAATTTGCGCATGATTATATTTATAATGTTACTAATATGCCAGCTATTATGGAAGAAGACGTTGTAGGACCTAATGCTCAATGGGGCGTAAAATCTGGTAATGCTCAAGCGCCATCTATTATTCAGTATGAAAAAATGGCATAGAAAATATTAAGAATGAAAGATGGAATCTCTTTAGAAGAATTTGAAGCTGCTTTAAAATCAGATCGTTATTTTAATAAAGATCATCACAGAAATATTATATCTGATATGGGAGAAAAAATTAAAGAAAAATTATATAAATAGTTAGCTAGAGAATTAGGTTAGGGCAATGCAGGTTTTAATTGACTTTTCTTAAAAAATAATTGTATAATCTAATCATAGATTAGAGAAAAAGGAGAATAAAAAATGTCAAAAGTACCGTTTAGTAAATTAAAATTATCTAAAATAAATGGAACTAAAGAATTTACATATAATGAATAGAATATTATAGTAAAACAATATTTGCCGATTTAGGAAAAATTAGAACTTATTTCACGAGTTATTAATTCTGCGGCAGATGAATATAATTTTGCTAATCCTGTAAAACTTGATATGTATTTAGCTTTAGAAATTGTATTTACTTATACAAATCTTTCTTTTACTGAAAAATAGAAAGAAGATATAGGTAAACTTTATGATTTACTTGAAGAAAATAAAATTTTTGAAAAAGTAATTGAATTAATTCCAGAAGAAGAATATAATACTCTTTGGGAAGGTGTTGTTGAATTAGCCGATAGTATTTATGCTTATCAAACTTCTGTTTTAGGTATTCTTGATACTGTAAGTCGAGATTATAAAGATTTAGATTTAGATGCATCAAAAATTCAACAGGAATTAAATGATCCTAATAATATGGCTTTATTAAAAACTGTTTTAACCAAGCTTGGATAATATTGTAATCCTATTTTTAAAATAAAATAGGAGTTAAGGTGGGTAGAGATTAACTCTACCCACCTTTTTTTTTATTTGCGCAAGTAAAAAAATAATAAAAAATTTGGAGAGAAAGGAGCAAATAAAATAAAATGGCTGAAAATAGAAATTTACATGTATAGTTAACAGTAGATGCAGATACTAGAAATGCTTAGAATGAATTTAAACAATTATAGTAGACATTATAGAATATTTCTAAGAATACTATTTCTGTAAATACTGAATCTATGCAATAGGCATCAAAAGCTGCTCAAGAATTATAGGTTCATTTAGAAAAAGCTTTTAATGTCAGTACTGGTACTTTAGATTTAAATAAATTTAGTGCTAGTTTAAAGGCAAGTGGTAATGATTTAACTTCATACCGTCAAAAGTTAGAAGCCATAGGCACAGAGGGGCAACAAGCTTTTATATAGCTAGCATAGAGTATTGTTACAGCTGATGCTCCTTTAATGAAAGCTAATAATAGGTTAACTGAATTTTTAGGAACTTTGAAAAATACTGCAAGATGGCAAATTTCATCTAGTATTTTGCATGGTTTTATGGGATCAGTTCAACAAGCGATTGGATATGCAAAAGATTTAAATGAATCTTTAACAAATATATAGATCGTTACTAATAAAAGTGATGAAGAAATGGCTAAATTTGCGGTAAGCGCAAATAAAGCTGCACAAGCATTAAGTACAACTACTACAAAATATACAAATGCTTCTTTAATTTATTTCCAACAAGGATTAAACGCAGAAGAAGTTGAAAAAAGAACTGCTGTTACTGTAAAGATGATGCATGCCGCAGGGACTTCTGCAGAATAGGCTTCTTCTCAATTAACAAGTATTTGGAATAATTTTTATGATGGAACAAAATCATTAGAATATTATGCAGATGTTATAACTGCATTAGGTGCAGCAACGGCATCAAGTTCTGAAGAAATTAGTGATGGTTTACAAAAATTTGCTTCTATTGGAGAAACTGTAGGTTTAAGTTATGAATATGCTGCAAGCGCTTTAGCTACAATTACTGCAACATCTCGTGAAAGTGCAGATACCGTTGGTAATGCTTTAAAAACATTATTTGCACGTATTCAAAGTTTAAAATTGGGAGAAACTCTTGAAGATGGAGTTGATCTTAATAAATATGCTGCAGCTATTGAAAAAGTTGGTGTTAAAGTATTAGACGCTAATGGCGATTTAAGAGATATGGATGATATTCTTTCAGATTTAATGGATCGTTGGGGCGAATTAGATAGAGCATCTCAAACAGCTTTAGCACAAACTGTTGCTGGTCAAAGACAATATGCTCAATTTATGACTTTAATGAATAATTCAGATTTCTTTAAAGAAAATTTAGATATTGCATATGATTCTAGCGGAACTCTTGAATAGCAAGCTTAGGTTTGGGAAAATTCATGGCAAGCATCTTCAGAAAGAGTAAGAGCGGCCATTGAGTCTATTTATCAAAGCTTAATAGATGATGATTTTTTTATTACTATTAATAATGGTTTAGCAACTATTTTTAAAAGTGTTAATGATATTATTGGAGGTATGGGAGGCCTTCAAGGTATTTTAGGCTTTATTGGTAGTTTTATTACTTCTAAATTAGCGAATGAAGCACCAAATGCTTTAAGATCTATTTAGGAAAGTATATTAATTATGACTGGTAAAGCTGAAGAATTAGCATCTAAAACCAGAGAGGGTATTATTCAAGAATTACAAAAAGCAAATGTTCATAATGTTTCTGCAGAATATGATTTACAAATTGAAAAATTAGCAAATATTGCTTCATTAAAAGCTGATTTAAAAAGTAAAGAAAATGAATTAACAGAAGCATAGAAATAGGAATATGATGTTTTAATAAAATCTTTAGAAGCTGAATATGAAAGATAGGCAGCTTTAGCCAAAACAATAGATCAGAAAAGAGAATCCATTAATTAGAATAAAAATGAAGCATATGATTAGGTTGCTGGTCAGACTACAGATCAAAAAGCCTTAGCTGGGGCAGAAATTGATATAGATAAATTATCTCAATATGCTGAAGCTATTGGAACTATTAGAACAGTAACTTCTGAAGCGTAGAATTTATTAAAAAATTTTACATCTAATTCAGGACAAGATTTTGATACTTTAAAAGAAAAAACTTTAGCTTGGATAAAATAGGTTGAAGAATCTGGAAGAGTAAATCCTAGTAATCCTAAGTGGAAAGAATTAAAATCAGAAATTGAAAATAATACTGATAGTGTCGTAAAATTAAAATAGTCTATTCAACAAATTACAGATAGAAATTTTGAAGGATTAGCTCAAAAAGCAGATGGTAGTGCTGTTTCAGTAAATGAATTAAATCAACAAGTTTAGCAATTAGTGTCTCATTTAGTAAATAAAGGCGTTGATGAAAATGTTATTCATTAGATTATAGCAGAAAGTAAAGATTTACCTGAAGTAGAGGCTAAATTAAGATCTTTGGCAGAAAATGTTGATACAATTGTAAGCAAAGCTCCATAGGTTCAAGGATCATGGTCAAAAATGTTTGGTAAAGGTACGTCTTTATTAATGAGTTTTTCTAGTTATTTATCTGGATTAACAAATTTATTTACCACATTAGGAGATTCTAGTGCTTCAAATTCTTAGAAAATAGTTACATCAATTGGAGCAATAATTGTTGTTATAAATCTATTAAAACGAACAATGGAATTTAGTAATTCTATTGCTGCATTAAGTAGTTTAACAGGAACTTTTGCAGGTTTAGGAGCTGCAATTGCTCCGATTGCACCTTTTATCTTACCTGTTGTTGTTGCTGTTGGAGCATTAACGGCAGCTTTTGCGGCTAATGAAGCTGCAGCAAGAAATAATTAGAAAGCATTAGAAGAAAATGCTAAAGTTGCAAAAGAAGTAGCTGAAAAGTATAAAACAGAATGGGATGAAACTAAGAAGCAATAGGAAGCTAATGAAGACTTAATTAAAACTTATCAAGATTGTTTAACTGTTTTTTAGGAAACTGGAACTGGAAGAGCAGCTTTAGTTGAAGCTGCAAGTGCAGTAATAAAAGCTTTAGGATTAGAAAGTGAAGCTGTTAAAGTAATGAGAGGAGATTATCAGGGTCTTCTTTCAGATATATTAAATGTTTCAGATGCTAAATTTGAAGAAGCTGTAAAAACAGCTTAGGCTGCAAAAAATACAGCCGATGCTGCTTTAATAGCAGAAGTTTAGACTTCAGATTCTTTTGTAAATACTTCTGGTTAGTTAATTGATACTTCAAGATGGGATTGGGGTATTGCACAGTTTCGAGATTTTATTAATGATGAAACTAATAAATCTTATGGCGTATTATATGATAATTTAAAAAATATTTATGATAAATATCAAGGATAGTTAGATGAATTAATAGAACAAGAAAAGCAGTATTGGAGAGAACAGACTCCAGGCATAACAGAAGAACAGCTCAATAGTATGGTAGCAGATGTAGATTTTTAGACTATTTTTACAGATTTAGGAATGAAATCTGAAGATGATACTTTATGGGCTTCTTTACATAAAGAAATTCAAGCACAATTAGATAATGCTTTTACTTTTGAATTACATTTTACTGATGGCGACGGTAATAATTGGGAAGATAGTGTTAATCAAGAAATAAAAACTGCATTAGATAATTTAAATATGGACTATGAGACAGATACTTTTGAAAAAGGTGGTCTATAGTTAAATATTGAAGGTTAGGGAATTGATGGTATTATTGAAAGTTATGCCAAAGTAAAAGCTATCCAAGATGAAGTTGCTGCAAATACTGAGAATCCTGCTGCTTTAAATGATAATAGATTATGGAAAGAATTAGGGGATTATTTAAAATTAATTGAAGATGAGTATGGAAATGTTATTGATCTATAGAAAGAATTAGATTCTTATTTAGGAAAATCAACTATTAGGGATATAGATAAATAGTTTGAAGGAAAAGTTAAATCAGAAGATGATTATGCTGAATTAGTTGAAACAACTTTAGCAAAATTAAGAGAAGTAGGAGCTTATGCTGATCAAACTGATGATGAAGTAAGAGCAATTATTGATAATTATTATGCTGGAATTCAAAAATATCAGGATTTTGGTTCAGGAGTAATTTCTACAGTACAAAATGCAGTTAAAAATGCGGCAGATAATTGGGACTCTTCTGAAATTGGACAATTATATAATATGTTGTCTGAAGAAGCTTAGGCTGCTTTTGATAAAATTGAATTAACTGCAGGAATGAAAATTAAATTTAAAACAGATCCTCAAGCAGTTGCTGAAGAAGTTGAAGAATTAAGTAAATTAATTAATGAATAGATTAATAATGAAGAAAATGCTAATAAAATTGGTCAAAATATTGATGCTTTAGATAATTCTAAATTTAAGACCGGAATGTCTCTTTCTGAATTAAGAAAATTTTAGACTGATAGTAATATTTCTTGGGGCGAAACCATTGAAGGAATGGAAGAGCCTATTATTAAATTCTCTGAATTTTTGAAAATGGAAGATTCAGAAAGAGTTGCATATTTAGAAAAATTACAAAATGATTTAAGTAATGCTTAGATTCAAAATTTAGAAAGTACTAAAAAGACTCTTGAAGATTTATAGAAATATACTAAAGATGTTTTAATTCCAGAAGCTGAAGAAACAGCAAAATAGTCTCGTGCTAAATATACAGGAATGCAAACTGCACAATAGAATAGTTAGGGTAAAGCTTATTCTCAAGAGGATATGGATGCCGCAAGAGATCAAATGCTAGAAGACGATTTAGCTGTTCAATAGTTATATGCTGATGTCGAAAAATATGGTGAAGAAGTTACTTAGGTTGCAGAAGAAGCAGAAATTAATGCTGAGTATGCTGCTCAACAAATTACAGATGCTTGGAAAACTTTAGATAGTAGAGATTTAAAAAATGGAGATACTTTATCTTCAGAAGAAATTTCTTTATTAAAAGCTACTGGAATTGATTTAGATTAGTTCTCAAGAGAAACAGAGAACGGAACTAGAGAAATTTATAAAGATGCTGATGAATTATCTGAAGCTATACATATTGCTAGACAAAAAACATTATTAGAAGATCTTCCATCAGAGAAAAAATTATCTTTATTTTCAGGATTAACTAGTCAAGAAGAAGCTGATAATTTTGATAAACAAGTTGAAATTTTAAAAAATGCAGGAGCTGATGTTTCAGGTTTTTATCAAGAACTATCTTCAACAGCTGGATCTTGGGATAAAAGTTCTGAAGCTTATAAAAATTATGTACAGACTGTAAAAAATTATAATACAGTTTTATCAACAGAATTTTTAAATGGAATAGAAAGTTTTAAAGAATTAAAATATTGGGTAGAACAAGGAATTATTCCTAAGGATTCTGAAGAATTTGAGCAAGTTAGATCTTATTTAGAAGATATTGGAACTTGGGTAAATGAAATTTCTGGTGCTGATGATTTTATTGAAAAAATTACCCCTGGGGCAGATGGCATTGTTGAATTAAAAGATGTCGCAAATAGTTATGAATTAATTAAAAATAAAATTTCAGAGTTAAATCCTGATCAATTTTTAACTATTGGTAATGCAATAGAAGATGCTGATAGTAAAGCTAAATTTTTTGCTGATAATACAAACAAAGTTTAGATTACTATAGATGACCTAAATAATACAGAACTTCGTGGAGCTATGGGAGAAGCTGCATGGGAAAAGGCTGTTGAAGGTATTGATACTACTACAATGTCTATTGATGATTTGCGTAGTCATATAGACGATAGTGGCATGACAGCAGAAGCATATGAAAAACTTTTAAAAGAAATTTTGGGTCATGATGAAGTTACGACAAAAGAGTCTATTGAAGCTTTAAATGAAGCATTATTAAAAGGAAAACTTGATGCTGAAGAATATTTAAAGTTGACAAAAGATACTCTTACTGCACAAGAACAATTTGATAAATTCTTACAAGTAGAAGATCCTAAAGAACGTCAAAAGGGTTTTGCTCAAATTTCTAAAGATGATACGGCAACAGATGATTTAAGATTAAAAGCATTAGAAGAAGAAGGTAAAGCTTTACAAGAACTTTAGACATAGGGGGAAGCTACAGATAAAATGTGGCAAAACTATGGCGCAGATGTTACAGCAGTTCATAAAGATATTAAAAGTGCTGCTGAAGAAGCTTTTCCTGCTATTGTAAAAGCTTTTGCTCCAGAAGGAGAAGAAATTAGTGCTAATAATTATCAAGCTCTTGGAAATGCTATTAAAAATGTTTTTGATGGTATTGAAGGAGAGGCTAATGATAAATTAGCTGCCGCAGAAGAAGCATTAAAAGTATATGGTTTAAAATTAGAAGATGTAGGATTAGATCTTAAAGACTTTGCAGATAAAACAGAAGAAGCTTTTTAGTATAATTTTGATGAAAATGCATCTTTTGCAGAAAATCTTGAAAATATGAATAGAGCTTTTGAAGCCGGTTCTTTGACTCAATCTGAATATACTGAAAAATTAATAGAACTTCGAGATAATACTGAAGATTGGATGATAACTACAGAACAGGCTTCTGAAATTTTATTTGATTATTTAGTGGGAATGAATCAAATGGAAGGAACTCTTAGTAAAAATGCAAGAAGTATTGCAGCTTGTTGCAATAATATGGAAGATTTTGAATCTTTATTGGGAGTTCTAAAAGGTCGCCATGTTGGAGAAAAGGAAGCTTTACAATTAGAATCTGAAGCATTAATGAAAGTAGCTTCTAAATATGATAGTTGTTCAAGAGAATTACAGCAATATCAAAGAGCTTTAAGAGGTAATAATTCTGAAGCTAAAAAATCTACAAAAATGTAGTTAGAATTAGCAACAAGAGCAGCAGAAGTTTCTAAAAAATATAAAGTAGAAGAATCTCAAGTTAAAGCTTTAGCAAAACGTTATCAAGAATTAGGCAAAAATGGAAATCAAGCTTATGCCGCAGCATCTAAAAATGCATCTGTAGCTACTCAAATGGCAGCACGTTATATCGCTACAAATGAAGCAGTTACAGATTTACAAAAAAATTGGGAAGATTATTCAAGTACTCTGTCTCAATTAAATGAAGCTTATAAAAGTAATGATATTGAAGCATTTAATTCATTATTATATGATTAGGAAGATAATGTAAGCGCATTAAGTCAAACTGTTTCTCAATTAATTGGTGGCGAAGATGGCGCATCAGTAAGTGCAGAATTTTTAGCTCAAAATATGGATCTTATTACTGAAGCTATGAATGGTAATGAAGATGCAATAGATGCTTTATAGATTAAATATGCTGAAGGTCTTGAATTAGAAATGCAGGCAAATGATACTCCATTAGTTACCACTATTGGAGAAGATGAAGTTCTTATTTCTGATTGGTTAGAGAATCTTCCAGAAGGAGAATTAGATGCTGATGATACTGCTATTTTAACTAAATATGCAAATATTTTATCACAAGCTGGATATACTGCAGACGAAATTGAAGCAATTTTCCATAATATGGGTATTGATTGTGATGTTACACCTATTGTAGAAAAAACTTCAACTGTACAAAGTGCTTTTGAACAATTGGGTCAAAATATTTATAATATGATGCCTCCAATGGGTCAAGCAATAATTGATGCTTTAGGAATAAATGCAAAAGTAAATCAATAGACAGATACTTCTGCAGATGAAGTTGAAGGCGAAGGCTGGGATGTCACTAATGTTCCTCATCCTTATTCTGTAAGTTTACCGACAGTTGGTTTCGGTGAAGGAACTATGGGTATTCCTTCCATTCAATGGCAAACTCAAACTCTTGAATTAGGTTATGATGAAATTCATACATAGCCTCATAAAATTACTGATACCGTTAATAAAGAAAATACATCTACTGCAGTAGAAGTATCTAATGCTAACCACACCGGCGGAGGTAATATTTCTAGTGCCAATAAGAGTGGTAGTAATAAACCGGCAAGCCGAGGAAGTTGTTTTGTTGCTGGTACTTTAATTTCAACAATAAATGGCTATAAAAATATTGAAGATATTTAGGTTGGAGATTTAGTTCTTTCTTATAATGAAGAAAATGAAGAAAATGAATATAGTGAAGTTCTTGAAACTTTTATTCATGATACTAAAGAAGAAATTTATAGCCTATATATAGAAGATGAAAAAATAGAAGTTACTGGAATTCATAGATTTTTAATTAATCGTAATAATGAAAAGAAATGGATTCCTGCTTCAGAATTACAAATTAATGATTTAGTTCAATTTGCAGATTATGGTTGGCATAAAATTTATTGTATAAAAATAGATATTAGACAATTAATAGTTTATAACTTTGAAGTATCAAATAATCACAATTATTATGTTGGGAAAAATGGAATTCTTGCTCATAATAAAGGTAGAAGTTGTTTCGTTGCAGGCACTCCAATTTCAACAATAAATGGTTATAAAAATATTGAAGATATTCAAGCTGGAGATTTAGTTCTTTCTTATAATGAAAAAACTATGAAAAATGAATACAGTGAAGTTCTTCAAACGATGATTCATTTTACTAAAGATGAAATTTATACATTATATGTTAATAATGAAAAAATAAAAGTTACTGGAATTCATAGATTTTTAATTAATCGTGATAATAATAATAAATGGATTCCTGCTTCAGAATTGCAAGTTGGAGATAAATTATTACTTGCTAGTGGTGAATTATATACAATTTCTTAGATTGATGTTAATGTTAAATTTAAAGTCGTATATAATTTTGAAGTATCAAATAATCATAATTATTATGTAGGTTCCAACCAAGTTTTAGCACATAATAAAGGTGGTGGTGGTCGTTAGGAAAGACCAAGGACTACTACTATTAGAATGGAAGCTAATAAATCAACAGCACAAAAATACCTAAATGATTATAAAAAAGCAGATGCAGTTAGATAGCAAGTTAATAGAAAAACTTATAAAGATGAAGAATATACAGATCGTAAAAAATATTATAATGAAAGATATAGTAAAGATAGACAAAAAGTTTATGAAGATAAAGAATATATTATTAAAGATCAATCTTATTTTTTACGATTACGTGATGAAATAGACCGTTATCATGATATAAATAAAGAACTTCAAAAAATGGCTACTAATTTAGAAGGAATTAGCCAAAGAAAAGAAAGAGCTTTTGGTAAAGCTAGATTAGATGCTATTGATGAAGAAGCAGCAGCTTTAAAGAAATAGTTAGAAATGCAAAAGACTTTATATAGTGAATAGGCTGCAAGAAGAGAACAATTATAGAAATCATTGAAAAAAGAAGGCGCAGAATTTAGTGATGAAGGATATTTAACTGGTTATAATACTTTATAGTCAAAGAAAGTTGAGAAATATAATAAAGGACAATCAGATATTATAGATCAAAGAAATGAAAATATTAAAAAGTTAAATGATGAGATGCATAGTGCAACAAAAGATTATAATAATGAAATGATAAAAACCATGAACTCTTATAATAAAGATATGAATAAAATTACTGATAATTATAATACAACCGTTGCAGCATCAGATGAAAAACGAAATAAAGCAAATAAAGATAATACAGATAAATGGTATAAAGATAGAGTAACATCAGCAAAAAATCAACAAAAAGCTGAATAGAAAAGTATTAATGAATATAATGAATCTATGGAAAAAGCTGTAGATAATTATAATAAAAATGTTGCTAAAGCAGATTCTGCATATAATGAAGGAATTCAAAAAGCATGGAACAAAGCAACTGGAAGTACAACTCAAGCAAAAAAAGATGAAAAAATAGAATCAGCATCAAAAGCTTTGAAAAAAGCAGATAAAGCTTTAGTCAAAGCTCAAAAAACAGGCAATCAATCAAAAATTGAAAAAGCTAAAGCTGAAGTTGAGAAAAAAGAAAAAGAATTACAATAGGCAAAAAATATTTCAGTAGTAAATGCTTCTACTCCTGTTGGAACAGAAAAAGAAGTCAGTGAAGATAAAGGTAAAGCATATAATGCTAAAATAGAAAGATTAGAAGATCAATGGGATAAAAGTATTGATAAAGCTAATAATAAATTTGATAGAAGTCAAGCAGATGCTGATTTAGCATTTGAAAATAATTAGAATAGAATAAAAGAATTTTATGAAGATAAAAATGATCTTATTGATTATACTTTTGAATCTTTAGAACAAGCAGCAGATCATGCTCATGAAGAAGAGATCCGTGTAGCTGGAGAAGTATATGATGAAAAGAAACATTATATAGATACTATTCGAGAAATTCAAGAAGAAGGAATTGAATCTGAATATGATTAGAGAGAATATGCTGCTAATAAAGTTTATGAAGGTGAAGAATTAATTGCTGATCGAAGAGAAGAAACTTTAAGTCAATGGAAAGATGATCTAGATGAAGATATAGCTGAAATTGAAGAAACTGAAACTTCTATGGATGAATTAGGAAATTCTATTTAGGAAACTGCTAATAAAATTTATGATTTAATGCTTGAAAAAGCTCAATACACTGTTCAAGTAAAAGTTTAGATTGCTGATAATGTATTAAAAACTTTAGAAGCATATCTTGATAATTTAGGAGATGTTGCAGATACTTTTGGAGATCGTTTAGCTTATATGTCTGAACAAATGAGATTATATAATGAAGAATTAGGATATTATCAAGATGGAATTAGAGATGTAATTAACTCAACAGGAGATGTTGATAATAGTTTAATGCAACGTTTAATGACTGGTACATGGAATGAAGATGATTTAACTTCTTTAGTTAATACAGATCTATTTACAGCGGATAAAGTTGCTACTCTTGAAGAATATCGAGATAGTTTAATGGGATTATTAGAATCTCAAAGAGCTTTACGTGAATAGATGTACTCAAATTTAAGTGAAGTATTTGATAAGTATAATAATAATTTGGCTTAGTAGACTGAAAAAATTTCAACTCTTATGGCATTTACTCAAACTTATAAAAATATTATTGGTATTGTTGGTAAAAAAGTATTAGATGTTAGTGGAGAAGTAAGTAAAGGTTTATCCAAAGCTGCTTTTGATCAATAGAGAGCAAATACTTCAGCTTTAAAATCACAACTTGATTTCTTAGAAAGTTCTTTAGCAGATTTAGAAGAGAAAAAACGCTATTTTGAATCTCTTAATGATGCAGATTATAGTGAAGAAATTAATAAATTTAAAGAACAAATTGATACAATAACACAAGAACGGAATTCTGCACAATAGAGTTGGTTAGAATCTTGGGAAGCTGAAGTCCAAGCAGCACAAGATTATTTTGTTGATGCTTTAGATACTATTGTAATGCATTTTGAATAGAGTATTGCTGGTTCTATGGGAACTTTAAGTGCTTTATCAGAAGAATATAATAGACAAAAACAAATAGCTGATGTTTATGTTGAAGATTATGAAAAAATTTATCAATTAAGTAAATTAAGTAGAGAAGTTCAAGCTTCTATTGATGATTCAGATCAAATTAAAAATAAACAAGCTTTAAAGAAATTACAACAAGAAATTAACGCAGCAAATGAAGATGGCGTAAAAATGTCACAATATGATCTGGATGTCCTTCGTAAAAAATATGAAATAGAATTAGCAAGAGATGAACTTGAAGAATCCCGTAATGCAAAATCTCAAGTTAGAATGATGCGCGATGCTGAAGGTAATTATGGATATGTCTATACGGCTGATGCGAATGCTGTAGCTGATGCAGAACAGAATTATGAAGATAAACTTCATGAAATGCAAGTTTTAAATACTGATTATATTAAATCTTTACAAGATTAGATTATTCAAGCAGATCAAGAATGTCGTGATGCAATTGCAGCATTAAATATGGCTGATTTTGCAAGTATGGAAGAATATATGGATGCAGTACATCGAATTGAAGACGATTATACTCAATTAAGATAGGAATATGAGCAGCAAATTGGAAATGCTATTGGTAATAATAGAGAATTATATACTGGAGCATGGCAAGCATATTCAGAAATGACAGGATATAAAATTTCTGCAGATGAACTATATCTTGATAAATTTACTGAAACTCAATATTCTGTTTTAACTGGTTTTGCATCAATGAAAGATTCTCAAGAGGCTTTTGTTACTGGCTTATCTACTGCTGTTTTAGAAGCTATTAAAATTTATCAAGAAGCTATGAATATGAATGATGTAGCTTTAAATGATGGAGAAACTTCTATTAAAAACTTCGGTGAAGATGTAATAGAAAATTTAAATGGAGAAGATGGTATTGTTGATTAGACTAATAAAGCAGCTGAAGCGGCAGAAGATTTATCTAAAACATATCAAAATTCATTTAGAACTATTGCTCAAGAAGCAGCAGATTTTGCAGAAAATTATGTTGAACAAGTAACAAAAACAATAGGAGCAAATTTATTACTAATTGATACTATTGCAAAAGTTATTGAGGCTGAAGGCAATTTAGATGGATCTAGAAAGAGTCGTAGTACTTCTTCAGGAATTCAAACTGAAGAAATTACTGCAAAAAAATTAACAGTAGATTAGATTGCTGATGCAGGTTTAAATACTGACCAGAAAAACTATGTTGATTCTGATGATGTTATTAAAAAATATATTTAGGGATATATTAATAATTATGTAGGACAATTAAAAGAACAAGACGCAAGAGGACAGAAAGATTTAGAAACTAATAAAAAAGCATTAGCCTCTCTTGATAGTGGAGGATATACCGGAAATTGGAATAGTATTGAAGGCAAATTGGCATTATTACATGAAAAAGAACTTGTATTAAATGCTCAAGATACTGAAAATCTTCTTTCTGCTGTTGGAATGATAAGACAAATTTCTCAAATAATTGATTTAAATGCTTTAACAGCAAGTCAATTTATGGGTGGATTATTCTCATCATCTAGTGGAATGTTTAATAATAAACAAACATTAGAACAATAGGTTACTATTACAGCAGAATTTCCAAATGCAACAGATCATACTGAAATTATTGAAGCTTTCGATGGACTTATTAATTTGGCAGCTCAATATGCTAATGAATCAAAATAAAAATAAAGGGGAGAAATTAATTTCTCCCCATTTTTTAATTGGGTAATATTCAATAATTGACTTTGTGAAAAATTAAAGATATAATAGAATAAGGAGAGAAAGGAGGCCAATTATGGCAAGTAGTCAATCTATTCCAGAAGCGATGTAGAATGTTTTACCTGCTTTAGATTTAATTATAGGTAAACGAATTGAAGCTTTAACTTACGATAAAACAGTTACTGCTACCATCATAGATGCCTCAGATAGTTCAATTGGAAAATATATTGTAACTGATGGGTCAAGTACATATGAAGCTTTCTCAGATAATACGAATTATTCTAAAGGAACTGTAGTTTTAGTAACTGTTGTTGAAAATGATTATTCAAAACAAAAGATTATAGTAGGACGTTATGTAACAGATGATAGTGAACATTTCACTTATGTAGATCCTATGAAATCTTTTATTGATATTACAAAAAATATCATAACAAAAGACATTAAAACACTTCCGGCAAGTTTAAAAGCTAACGGTAATATTACTGAAAAAACTATTTGGTCAATTGCAGGTAGAAATTTTAAAGGATATGATAAACTAGCTATTAAAGCAGATTTTAAAAGTTGGCTGAAAGAGTTGGGAGTGCGCGCAGGCACATATGGATTAAGATTAGATATCGTTACTCGAACTATGGGTACGACTTAGACTCAAAATAGTCAAAAATTGTATTCAGTAGTATTAAATACTAATGATTTTTATGGCGATCCATATAATTATGAGACTTATTATACTTAGAAAAAAGTAGTTGATATTTCTGAAATGGAATGTATAGAGTCAATGACTCTTACTTTTTATCAAGGTAATGATTTTAGAATTTCAGAAAATGAATTACTTGTTAATTCAGCCGATGGCATAAATATAGATAATTTATTTGTAAATAATATATATATTAGTTTAGGATATTCTTTAGATAAATTTTCAGAAGATACTATTTTATTATATACTTTAGATTCTGCAACTTATGCTTCTTATTTAACAGATGATAAAAAAGATTTAATTGCTGATTCTCTCCGTTTAGAAGATTATAATAATAATTATGAACAATTACTTCAAGCTCAAGTAATGATACATAATAGTGAAAATGAACAAAATAAATGGCTTAAACTTTTAAATAGAAAAAATATGTATTGTCGTTGGATTCATTTCGTAAATGAAGAAGAGGCAGTTGCATATGAAAATTATTTAGATAATTTTGCTACAGAAGGAGTGGTTGTTCATTGGTATCAACAAGTTATTTAGGAAGGTATTAATGATCCTCTTGCAGGAAATTATTGGCAAGAAATTACAAATTATAAAAATAAGTTTGAATATTTAAATTTTGATCCAGATATAAAATCACCTAATCAATTATTTAAAATTATTATAGAAGTCCCTGCATAGGAAAAAATAGCTGAATCGATTTATAATGATCAATTTGTAAATACTGAAACTAATAAAAAACCTTTTGAAGATTATTTTAAAGGACTTTATTATCCTATTGAAGTAAAAAATAGAACTCAATTTGAGGATTTAAAAGAGCAATATGGTGCATTATATACTTATGATGCAACTGATATTACTTATACATCTGCAGCAAATTATACCGCAGCAGGAAAATATTATCGTAAAATAATAAATGATCCACGTATTGGAAGCGATTTAGTTGGATATACTTTTTATGATTGGGTTATATTAGGTATTACTAAATTAGAAGAAGAAATTTAGTATTATTCACAGCGGCTTAGCGCAGAAGGATTAAATGCAGAAATTGATTCTATTATAGCTGCTTATGAAGCAGAATTAGCAGAAAAAGGTTTAAAACGTAGTGATTCTGCGGCAAATGATATTACTAAAAAATATCGTAGATTACTTTTAGATGTTGAACAAAATTTAAATAGTGAAATTTCTTCTCGAAGAATTGTTATTGAACGGATTCAATCTAGATTAGCTGCAGGAAAAAAATATTATAGTGCAATTTTATCTTTTACGAATGAAGATGCCTCTCCAGATTATTCTACTTTAGAATTAGCAAACGCTTTACAATTAACTGTAGATGAAGATGGATATAAAGGTAACTATAGAATTTACGATGATGATGGACAAATAATCAGCCAAAAAGAAAGTTAGAAAAAACGTATTATAACTGCTAGTTGGGATACATTAATGTCGGGTGATAGAAATAATGATAAAATTGAATCTATTACATGGCGTATTCCTACTAAAAATACAATGATTTAGAAGCCTGAAGAAGAAATAGAATTTTCTGCTTATACAGAAGCTAAAGATATTTAGGTTGCTATAGATTTTATAAATTGTGATAGATAGCTTTATACTTATAATCCTAATACAAAAAAGTATAACGCTGTTCCGTCAGGATCAAATTGGCAACAAAATACTAAATATTATTATAAAGGCTTTGAGTCTTGGGCGATAAATGAATAGGCTGGTTATATTGATATTACTAGACTTGGAGAAAGTTTTGAACCTCATGAAGAAGGAATCGAATGGCCAAGCTCAAGTGGTCAAGTCTTTAGAGTAAAAGATTTTTATACTCAAGCAAATTCAAATAATACTATTTATTGCACTGTTCGGAAAAATAATAGAGTATATAAAGCACAAGCAACTTTATCATTTGGTCCTACTGGAACAAATGGAACTGATTATTCTTTTGAATTAGAGATTGAAGGAAAAGTACCTGCTATTACTACACAGCTAGGAACGGAAATAAAAGATAAAATAACAATCATTCCTCATTTATATAATTTTGAAGGAAATGATATTATTGATACAATTCCAGCAGATAAAATTCATTATGAATGGTATAGCCCGGGTCCAAATTCTGGATATTTAAATCTTGATACAAGAAATAATTCAAGAAATCAAGTAATTTCAATGCCTCAAGCATAGGATGATATTAATAAATGTAAATATCATATATTAAAAGCTTCAATTACTCAAGCTTTTAATATTAATGGAAAATAGGTATTTTTAGATACATATTTACCAATTCCTGTACGTTCAAGTATTATTTATACAAGTGTTGATGGAGCCGATAGAATTTCCTATGATGCTCAAGGAATAAATCCTAAATATTATAAAAATTCTTATAAAATTTACAATTATAATAATAGGACAACTACTTAGATAACTAATCAAGTTCGTTGGGAAATATCTTATGGGGCAGGTATGGATGGAATTTTTACTTCAAATCAAAATGCAAATGATTTTAAGAAATTTTATCCAACTTTATCAAGTGATAATAAATTAATACCAGCTTCTTATTATATAAAAAGTAATGGTAAACAAATTGCTGTTAATTGTTATATAAATAATAATTTAGTTTGGACATAGCCTTTATACATATATCAAAATAGTTATACTTCAGCATTATTAAATTCATGGGATGGCAGTCTGAGTATAGATGAAGAAAATGGTACAATATTATCTAGTTTAATGGGCGCCGGCATGAAAGATGAGCGTAATCGTTTTAATGGCGTTATTATGGGTGATGTTGCATCAATTACTTCTAATACATCTGAAAGTGTTATTCCTCTTGGATTATATGGATACAATGAAGGTGTTCAAAGTTTTGGATTTAAAGTAGATGGAACTGCTTTTATTGGTAAATCTGATAGAGGACAAATCACATTTGATGGTAATTCTGGACAAATTGCTAGTTTGTCAAGAAAAGCAGATTCTGGTATGTTAATTGATCTTGATGATGGATTAGTTGATATTAAAGGTGCTAATTTATCAGGAATCTAGTTTATAGATTTAGAATCAAGTACAAAAACTACAACAGTATATGCTACTATTGTACAAGCTTTAAATAAACAAAAAACTTTATTAAATGCTCAAAAAACAAAAATACAATAGACTATCGCTAATGATTTTGTTGATCAAAATTATAAACTTGCATATTAGAAAAAAAGTAATTTACTTTATAATCCGTCTATAAATGCTATTGATGCAATTTTAAATGAATTTAATTCTAATCCAGAAAAATATGATGATGATTGGAAAAAATGGTTATATATTCAAGAAATTGGATAGACTCAATTATTAAATGATGAGCATTTTAAACCATAGTATACTGCATCAAGAAGTAGAATTAGAATATCTACTACTAATCCATATTTTTATGTTTAGTCATAGAATTAGAATAAATTAATTCATATTGCTGATGATTCTTATTATTTAAAAACAGATAATTTTAAATTTCCTAAAGGAGAAATTTTTAAAGCTGATGGTAAAACTGTTAAAGATGATATTTTAGATTATTATCCTATAAAATAGATTTATACAGGCGATGCTTAGAAAAAATATACTTAGGAATTTTTATCTGAATTTAAAGAAAGTAATGAATACGGTGAAGGTTTCCTTTTTGATTTATAGAATGGTTATATTCTTGGATATAATTTTAAATTAAAAGGCGTTAATAATGGATAGGAAGGCGATGCTGCTACCAAAGCTATGAAAGATTCATATTTTGAGTTAAATAGCAATGGAGATCCATTTTTAGCTGTTCATTATAGAAATACTGATAATGAAAAAATAAATATTTTAAATAACAAAGGTTTATTACCTTATGTCGAAGATTGGGATGGAACAGTAGTAACTGGAACTCTTGATTAGACAAAAACTTATAAAAATTATAATGTAGCAACTCCAAATGTAAATAAAAAAATTGAAAAAGATTTAATTCGAGTATCAAAAAGTGAATTTTATTTACAATCTTGGAATTATATTCCATCAAGATTTACAAAAACTCAAATTGCAGGGACTGAAACAGGAGTTATAGATCCAACAAAAACAGGAACTGGAGTTTTATTAGATTTAACAAAAGGCGCACTTTATGGACATGATTTTACTTTAAGTATGATTGATACTGGAGAAGAAGATGCTCATTATAAAGGCTCTTATGTTGCTATAGGATCTGATGGACAACCTTATTTAAAAATTCATTATCAATATACTCCAACAATTAGTAATAATCCAGATTGGAGTTCTTATGATGATAATGGAGTTTTAATAAATAAAAATCTTGATTTAATTAATATTGGAAAAGGCGCTTGGGCCATTAAATCGAGAGATTATCAAGCTCCAAATGGTGAATTGATTGGTAGAGGTTTATATTTTAATTTAAATGGAGATGAAAATTTAACTAGTGAAGTAACTGGAACTACAAGAAAAGGAAGTTTATTAACAGCTTATAGTTTTAGAATAGATGCTTATTCTCCTGGATTAAAAAATAAAGACTATTCAAGAAGAATAGTTTTAAATTCTGCCGCAACTGATCAAATTGTAACTGGGAAGACAGTAACTTCTTATATTCCTAATTATGATTATATAAATGCTCAAGATGATGCAGAAACTGTTGAAGCTCAATTAGTTGCAGACTGTAATTCTAAAACAGATGCAGAATTAGAAGCTATGACGACGGGAAGCTTACCAAAAATTAAAAAGGTAACTAAATAGCTTTATGATAGACCTTTTATGATTGGTGGACTTTTTAGTGTTAGTTGGAAAGGTTTAGTTACTCTTGATTACTTAAAAGCTGATCAAGGAGGTAAAATTGGACCTTTTACTATATCTAGTTGGGCTTTATATTCTAATAATGGTTGGTTGTCTAATAATGAATCATTTTATGCATCTAGTGAACCTAGTCCATATGGAGTATATTTAGGTCGAGATGGTTTAAGCGTAAGAGATGTTTTTGCTGTTTATAAATATGCAATGCATCCTCGTGGACAAGCCGTAGGGCCAAGAGGAGAAACACCAAATTCTGGAGATTTTGAAGAATCTAGTACAGATTTTGTTATTTCAACAACAAGTTCTCCTATGTACACAGGAAATAGATAGACACGAGATTTAAAGACAAAAGCAGATGATGCTTTAAATGATTACAAATATGATTATAATCAATATTTTACAACACCCAAAGGAACTTCTTTAAATTTAAAGAATTTAAGATTTTTCTTAAAAGGTGGAAGTGTTCTTGATGGTCGTTCTGTCATTAATGGAAATAGTTATATTTTTGGAAGACTAGAAGTTGGAGAAAGTAAAGAAATTAATTTAACATCTGAAACAGAATCTCCTACTATTAATAAAGCTATTTTTTATGCTGATACTAAAATTTATGGTATATTAAAAGTTACTGGTAAAACTTACCTGGGTGATAAAGAAGGAATTTGGCAAAGTGATATAGGTGTTATTGCTAAAACAAGTAATACTGATCGAAATGCCAATGATGCAAGTGTTAAAAAATTTGGAGTAGTAATCTATAGAAATACATTAATATCTGGAAATGTAGTTATTGGAAATAATTTAACAGTAGGTATGGCGAATGCTGGAACAACTACACCAACAAATTATACTTTTACTGCTCATTCACAAAAAAAATCTACTGTTATTACAGATGAAGGAAGTATATTTAGATCATATACTAAAGATAGTTATTTTTATGGCAATACTAGTATAGCAGGTAATTTTTAGGCTGGATTATTAGACGATACAGATTCAAAAAGTTTTATTTATGCAAAAACTATTGAATTAGGACGTGAAGATTATGCTTTAAATGCTGCTCAACAAAGTTCTTTAAAAATTTATGCTAATACTGAACAAGAAGGTTCTTTTAAAGCAGGGCGAAAAGGAGGAGATGTTACTGGCGGACAACCAGTTGATTTATACGGTGGAAGCGCAGGTTTATCTCTAACAAATAAAGAGGGGTCTTCTTCAGGTGCAGGAAAAGGATATTTTAAATTATATGCTTCAACTGTTTATATAGAAGGAAAAGCTTCAGTTCCTAGTATCAATCTTCATGTTAATTCTAATAATTATATTAATATGAATGGAAGTTCTGGAACAGATGGTGGTATTGATATAAAAGCTACTAAGGGTATTGATATAAATGCAGGAAAAGGATCTTTTGTATTAAATAATACTGGATTCGCATTAGAAACAGCAGGAGGCAAAGCTTATGTTAAAGGTGGAGCTGATGGAAAATTAACTTTAGGTGGAGATATAGTTCTTACTGAAAGTGGACAAGAAGCTGTTGTAAATGGTAGTTTAAGAATAAATGGAAATGTTTATGCCAATAACTTAAATGCTACCAGTGCAGGAGTCACCATGAGTGGTGCTTCTAATACTGGAGGTACTGCTGGAGGTTTTGGAACTGGTGGTGTTTCTGGCGGTTTCGGTGGAGGCGCTGGAGGAACTGGACTTGGTAGTTGGAAATGTGATGGAGCTAATTTTTCATCTATAACTACTAAATTTATTTTAAATGCTGAAAAAGCTTCGATAGAATGGGCTAGCGATTACATAGATGCTCAAGGAAAAGGTGTAGGTGGTGCTGGAATTGAAATACATTCAAGCAATGCTGTAACTCTTTCAGGAAGTAATGGAATTTGGTTAGCAGGAAATGGAAAAACAGGTCTTTCTGTTCACGATAAAATAGTAGCAGATGTCGAGCTTGTTTCTACAAAAACATTATGGATTGGAAGTAGTACTGGTGGTAATGGAAATACTTCTCCTGGTTCAGGAAGTTACTATTTTAAATCAGATGGCGAAGGATCTTTAAATAAATTAATATTAAAAGAAGCTTTAAACGTTAAAGAATTAGCAGGTTATGGTACTGGTAATATAACAGTAAAATCCAAAATGGTAATGGATAATACTCTTCAATTTGGAGATTCTGATACTTATAGTATTACTAAAGCAGGTGTTGCTAAATTAGATAGCGTTAATGTCGGAGGTTCAACTGCTACTATAAAATTAACTTCTACTGGAGATATTCAAGGAAAACAATTACATATTTAGCCAAGTGGATTAGGTGGAGATAATATGTTAAGCGTTGGCACTTCTAATGTTACTATTAAAGATGAAAAATTAAGTTATAAATTTAAAGCAGCTGGTGAAAGCAGATCATTAGAAGATCTTAAAAAACTTGCATTTGCTAATTCTTTAAAAAAAAAGTTTAAAGCAACCATAAAAGGAAGTAAAACTATTAGTGTAACTCCAGTATTATATACATCTTCTACAGCTCCAACTGGTTATACTTATACAACTGTTACTCATGCTGGCGGAGGAGGCGGCACTGTTTATGGATCTGCTTGGGTTGATGGAAATACAATACATATCTCTTTATCACAAAGTGGTTATCCTAAAACTGGAGATGGTGTTGCCACAACTTCTAGTACCGTTTCTGGAGGTGGAGGCGGCACTACATACGTTTATGTTGGTAATATGACTTGGTATAATAATAATAGTGGAAAATATGATCATGAATATGATGTATCAGCAAGTGCAACAACTTCTAGTGCTATTGAATTTATAGACGATACTTCATCAGGTACTTTATCTAATGGAGTATGGAGTTCTAGTGTAGTAACAGAAATTGATGATGATGATTTTGGTACAGCCACTATCACATTTTCTTAATACTATATAAAATAAAAATAAAGGAGAAAAAGGATTATGAAAGTGACAAAAGAAATGTCTAATGGACAAATTTATACACAAGCAGAAATGTTAGTTTCTGCATTTGGAGAAGGACAAGCTGATGAAAAATTTCCTTCAAGAGTATTATTCTTTTTAAGAAAAAATATGAAAGATTTTCTTGAATTAGCTCAAGAAATTGAGAAACTTCGTATGGATATTATTGAAAAATATGGTACTCCAGATAAAGAAGATGAAACTAAATATGTTTTTGAAAATAAAGATATTGAATTGGTAAATAAAGAACTTCAAGATTTAATTGATATTAAGCAGGAAGTTTCTTATTATACTTTTAAGTTAGACGATATTGCTTCTCTTGAGTTGACAACTTCTCAAATGGATGCAATTATGGATTTTATAGAATATGATGAAGGAGAATGATAATGGCTAAATTGTACCCACCAAATATAGAGGGAACAATTCCAGCGTTTTATCAAGATGTCGATTCAGGGACTACCCCGCTGGTAGTCCCTTTTTCTATGAATCGGGCAGTTGGTAAAAGTGAAATATCAGGTTTTGCTTTAAAAGTTAAATATGTTGATGGTACTGTAATTGATACTTTTCTTACAACTACGACAGATTTAACTGCTTTATCATATTATGATTTAGAAAATAACATGGTAGCAGTTTTTAATGTAACTTCTATTGCTGACACTATTCTTAAAATTGGACAATATTACAAAATACAAATTGCTTACATCGGGTTAGATGGAGTTGTAGGATATTATTCAACAGTAGGAGTTGTTAAATATACTGAAAGACCAAAAGTATATATAGAAAAGTTAGATGAAAATGAAATTAATTCTCATCAATATTCTTATACTGGAGTATATGATCAGCAAAATAAAGATGTAACTGAAAAGTTATATCAATATAGATTTATTGTTAAAGATATGGATGGGAATATTATTGAAGATACTGAATGGAAATTACATAATACATCAGAAGATGATCTTCCATATGAATCTCGTGAAACTTTTTTATTATCACAAGATTTAAAAACAGATCAAACTTATTATATCACTTTTAGAGTATAGACAATTAATGGAGTTGATATATCCTCACATGCTTATAGATTGATACAAACAAAATCTATAGGTACTGAAATAGATTTAGGATTAAAAGCATCTCTTGATTATGAAAATGGTTTAATTAAGTTAAATTTAATTTGTGATGAACCTATTGTTTCGGGCACTTTTTTAATTAGTAAAGCATCTTCAAAAGATAATTATAAGTGGACTGAATTTAGGCGTTTTGACATGCAATCTATGGTGCCTTCCTCTTGGAGTGTAGTTGATTGTACTATTGAACAAGGTGTAACTTATAAATATTCATTATAGCAATATAATGAATATGATATTTATTCTGAAAGAGTTTAGTCAGAAGAAGTTTTTGCAGATTTCGAACATGCTTTTTTGTATGATGGAACTCAGCAATTAAAAATTAAATTTGATCCTAAAATTACTAATTTTAAAAATAATATTCCTGAAAATAAAGTTGAAACCATAGGCGCTAAATATCCTTTTATTGTTAGAAATGGAAATGTTTATTATAAGAGTTTTGATATACAAGGATTAATTTCATTTTAGACAGACGAATCTGGATTATTTTTAGATCAAAATACGTTAATAAAAGATAATTTCCTTTGTGATTTAACAAGCAATAATATTGCTTCTGAGAGAATATTTAAAAGAAGTGTTTAGGATTGGTTAAATAATGGTAAACCTAAAATTTTTAAATCTCCAACAGAAGGTAATTTTATTGTAAGAATTCTTAATGTTAGTTTAACTCCAAATGATAAAGTAGGAAGAATGTTACATTCATTTAAAGGTACTGCATATGAAATTGCAGAATTTACAACACAAAATCTTGAAAAGTATAAATTAATAGATCCTTCTGAAAATTTATCATTATTAACGAGATGGAAAACTGTAAATATACTTGAAATTGCAGAAGAAAATAATTATGAAAATAAATGGGTTCCAATAAATGATGGTCGAATAATTTATTCAGTAGATATTCAAGATTGTGTTCCTGGAACTATTATTATGATTCAAGAAGGGTTAGATGTTAATTATATTGAAATTGGAGTTACAGGAGCTTATTATGCAGAAAGCCAAAATGGTTTTTCTGCGATTGCTATTCGGCCTAGTGATTATGATGTAAATTTTGTTTCTACATCACCATCTATTACTTATAGTTTTAATACTAAAGCAGTAAGTGTATTTGGTACAATTACTAAAGTCTAGGCTAAAGATATCCCATTAAGACAATTTGTTGGAGAAGTTAGAGATATAAATGGAGAGCGTAAGGAATTAATAAAATATCTTAATGATACTAGATGTTCAGTTACTCATTTTGGTGTAATTAGATTTAAAAAGAGAGATTTATAGGATATATTTATAAATTGTAATGATCCTTATGAATTTAATCCTAATGTTGCATTACAACAATATAATTTTTATTTAGATAAAGAAAAAACTCAACAAGTATCTTTAAATAAATTAATGCCGCTTGGGCTTTATGAAATTAGATGTACTGAAGTATTTCATTCCTTAGAAGAAAATTATGGAAAACCAACAAACAATTATTATGATGCTGTTGGAAAAATTCACTCTTATCGAGGCTATTATCAAGATATTGAGAATGAAAAATTTGAACCTTATACTGGTTATATTCTTGATGGATATAATCATAAAATTTATGCTTTAAGTCCAGATTTATTTTCTTTTAAAATTAATGGAGAAGAAATTTTAGATTTAGAGTAGACTGAAGAATATGATGTTCAAGATGTAAAATTAGTAACTAGTATAGAACCTAATATGGGAGTAATTACAGAAGTTAGTTATTCTGAATAGATTAGTACATATATATTTGATAATTAGCCAGCTGTTAAAAAAGCTTATCAAAATTATCAAAATACTATTACTGGAACTAATCCTACAGGATGGAATACTTTATTTAATAGATATGTTCAATCTAATGGTCATATTGTAATGAATAGCGCGCAATAGTTACAATATACTTTAGATTTAATAAATTAGAAAAAGAAGATAGATAAAGCTTATGATAATTATATTAAAGCTTTAGATGCTGCTATTCTAAAATATAAGAAAGAAAATGGATTAGAAATATGAGAGTAAAAAAAGATCCTTTTTTAGATAAAAATTTCTTAAAAGAGTTAGATCAGCAAAAAGAAAAAGTAATTTATGCAAAAATTATTTCTTTAGATTTTGAAGAAAATTATCTTGAAGAAATAGAAGGTCATGTTACTGGAGGAAATATATCTGTTAATGGCTCTTCAAATTTACGAAGAACTTGTTCAATAAATTTAATTGCTCCAGAATTGAATATTCATGATTTTTATTGGGGCTTAAATACTAAATTTAAATTATTTATTGGGGTAGAAAATAGAACAGATCCTGATTATCCAGATATAATTTGGTTTAAATAGGGGATTTATATTATTACATCTTTTTCTACAACTTAGAATATTAGCAGTTATACAGTTTCTATTCAAGGACAAGATAAAATGTGTCTTATTAATGGTGGAGTTGGTGGAGCAATTTATTCATTAACTGCAGATTTTGGAAAATTAGAAACTGTAGATTCTCAAGGAGTTTCTACAATTACTGATATTCCTCTTAAAGAAATTATTACAGAAGGAGTTCATGCATATGCGCGCGAGCCTTATCAAAATATAATAATAACTGATTTAGATGAAGTTGGATTAGAATTACTTGAATATAGAGGAGATACTCCTTTATATTTTCTTGAGAATGTTTAGAGTGGTGAAGTAAGTAATATATTTTTAGAAGAAAATACAAGACAATATTGGTTAGGTAAAAAACAAGATGGAAAATATATTAAACTTAATACCAAAATAAGTTTAGATGATCCTAAATTTATTTATAATTCAAGAACAGATTATTTAAAAAATGCAAAAGAACCTACTTATGTAGTTGATGAAAATGGAATTTTTTATACTGTTTTTAAAGTTACTTATGGTGAGGTTGTAGGCTTTAGAGAAACAGATTTAACATATCCAGGAGATTTAATAGGTTAGGTAGGAAATTCTTTTGCTCAAGGATGCCTTGAGCCTATTAAAAATATGTTAGGTGATTTTGAATATTTTTATGACATAGATGGTCGTTTTCATTTTTAGCGGAAAAGAACTTTTGTTAATGTAAGTTTTAATAATATTATTTCGAATGAAGATTCTGAATAGTATATTGCCCCTAATGCATTAACTTCTGCAGTTACTTATTCTTTTGAAAATGCTAATTTAATTAGTTCATTTTAGAATAAACCAGATTTGGCAAAATTAAAAAATGATTTTTCTATTTGGGGAAATAAATCTACAACGAAAGGAAGTACATATCCAATTCATCTCAGATATGCAATAGATAAAAAACCTGTTTATTATAAAAATTATGATGGAGAAGTTTATACTACAGGTTATAAGTCATATGAATTATTACTTGAAGAGTTTGAAAAAAATGAACAAGATATTGATGTTATTGGTAGCCAACAAAATATTTTACCAGATGGATTAAATTATGAAGGATCTTTGTGGTGGAATATGGAAACTTGGGGAGAATTATATTATAAATTAGCTGGTGAATATCCAGATGGTGGAGTTGGTAACTATAGTCAAGGATTTACTAAAGTTGATTTACAAAAATATTTTCCTAATGGTATTTCTTGGGATGCTAATAGAGATTTACACATTTTTGATGTTAAAAATACAGAAGATGGTAATTTAAATGGCCCTCTTTATTCAACAGTTCATAATCCATATTGTTCACATAGATATTGGACTTATTTTGTAGAAAATGCAAGAAGTCAAGGTTTTACTTCTTATATTTGGAATCCTATTTTTCCAAGTGAAGATATGCAAGAATAGTATCAAGAACAAATTGCTCACGAGAAAGAAGCTCGTTGGAAATATTTCTTACAATATCATAATTATAATTGTGATTGGAGAGAAATAATTTATCAAATGGCAAAAGATTATATGAGACACGGTCATGATAAAGACTTTTTAGCAACAGTGGCAAAAAATAATCCAAATTGGTATCCAACAGGGCAAACCGGTTATGAAATATATTATACTGATATATTTTCATTTTGGCGAGAATTATATAATCCTCATTATGATTATACTTATGATGTAGCATATGTGACAGCCGGCATGATAGATAATGATACTGAAAAAAAATATTATTATTTTAGACAATGTGATAATAGTACTTTATATGATGCTACAGTTAAATATTACTCTTGTACGACTTTTGGAGTTTATGAACCTAAAAATGTAACATCTAAAGATCTTTAGCAATTTGAAAATAATACAACATTATTTGTTTTTAAAGATCCTTCTAAAGTATATTATGTTGATTAGGGAGGAACTTTTGATCCTAATAGAACATATTATACAAGACATGAAGGAGATTATGATAAAGAAAGATATGTTGTATTAGCCGATTCACAAAATACAACAATTTCAGAACCAAATCCTAATTTTGGATGGAATACCTCTATTACAGAATCTCCTCAAAATTTAACATTTTGGTTTGATTTTTTGGATAGTGTTGATGGATCTCTTTCTCTTTATAATGTTAGGAATGTTGGAAATCGGCCAAAAGCTGTGAATGATAAAGATGTAAAAGCTATTTATTATAGAGATACTCCAACAGTAATTTTTATTGATGCTGATGATTGGGATGCTGAAATTGATAAATAGAAAGCAGCAAAACCAGGTTATGCTTTTGTGCGTTTTCCAAATTATATGGATCCTTTATTTTCATTAAGTACACAAAAGAAATCTGCAAAAGAAGCCTTAGATGATTTCTTATATTAGTATACTTATTGTACAGAATCAATTACAATACAATCTGTGCCTGTTTATTATTTGGAGCCTAATACAAGAATTTTTGTTAGAGATGATAATAGCGGGATAAATGGAGAATATATTATAGATAAAATTTCATATCAATTAACCTATAATGGTATGATGACAATTAATGCTGTTAAGGCTGTTGATAGAATTTATTAAGGAGGATAAGGAGATTAAATGGCTAATAAAATTAGACAATATCGTTTTTATGAAGTCAATTCATCTCGAAACCAGCCTTCTACTATATTACCATCTGATTTAGTATCTGGAGAGTTTGTAAAACTAGGTGGAAGCCATATTCCAATTATTCAACTTGGTATACAGGCTCTTCCAGGTACTCGTTTTTATTTAAATGGTGCAACTACAGATGCTATTATAATTGGAAGTACTGGAATTTATGAATTAGACTTGAAAAATGCGACAGAAATTAATGAAATAAAATTTGATGCAGCATCTATAGATATAATTCAGAATAATAAAAATGCTGGATTAATTATAGATACAATTTATGTGAGTTAGGAGGAGGATATCTAATGGGATTTTATGGTAATATAAAGAACACTTCTCGAACTCAATTTTAGTTTGATAAAATTTATGCTAATAGAGCAGAAATGGATTTAAATTGTGGTAGTGATGGTGTATATGCCGGTCGGTATGTTCTTATTGAATATGATCAAGCACCAATTGGATTTACGCTAGATGATTTTGTATCTACTTCAAATCCATATTTTCAAAATTATGATTTCTATTGTGTAGATGGAAATATGTATAGTTCAATATTAGCTGCTCCATTTATTCAAATAGATCAAAATACTTTAGTAGTTCCTCCTACAGATTCTTCAATAGAAGGAATTCCAAAAGGTTCTATCACAGTCATAAAACAACATCATAATATTTATGACATTGGACCAAAAACAATTCAATATAAACAATTAATTGAAGATTCGGCGGCAAATGGAGGCTTTAGAGTAAAAAGTATTACTCGTACTGAATATGATACTTTAAATACGTCTAATGAAACTCATTATTTAATATTAGAAAATGGTTTAATTGCAAATAGTAAAGGACCTGGTTTAGGTTATGAAGATTGGGTTCAAGACTAGGCTGTTTGTATATTGGCGCCGGGCTATCAATATAGTACAAATGAAGATATTTAGTATTGGATGTTATATGATATAACAGAAGAAGAAGAACTTGTTGATGATCAAACAGTTACTAAACGATATTATCAATGGACTCAATTAACAAATGATAATGATTCACCTTATCAAAAGAATTTTGCTTTTGATACAGCTTCTTATACTGATGCAAGAAGAGGATATGATTCAACAGTTTGGCAAAAAGTATTTACAGCAGGTCGTGAAAAATATGTAATGATTGCTGAACTAAATAGCGTTGTTCCTACTTTTGGATTAGCGGCAGATGCTCCAAAAATAGTTCCTACATCTCCTCATTTTGATACAACCAGTACAAATATTTATTATTTGATGCATATGTCAGCATCTTGGGGCGCACGTATTAAAGCGGCAAATCCTGATTTAGTAGGACCTTATATTCATCCAAACGGATTAGTGTCTGGGGATAGTAGTACTATGCCAATGAGAAATTCATTGATAGATAAAAAATTATATCCTTCTGATGTTAAAATGCAATGGACTGCAGAATTTCCGACATCAGAAGCTGGTTTTAATGATTTTGGTACTTCTATTCAATAGGAACAATATAATCCAGAAGCAAGTGAATGGATGGTCTCTAAAGATGGATTTGATATTGATGCAGCTATCTATTTTAATAAAGATGGTTTTTCATCAAATAAAGTCGCATATAGTTTAGATATAATTGATCCTAATCAAGCAAATATTGGTAAATATAATGCTAATATTGCCCAAAGTGGATGGAAAAATACAAATGAAATTCAAATGACCGCTTCGGGTCAAAGTGGTCACGTTTATAATCAACATAATGGTTCAATTGATATGGTGCCGCAAATAGATACACAAGAATTCAGCGTAATGTTGCCAGCTTTAGGTGATGCAGTGGCTGAAATGTGGGATTTAATTTATGGTGGTAGAAAAACAAATGAATCAATTGCTGCTTCAAATAGACGTAATCAAGATATTGCTTGGGAAGATGCTCAAATAAAATTATCTCGAAGAGGATTACGTTTAGTAGGTTAGGGGAATGGTAAAGATCCTGTTTCTTAGGAATTTCATAGTTATAATAAAGCAGCAGTTAATACAATTTCAGGCGCTATTAATACTGTTCATGATTTAATTGGAATGATTATTACTCCAGCTTCAAATCAAAGTTTATAGGAAAATATTTCTGCACTTGATGAAAATAGAATTTATTTTAATTCTACGACAAATGAATATATGAGAAAACATTTAACATATATTTATGAGCCAGAACAAGTAACTTATCAATATAATCAAGTTACAGATATTAAACCTGAACAATTTATTCCAGATCTTTATTATGTAATAGATCCTGAGACTAATGAATATGTTCCAGCGGCAAATTATTTAGAAGATAATAATCATAATACTGATTACGATCCTTCTCTTATTTATTATGAAAAAGGATTAGAAACTGGAGAAGATTTTACTTTACAAGAAAATTTACAATCTTTTGATGGAAATAGATATTTATATCAAGATTTTAATGGAAGTACATATGCTTTAAATGCAGATGGATCTATGAATCCACGAATGGCAGATTATATTTCTGATCTCCAATATCATCCAGAGAAAAAGTATTTTGAAATTGATATAAATAGAGATTTAATTCCTGTAACTCTTTCAGATGGATATGAACCTAAAAAGTATTTTTATAGAACTTCTACTAGAGATTTCTTAATTGAAAATGGAGATGTTCCAGATCCGAATAGAGATTATTTTATTTTAAAGAATCCTATAAGAGTTACAGATTATGCAGATGGTTTATTTGATGGAATTTATATTCCAGGCGTTTATTATTATAAACAAAATGGAGCTTATTACTTAGATCGTTAGTCAAAACCAACTCATGATGAATATTATTTACCGGCAGAAACACAAGCTGAGCTTGATGAAAATGGTAATGCTCAACTTTATCATAAAATTACAAGATGGGAACGTGCGACTGAAGTAAATGCAGAAACTTATGTAAAAGGTGTTTACTATATTGGCACTTTAAAAGATGGAGCAGAAGAACCTGTAGATGGAGTTTATACTACAGACATTTATGATTTTATGGGGCCTTCATATGATGCTTATAGAACTGGTGTTACATATTTCATAAAAACAGTAGAATTAATACCTGTCACAGATAATCAAGTAATAATTAATGAGGGTGAAAAATATCATTTAACAGCTTTTTATACAGATACTTTTTATAGACAAATTCTTGATCCTGTTACTGGTTTAGTTTCTGGATATTCACTTGTTAAAGCTTTAAGTGAAATTGATCCTATTAGTGCAGATACTCAAGATCAATTTTTTGTTTTTGGAGCAAATCCTAATCCAGCGCCAAACGCTCCATTTAGATCAGCAGTTAATTTTAATTATGCTGAACCTTATGGAATTATAAAAGTAACTGAATTTTATTCTCCTCATATATATCATTATATAGATGGAAGAAATATTATACTTGATAATTATTCAGAATATTCAACGGATAATGCTCCATATTACTATTTTAAAGAACCTATTTATATAAGAACTTCTGATACTACAGTTGTAAGTGGTAAAGATTATTATAAATCAGATAATAATGAATTAACTTATGAAAAAATTATAAATCCTACAGGAAATCCTACTACACAAGGATGGTTTGAATTAGTTGATCCTGGATTCGATCCAGAGCCAGTAGAAATAAACTTTTATCAATCTCATACCTATTATACTCCTGTTACAGATGCTGAGGGAAATATAATTTATAAAAAAGATAGTGATGGGCATCCTACTGATTAGCCAGCAGATTATATTCTAGTTACAGCGGATAATATTCCTGATAATATTCCCTTATATACAAGAGAATAGTATTATGTATATGAAGATAAGGCAGGCGTTTTAAAGAAAGGGTCTGCTTGGAATCCTAATGCATTATTAATTCCTCCAACAGTAACTTTAGCTAAACGAAGCGAAAAATATGAATTACAAGTAATGCAAGGTTTTGCTCGTAATTTAAATACAATTATTGGGCTTATTCTTAAATTAAATAGTACCATTGAAATAAATGATCTTTATACTAGAGATGAAAGAAATGCCAATGGTATGATTAATAAGATGAATGATATTGTAGCATTCTTCGGAAAAGTTAAACCATTAGGTATTACTATTGCTGATGATTATGGTCGTATTACAAGTGCAGATTGGAGCACTATGCAAGATTAGACAGCTCCTTTTGTCAAGAATGCAAATGATTTAACTCCAGGTGTTACTGATAAAGGAGTTAAATCTGATATTTATCCTATTGTAGAAGAAGTTTCAAATATGCGTCAGCAATGGCTAACATTAAATGTAAATGGTGATGTTTGGAATCCAAAAATTACATTACATCATAATTTTTAGCCAGTAAAAAGTACAACTTCTAACTCAAATATGAACATTGCAACTCCTTTCTATATAAGTGCAGGTTCTGAAAACAATGCTAATGATTCAATAAATCCAGCAATTACCCCGACAGATAATAATAATAAAATATTATTATATACTCCAAAAGTTGATGCAATGGGGCATGTTGTTGGTAACAATATTGAAACAAAAACATTACCTTATAGTTATCGTGCTTTTAGTTTAATTAATGAAGTTGATCATGATACAGATTTAGTTGATAGCGGAAGTACTGTTGCAACCACAAGAACTAATGGAATTTTAATTGCAGATACTACTCAAGATTTAATGACTATTACTGCTGCAAATAAGTGGATTGCTTTTGTTGCAAATCCAACAAATGATTCATTTACAATAGGACATAAATTACATAGTCCGAATGCGGCTTAGACTGAAGCTCGAATAACTAATAAAAATGCAGATAATGTAACTTCCAATTCAGATAATGATAAAATTGTTCTTCATGATATAGTATGGGATGCCGCAGGCCATATGTTAGAAGATCATCCTAATACTTATACTTTACCATATGGTTTTAAATTTGTATCAACTAGCGCAGCGTCAGAAGCAGTTACAGATTTAACTCATACTGCAGCAACTATCGCGGCAGAAAATACTTAGGATACAGTTACATTTAAACCCGCAAATATATGGATGAAATTAAGTGTAGATACAACGGATGATTCTGTTACTTTTGGACATTTAGTAAGAGAAATTACTACTTCGGCAAAAGCATTAACAGACTTAAATATTGATATTGGTGATACAGTAGAAAATGTAAATAATCAAATTAATATTCAAGATATAACTCATGATGAAGCGGGTCATATTAGATCTCGTCAAGATCATGTATATACTCTTCCTTTTAATTTTAAATTTATTACAACAACAGGTACTACTGGAGATCCATTATCAGATGGTTCAACTACAATCACTGCAGCAGCGCATACTTCAAATATAACTACTGCAGCTTTAAATACACAAGATATTTTAACAATTAATCCTGGCAATGCTTGGATTAAAGTTAATGTAAATTAGAATGATAGAACAGTTAAATTATATCATTATGTGGCAGCTATAGATAAAGCTGATGTAAATAATGGTACTGCAACAGATTTTAATAATGTTTCTTTATCAAATGGGGCTTTTAGTTTAAAAGATATAACTCATGATGATGCAGGTCATATAACAGCATATAAAACTCATAATTATGTATTGCCTTATAGTTTTAAAACATTTACTCATAGTAATAATGTTGGAGTTACAGATGTTGATTTATAGGGTTATACAGATGGAAATCATAATATTATAGCTGCAACAGTTACAGATACACTTAATATTGCTTCACAAAATAAATGGATTAGATTAAAAGCTGATGAAAACACAAAAACATTAACATTTTCTCATTTAACTAATAATTTTGATCCAACAACAACTACTGGCAGTTTAAGTGATGAAGCTAGTGGAAAAACTTTTGAAACAATTTCTATTACTAAAGATGAAGCAGGTCATTTAACAAGTTTAAATACTCATACTTGGACAATGCCAAATAGTTTTGGAAAAATCACTATTGGAGCGGCAAGTACAAATAATACTACTGCTTTAACTTCAGTTTCTTCTACTCTTGAAGCGGAATGTACTCATGATACAGTAACATTTACAGCAGGAGATAGATGGATAATAATAGCGGGAGATTCAGATAATGATAAAGTTACAATAGGCCATGCAGAACCAGATAAAACATCATATGTATATGATGCAGGACAATCTGCAAATGCTACTTTAAATCATGGAGGGAAATTTAAAGTAGTTCATCCACAAGCTGATAAATTTGGACATATTGGAGCTTTAACAGAATATGAAATTACGCTTCCTACACTTTCATTAGCCTTAAATGCAAATAATACTTCAGTAGCAAATGTTTTAACTGGTATTACTTTAAATGCTACAACAGGAGCATTTGAATATACTCAATAGAATGTTAGTGAATTACAATTAACTAATTTTAGTTATACTACTAATCAATCAAATGATGATATAGCAGCTGGAATTACTATAAATGAAGCTTTTGCTAGATTATAGAAAAAAATTTATGATGAAACTACAGCTACGACTGGCGCAAGAGATGTTGCTATTCAAACAGCAATAGAAGGATTAGATTCTTCTCTTTCTAATTCTGATATGAATAAAACTTTAACAGGTATTACTATTTAGGATGGAAAGATTACTACTTCTACTTTTGGAGATATTGCCATTACAGCAAATTAGGTTACTGTAAATGAAACAACTAATTTTGATAGTAGATATTATACCGAAACAGAAGTCGATGCTAAAATAGAAGGTTTAGATGGAGGAACCTTTACTGGAACTCCTGGCGCTAATTCTACAATAACAGGATTAAGTGAAGTTGATGGATAGGTATCTGCTACTTTTGAGCCAATAGAAATAGAGTGTAATTAGATTAGTGATTTAGAAGATAATTATTATAAGAAAACTGATACTTTCACTTATACTTCTGCTGGAAATTAGAAATAGGCTAATACATTAGATTTAATAAATAGAATTGAAGTTTTAGAAAATACTATTAGAACTTTAATTCCTTTAATTCCAGATACAGTAATACCTTTATCTGATAAAGAAAATCTTATTAGTTTATTAGAATATCCAGAAGAAGAAAACGAACCAGAAAATCCTTAATAGCTTAGGCCTCTTAATTGAGGCCAAGCTATTTTAATTTATTCTTTCTAATTTTAAAATAATATAAAGAAGAGCACAAAGGAGGTAACTTTTTAATGCCAAATTATACATTACAAAGTGGTGGTTATGTAAAATTTTTGCGTGGGACTCCTGCGGCTTGGAATAGCTTAGGCGATAAAGATGGTGATACTCTTTATTTTATTGCAGAGACAGGCGCTACTAAAGGTAAATTATATTTAGGTTCAAAACTTATTAGTGATGGTACCGTAAATATAGCAACAACTTTAGCTGATTTAGAAGATATATTATATTCTAATGGCGTTACTCTTTAGAATAATTCTTTATTAGTTTATGATTCAGCAAATAATGGATGGGTACCTAAGCCTTTATCTTACGTTTTGTCACAAGTTATTCAAGTTATGACCGGTGCAACTGAAAATGATGATGGCGTTGCAGGTTTAGTTCCATCTCCATAGCATGGGCAATAGAATTTGTTTTTACGAGGAGATGCGACTTGGGCAGATCCTACTATTGCTCTTACCACAGAATTAAATAGATTAAAAGGTACAGATTAGACTGGTAAAACAATTAGAGATATTGCAGCTGAAGAGACTGCAAAAATTGTTGCCAGTGCTCCTGAAACTTTTGATACTTTAAAAGAAATTGCAGATTGGATTGCATTACGTCCAGACATGCAAGATATTACTGCATTACAAAATACTGTATCAACTATGCATACCGATATTTATGGTAGTGATGGTACAGGAAATACTGCAGGCGTTCTTTATGATATTAGTCGATTAAATTATGAAGTTTTTGGAACTGCAGAGCATACTGGTTTAGTCGATAATATGACGGATGCAATTTTAGATATAGGTCGGTTAAAAAGTACTGTTCAAACACATACTACTCAAATTACTACTTTGCAGACAGATGTCCAAGCAATTGATAATAAATTGAGATGGCAAGACCTTGTAGAATCTTGAGGAAAGGAGATAAAGATATATGGCAAGTGTTAATTCAGGTGCAAATATAGGTTTTAAAGTCGGTACTCAGGCAGCCGTAGATCTTTTACTTGCTGCAGGTAGTAGTGCAGGTGCCACTCATGGTACTTTTTATTTGACAAGTGATACGCATCGATTATATATTGGTAATTCAGATACATCACTTTCTTCTGTTAATGAAGGTGTTATTACAGTAGCAGATACAAATCATTTACCAATTACATCTGAGTCTATTACAGGAACCTTTTATTATGCAGCCGCAGAAAATATTTTATGTGTATATAATGGGCAACAATGGGTTCAAGTAAATACATTTACTGATACAACCATTTCATCTAATACATTTTCTAGTTGGGAAGTTGCTACAAATCAAGTTGGAGTAGCAGATTCAATTGCTCAATCAAACGGTCAAACAAAAATTGGACGTTTTGTAATTAAAGGTGACAATGGTAATACTGTTACTCAAACTACAACGACAGTTACAGTTAATGGTAGTGATTATACTGTTCCTATGATTACTGTAGCTGGTGATACTTATACTTTAAGTACAGCAACAAAAACTGGTGGTGGTGGAGTTGATATTAAATTAGATTCTGCTAATACTACACATGATAGTAAAGTAACATTAGTACCAGGTAATAGTAATGCAACAATTGAAGCCTCTGGTGATACAGTAACTATTACAACTTTAAATGCTGAAAATAATACTTTAGCAATTACTGAACGCACTGCAGCACAAGGAAATGGCTTTAATATTGCTATTACTGATAATTATGGTAAAACAGTTCAAGATGCTACAGATCCAATAGTAAGAGTGGGACAAACTCCACAAGATGTACATTTTGATTCTGGTGTTGCAACTTTACCAGTTTATACTAGAACTGAAATTGATAACAAGATGACTTCACTTAATGCCATGACATATAGAGGTACTTTAGGCCCAACTGGTACTGGAGCAACAACTATTGGCGTTACTGGTGGAAAAGTTACAATTAAGAAAGATTCAACTACATTAAATGTATCTATTGGAGATTCTTTCTTAGTTGCTGATGATTATCAAACATCTTATACGGATCCAATTACAAATGAAACAATTTATGTAGATCCTCGTTCATTATTAATCGCAAGAAGTAGTGATGGTACAGAAAATAGTAATGGATATATTGATCCTTCAAAATTGACATTTGATATTGTCCGTGATACTGCAGATACAGATACATCATATAAATTTGTAGATACTACTAATGGATTATATTTACAAGATGTAAATGGTCAAAATACAGGTTTAATTAAAGTTCAAGGACATACGACTACTGGAGCGGCAGATATTACGATTACTGAAACTAAATCTACTCTTTCAGGATCTAATGGAGCTTCAAAAACTTTTGTTGTTAGTCATGATCCCGTAACTAGAACTAATACAACTGCTAATACGACTTATTCAGATGGTGGTGCTATTGCGAATGCTGGAAGTAATAAATATGTTGCATCAACAGTAACAATTCCAGTAATTACAGGAATTAGTACTGATGCTACTGGACATATCACAGCAGTAACAACAACTCCATATGAATTATATGATACTACAACAGATGTTACTCTTACACCTGCTGCAAGTAGTTATACAAAAAATAAAGTAAACAGTGGTATTATTGATTTAAAATTAGATCAAAAAACTGCTTATAATAAAGCTGCAACAACTGAACATGATCGCTTCGGTTTAAGTAGTGAAACTTTAACAATTAATCAATATGATAGTGCAACTATTGATTCAAATTCATCTGCAACTGTTAAAGGCTTAAAAATCGAAATGATTTGGGGCAGCTTCTAACAATAGTTTTAAAATAAAACACAATTTACAATAGAGAGATGGAGAGCGAGAGGGAAATTCATTTCTCTCTCGCTTTTTTGTTTTTTATATAGAAAAAGATGGAAAGGAGATACCGCATGACAACTCAAACTAAATTTAGACCAGTATATGGTACTGAAGCTTAGATTCTGTCAACCGGACATAATGAAGGTTGGGTTTATTTTGCTTCAGATTCTGGTAAAATTTATTTAGATGCAGAAGAAAAGCGTATTCCAGTCGGTGGATCTGGAGTATCTTTATATTATGCACAGCAAGCGGAAGTTCCTCAAGACGCAGATGGCCTTGGATTTTATATTTTAAATCAGAGTGCAATTACTGAAGAAGGTGTTACACTTAAAGAAGAAGATTTAATTATAAATACTTCAGATGGAGCATTTTATAAAATTGTAAGTGTTAATAATGCTCAAGGAACTTATACTTGTACAAGAATTGCTATCAGTGGATCTGGTGGCGGCGGTGAAGGCGGTGGCGGTGGCTATAAGCCAGATTTAACTGTCGTCGTAGACTCTGATACTTTAGCAAGCTCTCAAACTTTAATTTATGGAAAAACACATAATGTTGCAGTTACAGCAACTTCAACAACAGATCCTTATGTAACCCTTTCATTTGAATTTACTGGCCAAGGTGGATATACTGATAGCCGTGTTGCAAATCATGTTGAAAGTGGAGAGCCATATTTACTAGATTTGAGTTTCTTGCCTTTAAATCAAAGTATCACCATGGTTGTTACGGCAACAGCGGATAATAGTACAATGACAACACCTCCATTTAAACGAGTAACTGGTATTAGAGTTGTTGAAATGGGAATTAAAAAGACAACTGAAGATGAATATATACCAGCTATTATTATGGATGACAGTGGTATTCGTTTAACATTACATTACATTCCTATTGGAGGTCAAGGTATTACTGAAACATTACATGCTTATGTGGATGGAGTGGAAGCTCCTTCAATGAGTAGGACTATTGATGCTCAAGAATATAATAAAGATCGTACTGTTACTGTTAACCATAGAGAATTAAATCTTTCTCATGGTGTACATAAAATTGATTTAAGTGTTAGTGCTACTATTAGTGGTAATACTTTGGAATCAGATAAGATTTCTTTTGAGGCAGCTTGGATTGATCCAGAAGAAAATACTCCTGTTATTTGGTTAGGAAAATATGATAAAACTGTAATTAACTATGAAAATGCTTCTATTCCTTTCATGGTTTATAATCCTGAAGATGTTCAAAATCAACGTAAATCTTCAGTATTATTATTTAAAAATGGTATGCAAATTTCAGAATTAGAAGTTGAATATAGTACTTCTAATTGGGCTTATTGGGATATTTCTTCAATTTATGAAGTTGGTAATAACAGATTGTCTATTGCTAGTGGATTAGCTTCAAAAGGAATAGATATTTTTGTTACGACAGAAGGCTCAAGAGATTTAGGGCTTGAAGATGAATATAGTTTAATGATGAACTTTTCTACGGCAGGTCGTTCACCTTCTGAATTATTATCTACTAGAACAAAGTGGATAAGTGAAACAGATTCAAGAACAACTAATGCGATTTTGGAAGGATTCAACTGGGCTAATAATGGTTGGATATCTCCAGAACCAGGTTCAAAAGATTATAGTAATGGTTCTTATCTTTCTGTAGCTAATGGAGCACAAGTAACAATTCCAATGCCTACAGGAGGAATTACTCTTAATCAAGGTAGACAGCGTAATTATAGTTTTGAAGTTCGTTTCCGCGTAAGAAATGTTCAAAAGTATTCAACATTAGTTACAACAATTCCAACATACTTTTATAAAGATAAACAAGGCGTTGAACATAAAGCTGAAACTGATGGCTTAACACTAAAAGAAATTGAACGTTTGAATGAAAATATTCCAGAAGGTGAACCAAGATATGAAGTTCTTTTTGATGATTATGGTTCTCCTTGGATGAATGATGCAAAAACAATTCAAGAAACTAATATTACAACAGGTGTTATCTGTAAATGGTTAAATGCTAATGGTGAAGGCTTTGTTATTGGTACTCAAGAAGCATTTTTCCAATCTCCAGAAAAACTTGTTAGTGTTCGTTATAAAGAAGATGAAGTTATTAATATTGGATTTGTTATTTCAGCAGATGATAGCTTAGTATACATTTATTTGAATGGTATTTTATCAGGTGCTACAACATTACCTCCATTAACTTCTGCTTCACCTTCATTTACAATCGCAAGTGACTTAGTATTTAATTCAACTTATTGTGATTTAGATTTATATAGAATTCGTGTTTATACTTCTGGTTTAACAATGCCTCAAGTTATTCACAATTATCTATCTGATTTACATGATATTAGTAGATATGATCAAAATCAATTAACATTAACTACTAATCCATATGTTTTAAGCTATGATAAATTAGTTGAATATAATAAACAACATCCAGAAGAGCCGACAATGCCTTATATGACATGGAAAGTTACAGTTTTAGATGATAAGAATCGTGAAACTCTTCCATATTATAAAGGAGATAAACGTAAAGTTTCTGTAAAATTTGTTAATACTCCTTTGGATGCAGCTTTAGATGCAGGTGAAATTGATGAATGGTATTATTATACACATTGTCCTTCTTTTACCGCAGAAAGTGTTGATATTGACGTTCAAGGAACTTCATCTCAAGGATATCCTAGACGTAATTATAAGACTAAATATAAAAAAGCTAAGAAATGGAAATATGCTCATGGTCCATTAAAAGGTCAATTAATGACTCAAAAATGGTATTTTGATAAAACTACTAATAAAGCAATTGATCCTCAATATTGTGATATTAATATTTTAGTTCCTCCAATAGAAAAAGGAGAGAATGAAAGTGATGAATTATTCGCTCAACGTACTGCTGAATATGAAGCTAGAGTTAAAGCAGAAGAAAATAGATTAAAAGAATTATATAAAGTTTTAAGTTCTACTTTCCATATGGATAATGAAGATATTGGAACTAATGTCTTTACAATGAAAATTGACTATATGGAATCTTCTGGATCTTATAATACAGGTTTTGCTAACTTAATGGGTAATTTAAAACATCCATTATATTTAAAGCATCCTCTTGAAGATTAGGGCTTTAGTGCAAGTGCTATGAGAACTTCTGTATATGGATTCCCATTATTGGTATTTCATGAATATGCAGATCCTTCTCAAAATCCAACAGATGCAGGAAGCGTTTATGAATATATCGGTCGTTATAATATGAATTTGGATAAAAGTTCAAATGAATATTATGGATATACAAGTGGTGAAATAAATGCTGCAACAGGTAAAACAATTAAAAAGATTGCTGAATGTTGGGAACTTTCTGATAACCAAGGTGACTGGACTTCTTGGAGATTCCCTGATGCCGCGGCGAGAGAAACTGGTTTTGGTACAACTTAGGCTGGTTATGATGATCGTCTTGAAATGATGCAACATTTTGAATATAGATATAGTGCATATGACGATGAAATTGATGCGATTGGTGCAACAGGTAAGTATGATGGTACTACTACAGATCAAGAAATCATTGATGTCATCGGCACAACTAATGCACAGAAAAATCACTTTGTACGTCAAAGATATTATAACTTAGAACGTTTATTTTATTGGTTAGACTCTACTGATAGAACAGCAAAATTAATTGATGATGAAACAGGAGAATTAAGAAATATTATTATTCGTCAACCTGTTTTAGATAAATCAACTGGAGATGTTACAATCTCAAAAGAAGAAGTAGAATATGTTGATTATCCTACATCAATTAATTATACTGGAGTCGATGGAGCAACTTCAACTCCAGCTTCAGGCGGCGGTTTTATTACAAGATTTACTAAAGATAGTATTGGTTATCGTACTGAAAAATTCCGTAATGAATTTTCTAAACATTTAGATAAACATTACTGCGCTATCTATTTTATTATGACTGAATTATTATTATGTTATGACTCTCGTGGTAAGAACGTGATGATGAGTACTTGGGGTCCACATGAAGCCGGCGGCGAGTATATTTGGTATCCAACATTCTATGATATTGATACTCAATTAGGTTTAAACAACTCTGGTGCATATCTGTGGGATTATGATGCAGATGTTACAAAGGATGGACTATTCTCTACTCCTGGATCTGTATTATGGAATAATTTTTATGAAATTTTCTATGAAGATATTCTTAATACTTATCGTATCTTAAGAGGTCTTTAGGTTTCTGGATCTGATAAAATTGTTAAGAGTTTATCTTATGAAAATATTACTGGTGCATACGAATGTAATGGTCAGATTTTTGATTCATATGCCATGAGAGGATTAAGACCTGTTATTGCAATTGGTCTTGATGAATATTATAAATATTTTGCTACTACAGCAGCTTCTGGAGTAGGATATTTTAATACTGCAGGAGAATTAATTAAAGAAGGTGCTCCTTCTTATGCATATTGCTGTCAAGGTGATAAAATTCTTAATACTGAATTGTTATTAAGAAACCGTTTGAATTATATTGATTCTTGGTGGCAAGGTGGAGATTATCAGGTTGAGCAAGTAAAAGGCGCTTCTACATGGATGCGTGTTAATGGTAATAGATTGTCTCAAACATCTGATAAATATATGGATGTTCCTCAAGCTACTTTGGAAGCAAATATTGCAAGTGGAAATTATCCACCTACAACTAAACGTGGAACTTATCCAGTAGAATACTTTGATTCTAGACCTGGTTTTAAAATGAAACCATTCTTAAAACAATATGTATTTTATTTAACTGATGAAATTGTAGGACCTAATACAAAGTATAATGATACTGCTGAAGAGCAAAAAGGAGTATGGACTCCTGCAATTGGTGAAGCAACATATAAAGATGCTAAAGAATCACCTAATGAACAATTAAATTACATTCCTGGAATGAATTATTTAAGTTCTTTAGGAGATATGAGTGTATCCTATTTAAGTGAATTCCATTTAAAACAAGGTTTACGTTTATTGGATTTAAATCTTGGTAGTGATGTAGATGGTTATTATAATAGTTTATTAACTCCAAGTAAATTTGACTTAAATGATAGTTTAGCAGATATTGAAACTGGAAATCATAAACCTTTATTAAAATCAGCAAACTTCTGTAATTTAACAGAATTTAGAGCTAACTTAGATTTTTCAGCTTCTTCAAAATTAGAAGAGTTTAGAGCGTTAAATACTCCACTTACTTCTGTATCTTTTGCTAAAGGCGCACCACTTCATACAGTTCATCTTCCAAATACTGTAACTTCATTAGCTTTGATTGAAGCTACTGACCTTAATAAACTTTTAACTTCAAGACCAGTAATTGGTCATCTAGAAGGAAATGTTAATAATCCTGATGCAGGATTAACTGATCCAACTCAAAAGTTGAATTTTGTTAAAAATGATCCAGCAACATATCGAGGATTATATATTGAAGGCGTTACAGATGTAAATGAAGATAATTATGGTGCAGGTCATGCTATGACTAGTGTAACAATTTAGGGTGGTAAATTAGGATATCAATCTTATACATTATTACAGAATCTTGTTAATTTGAAATTAGGAGCTACATCAAATAACTTATTAAAAGTTAATTTCAATGATGTAAAATGGACTCCATATACAGTAGTTCCTTATGGAGAAGTTCAAGATGGAAGAGTTACATATTATAGATTGACAGATCATAGTACTTATGTAAAATATTATGGAACAGATATTGATGAATGGGATAACTTAACATTAAATGAAAAAATCTTTACTTTTGATGAAAATGCAGCTAAAGAAACTGTAACAAATTTACAATTACTCGATGTATTTAGAGCAGATTACGCAAATTCAACAAATGCTGCAGAACAACACTTTATTAATACTTCTGGAAATAATTCAAAAACAGTTCCTGCTATTACAGGTGAAATTTATGTATATAATACTCCAGAAACTAAGATTAATGAAGCTGCAATAAATAATGTTTATAAAACATTATGGCCAGATCTTAAGATTTGTGCAGAATATGTTGATGAAGCATATATTGCGAAATTTGTACAAAGACTAGACAGCGGCAAAGATAATGAAATTGCAATATTTAGATATAATAAAGACAGTAATGTTCATCCTGAGATTTTGCCAGAAAGACAAAATCCTGCAAAATTAAATTATGATTTTAGAGGTTGGACATTAAATCCGGATTATTGTATTGTAAGTGATTCACAAGCTTCAGAATTAATTAATTCTGGAATGATTTTAACAACTGCTGATCAGTTTAGAGATTTAACATTTGATGATGAAGGAAATGATACTTTTGTGTTCTATGGAGTTTTCTCTATTAAAGCATATAAAGTTAGTTTCTTAAATCCAGATGATTCTGTAATTTATGAAACTTGGGTAAATTATGGTGAATATTTATCTACACCGAACATTTTACCAGCAACAAATGAATCTAATTTACAATTAACTCAAAGATATAAATTCTTAGGATGGGTATTAAATAAAGAAGATTGGAATCCATCTGAAGCAAGAAAAGCAAAATTAGTAAATATCGAAAACATTATTTCTCAAAATAATGATAGAACATTCTATGCTTGCTATATTGTTGAAGATGCTACCCAAAATCCAACTCCTGATGAATATTTATACTTTAGAGAGGCAGATAGCGATTATGCTCAACAAATGGGCGGAGTATCAGTTCATGGATATATTGTAAGCGGAGTAAATGGAATGGCTTACCAAGGTAAAATTACAATTCCTGCAACTCATAATAGTTTACCAGTATTTGGAGTAGAAAAACGTGGTTTCCAAAGTCAAAATGGTTTAACTGCAGTATTCATCATGGGTGAAAATATGTGGGTATACGATGAGTCTTGCTTCCAATCTTGCCCGAACTTGAAATATGTTCAAATTCCAGCAAGTCTAAGATATATCGGCAAAACGGCATTTAATCAGGATGCTGCTTTAGCGGTTCCTGAATTATCAAGAGCACAAGAGCTTCGTTATATTGGTGAGCAAGCATATGGTGGTGGTCTTGACGCAGATGCAAATATTGATTTATTTGAAATTCCTGCATCAGTTAACTTTATTGGACAAAGAGCTTTCTCTTGGTTATCTTTAAAGAATACTTACCATATTGTAAGAATTAGATTTGGTAATTCAACTCAGGCTTCAAGTTTAACTAATGCTAATGTTGGATATTATGCATTCGTAGCTAATGACTGGGGTAAATATGAGTATGTTGATTTCTATGGTTCTGGAATAACAGAAGATCAAATCAATAGCTGGTTTACAGATCAAACACCGGCACCTCAGATTTCTATTATCCCTGTGTAAGCTGAAAGGAGTATAAAAGATGAAAAAAACAACTCTATATTTTTATATGGGAACTAATGGAACCATCTTAAGTCCTGTTCATCTTGAAGATATTTATTATACAAATAGATATACCCTAGAAGCAGACAAGGGTAAAATCTTAACGGATGGATATAGAAGAACTAGATGTGTAACTGTTCCAGAAGAAGAATTAGAAAATTGGAAAGAAGTAAAAGAGTAATTGGCCAAAACCAGTTATAAAATAACTTCTTTTCTGTAAGAATATATGAATGAAGGCTAGAATTTTAATTCTAGCCTTCGCTTTTAAAAATTAAGAAAGGATTGGGCGATTAAATGATTACAAAAATTACCTCTGAAAATAGATCTAAATATTTAGAGTTATTTGAAAAGGCTTCAACATTTTTAGCAACACACAATGAAGCTTTAGAAGAAGTACCTATTGGTAGTCAAAACGCTCTTTTAAAAGCTGTTGAAGTAAGTAGTCTTGATAACTTTAGTTATGCACCAAATACTTATTATTTTAAACATGTTTTAAATGATGCAGGAACTGAATATGAATATATTAAAGATACTACTCCTGCAGACGGCACAGAAGAGCATTTAGCAATTATCGAAAGTCATAAACCTTATTATGATTTTGGTATTACTTCTTTATCTGAATATTTTAGTTATATTACTTATTTGACTAAGTATGAATATCGCGAAGAGTCTGCGGGCAGATCAGTTACTAAGTTTAGTTTCTTACCATTAGACGAAGATCTTTTTGAAATTAATGCAGATTCTCGTGTAGTAACAGTTCCGGCAGATACTTTTGCTAAATATGGAGTATCAGTGCAAGGTGACGAAATCGCAGAAATCGTATATTTCAAAATTAATAGATTTTATGATGCACAAGATTTTGCAGATCCGGATATTAAACCTATTATCCAGTGGAAATCTGCAGCAAAAGATGAAGAAGGAAAAAATAAAGAAGGCATTTCAGTACCTTGGACAGTTGATTATGACATGTATCCAGGATATGTAGTAGTTGGTTGGCCTATTTCTTCTGGAGTAACAGAGAAAGCTGGTACTGTAGAACTTTCAGTTCGTTTTATTAAATGGGATCGCACAAGTGATACATTAAGTTATTCTTTCGCAACTCAACCTGTTGAAGTTGTTATTAAGAATTCACTTGATTTTGATTTAAGTAAGTATATCAGTGAAGGCAGATGGAATACCAATATTACTGATAATACAAATCTAATTAATAGTCGTTGGAAAGATACTCAGTATAATGATCCTAATAATCAAGCTAATGTTCCTAATATTCTTCTTGATCTTCCTGAAGTTATGACATTGGCTGTTAATAATAACGATAATGGATTTAAATCTAAAGCTACTAAAGCTTATATCCAAGCAGTTACACCAGATCAAGGTGGAAGAATTACTTATGTTTGGAAGAAATATGATCTTGTAACAAATAGACTTTCTGATATTGATTTCAGAATTGTATATAGACCAATTGAAACACCTGTAGAATATAATAACACTAAAGCTTATTATATTAAAGAAGATGAAGGAATTGAAGCTTATACAGCCTACATTGAAGAAGATCTTGAAGAAAAACTTGCATTAACTAAGCCTCTGCCAGAGGAACCAGATAATGGTTGGATTCAGTTCTATGAGCAAGTTTCTGAAGCAGATATTGATTCTGAAGGACAATATGAAGTTATTGTTACTAATCGTGTAGGACGTAGTACTGCCACAGCAGAATCTACTAAAATGTTTATTTATAAACCTGCTACACCAGTTATTACAAATGAAAATAACGATGAAACTAATGTTATTTTGGATCCTAATGTAGATGATTATAAAGCAACTCTTCAAATCATTGCAAGCACTCCAGATGAAGGAGATTTAACATATCAATGGTTCAGAGTAGCACCTGGTCGTCATGATGAAACTGCAACTGCTTTAGAAGATACTGAAGGACTATATGAAGGTGCTCAAACAGATACTTTAATTATTACTGGTGCCGATACTGAAACTGATGCTGGTGGAGCTGTTGGTGATGGTAAATATTATTGTAAAGTTACTAATCATTTGAATAAAGTAAATGATCCTACTATAACAACAGCAGATACTAAAGAAACTCGTATGGAAACTACTATTAGAGTTTCTCATCCGGCTGTTCCATTGATTGTTCGTTTTGTTGATAATGCTATTCAAGATATGAGAAAGAGCGATGCTGCAGCACAAGGTATTACTTTTGCAGTATCTTATCCAACAAATAATACTGCTGGTAGTAGCCAAGCTATGCAAGAAAATTGGTTTGCAGATGAAACTCCAATTACATATCAATGGTATCAATATGCTCAAGAAGATGGAAGTGATCTTGCTACAGATCTTCAGGCAGCATATGATCAAGCTTATGGATTAAATGATCATGTATATCGTGATCCTGCTCATCCAGAAAATGTTAGAGGAGATATCCTTATTGAAGGAGCTAATTCTATAACTTATAGACCAAGTGATGCAGGATATTATTATCTAGAAGTAACTCACCATTATAATGGAACTACTGCAGTATCTTATTCTCCATTCTTTACTATCAACAATGCTTAATTTTAGTTGAGATAATAAAAAGGAGGTTTAAGCTTTATGACAGTAGATTCTTTAGAATATTATGGTTTATTGTATAAAATTCAAGAAAATAATGCCCCAAGCTTAGCCGTCTTAGTTCCAGGCAAAGAGCCTATGTATGAAATTGACTTAGATTCTCGGACGATTACTGCGCCCGAGTTTCTAAGTATTGAAACAGATCATCGTTCTGAGACAGTTTATTTTAAAGTCGCAAGATACTATGATAATATTGATTTATCTCAATTAGCTTGTGTAATACAGTATATAAATGCAAATGGAGATGGACGTATTTATCCAGTACCTTATTATGACGTAGATACATATCATGAAGATGATATGATGCTATTTCCTTGGTTAATAGATGGAGAAGCTACAAAAAAAGCAGGTACAGTTCAATTTTCTGTTAGATTTTTTGAAGTTGATAGTACGGGGACTTATCTTCTTTATAATTTAAATACTTTGCCGGCTGAAGGTAAAGTTAAACATGGAATCGAATTTAAATATGATGAAGTTTATAAAAAAGTAAATTTAAATTCATATAGTTATAAAAAGAATAAATATTATTATATAAATAATCAAGGTGTTTATACGCTTGCAGTTAATGATTTTGATCAAAACTTAGAGTATTATGAAAAAACTGTTTTAAATCAAGATGCTACTGATTATACAGCTAGTTTCTTAGAATAGATGGTTCATTATGCACAGCAAGCGGCAAATAATGATCTTTATTGGATTTTACTATAATATATATAAGAAGGGGAGAGACATTATGTCTCTCCCCTTATTTTTGTTTTCTGGCCAAAAGCCAAAAGTATTTAATACTGAAATTTTATATCTTATAGATAGAAAAGCGAAAAAGGAGGTAGCTTCGATAAATGGCTAATGAAAAAGTTAAATTTACGACTGGTTAGATGTCTAACCTTGACGCCAAGGCAAAAGAAGCCGGTCAAGTGTTATTTGCCATTGGTGAAGATAACCACGGAGTAATTTATTTTGATAAAGATAATTCCACTCGTGTTCAAATGGGCGGAAAAGCCAATAGTATAACAGTTAATGGCGAGTAGCAAGGAAATGTAAGTTTAAATACTAGCTCAGATGCTATCTTGACATTAAAATCACAAACTTTTATAGTAGGAACTGCTACTACTGATGGTAATTGGAATGGTAGTTTAACAGGTACTGGCATTACTTCTCTATATGATGGTTTAGTGATTGATTATTGGATTCCTCGCGCGGGCGCAAGCACAACAACATTAAATTTAACACTTGATTCTGGTTAGGCTTCTGGAGCCAAAATTATTTATCGTTATGGTAATACAAAACTTACTACTCATTATGGAGTAAATAATGTTTTAAGAATGGTTTATAGATCAAGTGCTAATATTGGCGGCACTAATTATGAAGGTTGGTGGGTCTTAGGAGATTATGATACAAATAGTTTTCAACAACTAAGATTTCAAGCTAATATTAAAGCTGCAAATGAAGCTATTGTAGCAGGAAACATTATAGTTAATAATGGATCAGGCTATTTTCACTTGAAAAAAGGTGCTCAATTTAATTTACGTTATCCTATTTTATATGCAGGAAGCGCTATTGCAGCAGATGGAACTAATAATAATGCTTATACTTTTATAGCTTTTACAGTTACGACAACTCAAAATATTACATTAACTCCATATGAACCTGTATTTATTAAAGGAACTTTATCAGGAGGTAGTTTCACTCCAGCATCAACAACTCCATTAACACAAACTATACCTACGGCGGCAGAAACTTCAAATCCGCATTATGTCTTATTAGGTATGGCATATTCAACAACAGGAATGTATTTAATGCCAAATCATCCTGTTTATATGTATTCAAGTGGAGGATTCGGTGAAGTAGTAAATACTGCTTTAGTAGCACTTTATGATAATAATAATAAAGATTTAACTACTTATGTTGCTACTGGATCTATAAGTGGAGAAACTTTAACTCTTAAAAATGGTAATGGGGCTAAAGTAACTGATATTACAATTCCAGATAAAAAGGTTGAACAATCTGTTACTACAACATCTGATTTTAGGCCTTTAGTTTTAGGTGCAACACATTCAACTTCAGTAGCATTAACTTCTACTGTAAGAGATGTAACTTATGTTTCTAATAATTTTTATGTAAAACCAAGTACTGGAGAATTACATGCTACAAAATTTGTTGGAGATTTAGAAGGTACAGCTAGTGAAGCTACTCATGCAGTTAATGCAGATATTGCAATATATGATTCTTTAAATCAAGAAATTATTTCAACATATTTAGCAGATTTTACAATTTCTAATAATAATAAAGATAAAGTAGTTATTTCTTTAAAAGATGGTCAAGGTCATGTTTTAAGAAGTCGAGATATTCCGGCCGCATCTACTACAACAGCAGGAGTTATTACTGCTAATACAACGATACAAACTATTACTGGTCCAAAAGTAATTGATGCCAATGGTAGTTTAGAAATGAAAGGAAATTTAACAGTTTCTAAATCTTCTGGCTTTAATTATACTGGTATTGAAACTGGATCTAGTGCAGGAGCAAGACCTGTTTGGTTTTCATATTTAGGGGCTAATGGAAAACCTGTTGTTAATAATAATTTTACATATGATCCATCAACAAAAACTTTAACAGTAGAAAATATCACTGGTACAGTAACTTCTGCAATAAAAGATGGATTAGATCAAGAAATTACTGCTACATATATAAAATATGGAACTCCAGCATTTAATGTAACTTCAAGTACAGGAACTTTTGATTACACTGATGGAAATAATAGAGCTGGACAAACAGCACTTCCAATAGCAACAGATCAAGTATCAGGTTTAATGACTGCAGTAGCACAAACTTTTGCAGGAATTAAAACTTTTAAAGATAGAATTGTAGTTCCTTATAATAAAATGGGTATTAGCTTTAGAGAAGATAATACCAATTATACTACAGGATTAGTATATGGAACTGCAGGAAATGAAAATTTAGCATTAGTATTTAAAAATAATGTTGATAGTTTTATGATTGCTACTAACTCAGACCCTGCAAGTTGGGGATCTAGTACTTGGCAATCTGTAACACCTTCAATTCATGTAAAACAAAAAAGTTTATATGTTAATACTTTAATTGCAAATGGATCAAATCCAAGTTATAATTTTCAAGTAACAGGAACTTCTTATTTAAATGGACAAACAACAACTGAAGGATTGGCGCCAGATGCTAATTTAAGTCACAATATTGGTTCTCAATCTTTTATTTATAAAGAACTTTATACAAGTATATTAAATCTACAAAGGAAATCAGTAGCAACTGGTGGAGTAATTAGTTGGTATGATAAAACTTTTTATAATTGGTATACTTATATGCAAGATGCCGGAAATGGACAGGCTCCAGATGGAGGGAAACCTTCTACCTTAGCATCTGTTACCTCTTGGGCAATTCGATCAATGATCGAAAATACTAATGGATATGGTTGGATTTGGGAAGCTAAAGCCGGTTCAGCTAAAAAAACAGATACAACAAGTGCTGCAACTCCATTAATGGCTTTAAGTTCAAATACTGGTAAATTATACCTTACAAATGATTTGAATATTATTATGGGCGATACTGATAAATTTGTACATTATTTATATAATTATGCAAATACTGGGGCTAGCTGGCGTGCAGGTGTTTTAGGTTCTGGAAGTGGCAATACTAATTATTATGTAATTCAATCTACAACATCTGGTACATCTGCATCAACTTGGACAAACACTTTACGAATTGGTCAAGATAAATTTGATGTAACAGTCGGCGGTGAAGGTAGTAGTTTTGGTATCGCTAATACAACAACAAATACCGGCGCAGGTATTTCTTTATATGGCGGAGCACCAACATCAGGGGCACCTAATCAAGGATTTTTCTTTGCTTAGACTTCTGCTTTTGGAACTCATGGTAAGGTTACATCAGATCATGCTTTATACAGTCATATAACAACAACTACAACTCCAGCAATAACCTCAAAAGGTTGGATTTGGAGATATAATACAACAAATGTATTTTCTATTGATTATGAAGGTTATGTTACAGCTTCTAAAGGAATGAGTTTAGGAGGAGAGCTAACTCTTAAAGGTGGCTTAGAACTTGATGGAATAATAAATGGAACATCTTATGCTTATAGTGGTGGAGGATATAATGCAGCATATAATTCAATTATAATGCATGGTGATGCTACTACTGGAATGAGTGGATTATTATTCTGTTCAGACAAAACATCTACGACTTCAATCAATAGAACAAGTGATCGTGCTTTTATTTAGTTTCATCCTCTTGGAATTTCTGCTTATAAAGCAGAAGGTACAGCGCCTACTGAAAATACTTCAGGCGAAGCTAATAAATTAGTTATTGGTGTAGGTAATGATTCTAATGATACTGTAGTTATACAAACACCAGGAACTAATGGATTAAAGCATTTAGTTGGGACTAATGAATATACAGTTCTTGATTCTCATGGTACTGTTATTAATAATCCTAATGCAAGTAATACAACTTATTCTAGCGCTATTGATGGTTATTTAATTTTTAGTAATACTGGAGATGGTAATGGGGTTGCTCGTGGTATTGGTGGTGTTAATGGCGGTACTGACGGTTGGACAGTTCGTGGTTATCAAACAGCATCAAATGTAGGAGCTTTAGAATTAGCTGTTGGTGATGATGGAAATGAAGGAATTTATGTTCGTCAATATACAAGTGGAGGATATAAACTTCCATTCCATAATAACGCAGGAGCAAATTCTGGATTAAGTTATAGAGAATTAATTTTAATGGCTCCAAGCACAGGATATACAACTATTCCACAAAAGTTATATATTACTGGTGACGGTTCTGATATTTCAAGTTCAAATGCTAATGGTGGTAATTTATATATTGGTTAGACTACAGCACAACATTTAAGTTTTGATACAGATGAAATTGCATCAAAAACAAATGCTTCTACAATGGGAACTTTGAAACTTCAAGACGATGGCGGAAAAGTTCATATTGGAGGATGGATTCAAGGATTAATCTCTAATGCTCATTATGGAACTACTGCATCAAAGGGAGACAAAAAATATTATAAAATTGGAATAAAATGGTAGTATGCTTGGATGCTTACTTTTACAATAAGAGTATATCAATCTTATAATTATTTTGATTTAGTAATTAGTGGATATAATTATGGTTCTAATAATTGGTATTCTCCTAAAGCAAGTTTATTAAATGCTAGTGGAATAAATTCTTTATCTGTAAAATTTGGTTATGATTCAGAAAATAAAACTCCATTACAAAATGGTAGTTATAAAAAATTATGGGTAATGATTCCAGCTGATAATTATACTGGATTAGATATTATAGATGTAACAAATGGTTATCATCAAGCAACAGTTCCAGGAGATTTATTTACTATTGAAGAAGTAACAGCAGAACCAGATGGAACTAATGAAATTGTTCAATAGACTATAAATGCTATGGCTCCTGCTCGTATTAGTGAAGATACAATTTCAGCTAATACAGCAAAAGATAATCGTATTGTTAGATGGGATGTCCAAAGCGAAAAACCATTATCTTTACAAAGTAGTGGTGTAACTATTGATGATGGTGACAATGTTACTCCAGAAGTAGATCAAGCTGCTAATATGGGTACTGCAACTTACCGTTGGAAAGGTGTCTATGGGGCAACTTTATATGGTACTTCTCTTGCAGGAAGTTGGTTACAAGGACAAAATACTGAAAACAGAGTTGCTTTTGCAGTTAGTAAAGCAACTGATACTGGATCTTATTGGCCATGGATGCGTCAAGAAAATTCTGGATCTGGTAGATGGTTTAGTTTAGGCGTTTTAAATAATAGTTTTTATATTGTTGGATCAGCAACTACAAGAACGGCAAATGGAGTTGATCATTAGTGGCGTTTTGATGTCAGTAATGGAATGTTTTCTACACAATATCTTCGTGTAAATAGTGAAGATATGTCTTCTGTTGCTAATGCGACTTATGATAATGCAATTCCTCAAGCTTTATTTGCCGGAGTTACTAAATTTAATAATAGAGTTTATTTTGCTAATGCTACTCTTAATGCTATTGGCGATGATGCTACATTAGGTGATGTAAATCTTGCCGGCCATATAGGTCTTAAAGGTATAAATGGAAATACTGGTCTTGCATTTTTACAATATGTTGCAAGCAAAGGTACAACTATTGATACCACTGATGCAACAACTGGAAAAATTACTTGGAATGGTTCTAAATTTACTATAAATAAACCTACTGAAATAGTTTTATCTGGAGTTACAAGTACTACTGTAAATGCTCTATATGTAGCAGGTAGAACTCAATTAGGAAGTAATTCTGCTGAAGCGCCAAATGAAACTTTAATCCATGGCAAAATAGTTATTGATCCTTAGTATTCTGGCAGTACAAATAGTTATAATGAAGGTTTAAGAATTAACAGAGCTTCTAATAATTGGGCTACTATTGCTTTAGGTGGAACAAAAGATACTAAATCAGGAACCGGTACAGATGTTTGGCTTATTGGAAGTTATGGAACTGCAAATAGTGATTTTTATATTCGTAGAAATGGATCAAATGGAACTACTGCTCCAGGCATTAATGGTGGCACAAATGGTTTTAGTGTTCATAATAGATTATATATAAATCATGCTTGTGGAACTGATTTTAATTTAAGTGTTAGTGGAAATGCTGAGGTTTTAAATGGTATTCTTTATATAGATAGAGATACAACTACAGCAAATATAAATACTGATGCTGGAGCGGCTTCTATTGTTCTTAGAGTTAAAGCTACAGAATAGTCTAATACTCAAGGTGGTAGTTATATTAGAGCATTTTAGACTCCAACTGCAACTAGTTATAATCAAGCTTTAGCTATCTGGTCTACTGGTAGTATGTTTATTGGCGGTGGTGAAAGCGCTAATACTATTAGAACAGAAGTGAATAAAGCTTCAGGTGATGAAAATTTATATCTTTGTGCAGATAGTGATATAGTATTTTATCCAGCGGCAGATGGTAAAAAATGTTATCTAAGATTAAATAGCGCAACTCTAAGACCTGAAACAAATGTTTTATTAGATTTAGGTACTACTGGATAGAGATGGAAAACTGGATATTTTAATGCTCTTGATATGGGAAGTATTGCTACTAATGCGGCAAGTGATCCAACTGGAAAAATCACTTGGGCAGGTGGTACTGATGCGGCAGATATTTATTATCAATTAGATGCAGCAGATCAAGGTAATCTTGTATTTAATATGCGAGATGATGCCAATGCTCTTACTGCATTTGCATATAATGGAACTAAAAATATCTATGTAAATCCAAATACAACAAGTATTTATCCAAGAGTAGATAATAGTGGTAATTTAGGTCTTTCAGATCATCGTTGGAAAAATTTATATCTTAGTGGTGGTATTCGTACATAGAGTTCTCAAGCTCTTTATGTAGGAAGTGCTCAACGTAGTAAATGGTATAGAATTGTTTTACCAGAACATGGAACTGCAGCAGCAACATTAAATCCTGAAGGTTCAGCTCGTTGGTATATGCACTCAATGACTATTATAGTCGGCGGAGATTATAGTGCTAATCCTCGTGGGCAAATTGAACTTAAACATTATGTTTATTGGAATGGTAGTGCTTGGTCTTTAGATAAGAGTTATGCTACAATGGTCGGCCCAGATATTGAAAAGGTTAATATTTATTATAAATTAGCAGAACCTTTTATTATTTATATAAATCCTACTAGCAATAATTATTCATCTATTTGGGTAGAACATCTACATGGATTAGATACTGCGGCAAGTTATGATGTTTTAAATACAAAAGTTGAAGCTATTTCTGATGTCACCATAGATGCAAATTATACTAAAGTTCCTACAGTATCTTGGGGAAATAATAGTAGTTATCAAGATGGATGGTATACTCCTAATAGTATTGTTATGGTTAATAATTCAAGTGACAATTCTAGAGATGCTGTTCTATATATAGAAAATCAAAGTGATTCAGATTGGGCAGAAAAAATTTATTTAAATACTAATAAATATGGATTATATATTTATGGTACTAATTCTGATATTGCTAAATTTGGTGCTAACGATGTTCTTCATATAAATGATAGTTCTACTGTTGGAAGCAGAAATGTTTCTATAAGAGGTAGATTAGATTTAAATAGAAGTGCAAATGCTTCTTTTGGTAGAATTAGTTATTATAGTCCTTCTTATCGGACATGGCATACATATATGTCAGATGCTTCAAATGGTTCTTGCCCAACTGGAGGAAAACCAGGTTCTTTAGGCAATGTAACTTCTTGGGCATATAGAAATATTATCCAAAATGCATCTGGATATGGTTGGGTCTGGGAAGCTGCGACAGAGGCCGCGGCAAGTGCAAATACAACAGAACCAACAGTAAGAATGGCTTTAAGTTCTTACACTGGTTAGTTAAGAATTGCACCAAATGCTTCTTCAACAACTTGTGAAACTGGCGGTCTAATTATTGATGGAGCAAAAAATGCTTCAAATGGAAATGTTGCTATTGAATTATGGCGAGGAACTGCCGCTTCTTGGCAAATCGCAAATGAAAGTGGTACTCTTCATATTAGAGATAATTATAATGCTTCAGGAAAACAATCTACTTATGTTGATACTCAAATGAGTATGGCGTATAATAGTGGTAATATAACGATTACCAAAGGTTCTGTAACTATGGCTAATTCAATTTATATTACCAAAGCAGAAGAATGTGGACTTGAAGTAAAAAATACTCAGGCAACAAATCCTAATTAGGTTGCTTTTATTGTTGGTTCAAGTGGCAATGGTGGAATTTATTCTCGTAAACATTCTAAATGGGTTGTTTACTCTGATGCTTCTGGAAATGTAGTATTAAACGGTAATGCTAATACATCTTCTATGCCTTTAGGATTTGCATCAAATTCTCAATCTTCTGCAGGCTGGGGAGATTAGACTGGTACTGGAATTACAACGTGGAATGATTCTTCTGGAGGATCTATCGAATTTAGAAAAGATAATCCTTCTGGCGGAAAATTATCAATTAAAGTTGATGGACGTTTTTATGGAGCTGAAGGTAAAAAGCCTGCAATGCTTATGACTCATGCTAATGGTTATTGGGGTATGGGAGATCCTGATGGTGTAGATACTGGTTGGATTAGAACAACATCTTTGGGTATTATTCCTTATCAAAGTGGAGGCGCTGGTTCTGGACATTAGAGTTTAGGAACTTCAAGTTGGTATTTTAAAGATGCTTATATTGATAATGTATATGGCAATGCTACAGCATTAAGAGATAGAACAAATAATACTTCTACTTATGTTAATTATGGAGCTTCTGCTATAGGATTATCATCAATAACTTATTTAGCAGCTTGGAATGGTTATGAATTAAGAGCTATACATAAAGATCAATTAAAAAGTAACTTAGAAATTTATGATTCTAAAATCCAATTTGGAAATAATAATTTTGCTGGGACAACTTCTCCAATTGATACTGCTTTAAATAGTAAATTAAGAGCTAATAGGTTTGCAGGCTTTAAAGCTGAAGGAGTAACAATTCAATATTCTTCTGATGGGGGTTCTACTTGGACAGATTATGGAGCAACAAACGCTCAAAAAACAAGTTTATTTACTACTACAACAGGACTACGGATGGTTCCAAGCGGAAATGTTTCTAATACTTCCCAATTAAGAATTATTATGGATACTGGAGTAGGATTAGTATATACACAACTTAGAAAAATTATGATCTATATATCAACTAATTATTCTAATAATTGTAAAGTTACTATTGATGCTGCTCTTCAAAATGATCCTAATAATTATACTTTAAAAATTTGTGAGAATTAGCCAATTTCAGGATGGTCTGGTTGGAATGTTATTTAGTGTAATTTTACTACTTATGGAAATACTGCTACTTCATAGTATGGTAGAATTCGTTTTACTTTCAGTCATGATACTATTACAGCAGGTCGTGAAGCTAATGGATTAATTGTACAATGTATTTATGGTTATGGCGGAGTCGGATGGACAACTCCTAGCAATTTAGCTTTACAAGATCATGTATATCTTTATGATTATGCTTTTAATACTGTTTTTCCAGCAACAGTAACTGCAACTTAGTTTATTGGACCTGTAAAGGATAGAACTAATAATAATTCTATATACTTAAATTATGGTGCAGCAGGTCTTTCAGCTTCTAATGTTACTTATTTAGCAGCTTGGAATGGTTATGAATTAAGAGCTATACATAAAAATCAATTAATGGCATTATTACAGGGCGGTGGAGGCTCTAATCCGGCTGCCGGCACTGCTAATAGAATGGCTTATTATTCAACTGCTAATACTATATCTTCAGCTTCTAATGTATCTGTATTGAATAATTATTAGATTTCTAATTCTCGAAATGGGGCAACTGTAGATATTCGAGCTAATGGTATTCGTATTTGGGGTGGAACTTATGGCAATACTGCAAATCAAATGCTTGCAAATGCTGCAGGTAATTTTAGATTTGGTGATGGTGGTCCTCAAATTCAATTTAATACTACGGATAGTATGAGCAGCGGACAAGCAGGTGCAATAATATTTACAGATAATGATAATGCAGGACCTGGTGTTTCTTTCCATTTTGTTACAACTGAAAATGCTGCAAATGGTTATGGCGGAGATCTTTGGTTAACTGCTCCTATTATAAAAGCTAGAAATCAATTTAGACGTGAAGCTAGAGGTTCTTCTTGGTGGAATTGTAGAGATACTGCCATATTAAGAGAGACATCTTCTACTGGTTGGCATGCAATTTTATCTATAAAAACAGCAAATGGATCTTGGCAGTTAGGTGAATATAATGCTAGTGGTTGGGCAAATAGATTCCAATTAAGTTATACTGCAGATTCTATTTATAGCGCAAGTCATACTGATGGAGCAAATAACTCTTCTATGAATTCAATTTATGGCACAGCAGATGGTTATTGGTATGCAGCGCGTGTTTATAATGCAGTATGGAATGACTATGCAGAACATCGTAAAACAGTTAAAGATGTTCAAATGGGTCAAGTAGTAGCTGAAAATGGTGATGGCGAACAACATATTACTCAATATAGACTAGAAGCAGGTGCTAATATTACTTCTGATACTTATGGAACATCTATGAATGAAACTCCAGAATCTAAAACTCCAATAGCCGTTGCAGGAAGAGTTCTTGCATATGTTGATGGAGATAGAAATGATTATAAACCTGGAGATGCAGTTTGTTCTGGTCCTAATGGTACAGTAAGTAAAATGAGCAGACGTGAAATCAGAAGATATCCAGAATTAATAGTTGGATATGTTTCAGAAATTCCAGATTATGAAATTTGGCATGCGGGTGATCCTGAAAATGGAGTTGCCGCAGATATTATGGTAAAAGGAAGAATCTGGATTAAAGTTAATTAACATTTTAGAGTGAGTTGAGCAATTGACTCACTCTAAAATTTTTGATATAATATATATAAAAATAGGAGGATCTTTATGAATAATATTTTAAATATTAATGATGGAGCTTTTACTCTTCCATATAGTAACTTTCAAGAAGATTTTCAAAGAAGATTAGATTATGTTGATGGAACTTTAACTATCAATATTTTTAATTTAGAAAATTCTGGGCAATATGCTTTTGCAGATTTAGCTCTTGCAAATATAAATAATATTACTTTATTACAAGATAATCAAGTTGTTTTTAGTACAGATAGATATTCTAAAATTAGTAATATTAATTTATCAATAGATGATAGTACAAAATTATTAACAGTACATATTAATTTAGGAAAAAGATTTTATTCTGACGGAAGTCAACAAAATATAAATGATATAGATGTGAATGAAGATTTTGACAGAAGTTCTATTGATGATTTTGAAAGCCGTCCAGTAGAAAATTAATAATAAATATAAAAAAATAAAGATATAATTTTATCTACATTAATTTTATTTAAAAATAAATAGTAAATAGAATCGAGGTACCAATATGGATTGGAGTAAAATTATTCAAGAAATTTTTGTTGTTTGTATAATTCCTTTATTAGGAATTTTAACTAAATATTTTATTACTTTTATAGAAACTCAACGAGATATTATTATAAAAGAAAATAATAATGAAATTCAAAATAAATATATAGCTTTGCTTGCAGAAACTATTAAGACTTGTGTAATTGCAACAAATCAAACATATGTAGACGCATTGAAAAATAAAGACGCTTTTACTCCAGAAGCTCAAAAAGAAGCATTTAATCGAACTCTTAACGCTGTTTTAGTAATTTTAGGAGAAGAAGGACAAAAATATCTTTCTGAAGTTTATGGAGATTTAAACACATATATTACTAATCAAATACAGGCTGAAGTTAAAGCTAATAAAATGATAAAGATAGAAACAAAAAAAGAGGAGTTAGTAGTTTAACTACTAACTCCTCTTTTTTGTTTTAATCAGACCAATCATGATCTTCTTCTATTGTTATATTACTGTTTACTATATAGGCTCCAATGCATATAGCATCAGCTTCATCTTGAGTACATTTAATATTATAAGTTTCTCTTACATATCGTTGAGCATCTTTTTTCTAATCAGTTCGTGCATGCCCTTTTATCCCTAATTTACTTTTCCAAACACTTGCTAATACTGCAGTTCGGGGTAGTTTTAATTCAACACATAATTCATATACTGTGCCGAAAACCATTGCTAATGTTTTAAAAGTTTTTACATTTTCCGGTACACTTACTCCATTTACTGACTTTTGGAATTGTATATCTTCGAAAACTAGCTCATCTATTTCGTATTTAGAAATCAAATTTTTTACTTGATTTCTGATATAGAAAAGTCGTTCTCCGATGTCATCCTAATCAGCAGTAAATTTTCCGAACTATTTTAATTGATTATCTTCATAATATGCCCAACCTGTTGTTCTTGATGCCTGATCTAATGCAAGTAATTTATGCACCAGTACTTCCCATACCGCCAGTACGAAGATCTGTTACATGATCATCTTCTGTACGATCATACCTTTTAATTATTCCTTGACCAATTCTATCTCCTTTTTTAAGATAAATTGGTAAAGGTGAAAGATTAATCATTTGGAAAAATATTTCTCCTTCATTATCTGGATTATTATAATAATCTGCATCAATAATTCCTACGCTATTTGCAAGAATTAGCCAATTTTTTAATGGACAAGAACTTCTTACACTGAGTTCAAGGTATTGATCAGCATCTAATTTACATTTAACTCCAGTAGAAACAAGAGTCGGTTTAGCTTTTAATTTTTTAGTAATTGCTGCCATTTCATCCAAACTCACAGGCTCATCTAAATCTCCATGAATTTCAAGTGCAATGTAATCAGCAATCTCATCCATTAAGCTTTCCATTGGCGGAACAACAATATCTTCAGCTACTACAAAATCATATCCAGCACTATACATGGTTTTACGCGCAGGCATATCAAAATCAATATCATTAAAACGATTTACTTTTTCAAACTTTGCCATTAAAAAGCTACCTCATAATTCGGAACGACTTCCTGCTCCGGCTCTTTCTCTTCATTAAACTGCAATTTAGCTTTTACCACTTGATATTCATCAATGATTTCGCCCTTTGCTTTTGTATATTTTGTAGTATACTGAAAATTAACCAATTCGCATCCAGGGGTTTCCTGAAGCTCTTCTCTAAGAGCCAATGCATCTTCAACTGTTGGAACTCTATAAGTATTAACGACATTCAGTAAATATCTCATTTAATTTATCTCCATTTGAATTTTATTTGTATTATATTTAGTTGTTTCTTCTGTTGAAATTTCTTCAATAATTCCTTCTAAAAATTTCCAATTTCCTATGAAATGTAAATTATAACAATTCTCAGTATAACAAGTATTCAATAAGAAATTAGCAAGATCAGACATAGGAACAGCTTCTTGAGTTTCTAATTTATCATCTTGATAAAATAAAACATGCTATTGACCTAAGCCTGGATCAACTCTGCATATAATTTTATTCATATATAACTACTCCATCTGTATAATCAAAAAGATATAAAACAGTAGCAAGATTATTATCTTTATTATGAACCCAAATTTCAATAGCTCCATTATCAAGAAGTTCATAACTATATACTTTATCAAAAGCTTTTAAACATTCAATTAACATATTACCCAATGAAGTGTCCTCTCCTGGGACTTGAATAATTTGAGGTTTTCTTTCAAATAAAGTAAAATAAGATATTTCTTCTCCATATAATAAATAATAATTTTTATCTAAAATACTATTTACCATATCTTTAAGATCATTTATTTTTGCTTCATCAAGAGGTTCTGATTGAGAAATAATACTTTTATTTATTTCATAAAGGTTCATTTTTAAACCACCATCGGTTACCATTTTTTTATCAACTTCTTTAAAAGAACTAGAACCTTCATTCCAAACATAAAGTTTATTTTCATCTTTTACATAGAAAACTTCTCCATCTTCATGGTTTTTTAATTTTTCTAAAATCTTTATATTTTCAACTGTTACCATATTCATTTCCTTTCTTTATAAATATAATAACATATTTTTTAATTAATGTCAACATCATCCCAATCAATATCTCTACATTTAATAATATTCTGATTTGAAGATCCTCTCATCTAAAGAGTAATATCTCGTTCTGATTCAATAAAACGCCCATCAACTATCATTTCGCATTTCTCTAAAATTTGTTTAATACGTTGAACATTACTGCTTTTCTTTAATTCGTTTAAAGTATATCCTGTCCATATATAAATTTTAGTTTTAGGAAGTTTTTCTTTAATTTCATTTACAATCATTAAAGTAAGAAATTGATTATCAGGACAAAGAGGCTCGCCGCCCATAATACATAAATCTCTATGTATATTATTAGCTTTAAGCGCCTTCATTAAATTATCAAGTGTTTCACTAGTAAATTCATAACCACCTTCTGGATCCCATGTTTCTGGATTATGGCAGCCCTCACAATGGTGAGGGCAACCTTGCTCAAAAAATGAAACACAAACTCCAGGAGCGGCAGAAAAATCATTTTTAATCATTCCCGCATAGCGCATGAGTCTATATCTCCTTTAGTAAAATATCTAAATAATAAGGAGCCTATTGAATTACCAAGTATCACAATTACTAAAAATAAAATTAATTGCCAAGAACAGACGCGCGCTGAAGCTGCATAACATATATCGGCAACACAGTGTTCAGCGCCAAATAAGATGAAAGCCGGCACGCATACTAAAATCATATAATCTTTCTTTTGTTTAAACGCTTCAACGGCCGCATAAATAAGGATGCCGCATATAATAGCATTAAAGAAAGATATATATAAAGGTGTATTTAATTTATTCTACATTAATTCTACTGCTTTTTCTGTTGGATAAAAATATAAGAATAAAGATCCAATAAGATTTCCTAACAAAATTAGCAAATTTTTTATAATACCTGTGTAACCAACTTTGCCTGTATATAAGTTTAATTTAAAATTACAAACGAGAAATAAGCCTACAGAAAACAAAACTGCACCAGCAATTCCTCCAACTTTTAAATTTATATAGGCTCCTATTGCTATAGCTATTCCAGCTAAAATACTTTTTATCATTGTTCCATATACCCCGTATGTTTTACTCTATTATGAACTTCATCTTGCTTACCAAGATTAAATGCTGTAGTATAATTACCAGTAAGATAACCAGTAACTCTTCTTAATTGCTGAATATTGTGGCTACCACATTCAGGACAGAAATCATTAAATTCTCCTTCATATCCACAATCAAGACATTTATCATTTGGCACATTAATTGCAAAGTATGGAATATCTTTATCCATAGCATAATTAACAAGAGTTTCAAGCGCATCAATATTTTTCCATACGCTTTCTTCAAGTTCTACATAAGTAATACATCCGGCATTACTATATCCTGTTAATTGACTTTCAATATCAATTTTATCAAAAGGACTAAGTTGATGCCATACAGGGACATGCATACTATTAGTAAAGAAATCATGATCTGAAACATTTGGAATAGTTCCATATTTCAATCTAAATTTCTTCATAGCTGTATAGCAAAGATTTTCTGCAGGAGTATAATAAACTCCAAAATTTAATTTATATTGTTCTTTAAATTCAGCACAACGTTTCTTAAATAACGTTTCAATACGTTTAGCAAGAACCATACCCTCTTCAGTAGTATGATCTTTTCCAATAAGAATTTGAAGTGTTTCAGCTAGTCCTAATTGCCCAATAACAACAGTACCATGTTTCATAGCACTTCTAATTCCTTCTTCTGGAATATATCCTGCCATTGTTCGATTTTCCCACATAAACTTAGCTGCACTTGGTGATTGTGCACATATGTGTTCAAATCTTTCAATTAATTCGTCTTTAGCATCATGGATTGCTTCATCAAGTATCTCCATAAAAATATCAATTGGATCTCCACCAAAATCAATATGAGCAAGTTTCACATTACCTGGTCCACCATATGCATCATAACCTTTAGCTTTTTCCATAGCTTCCATAGCCAAAGTTGGCATTATGATAGTGACAGGACATATATTACCTCGTCCATCCTTGAGCTGCCCTAGCCCATTGATGTCTAATCCATTAGCCGTTCTACACCCCATAGTTGAGAAATACGTTCTGGGGTCTCCCACATCGTATCCGGCATTGTTGCTCCAATCCACGTTGGCATAGTTTGGATACAATCTCTTGGCGGTAGACTGTAAAGCTAATCTGAATAAATCGTAGTTGGGATCTCCTGGTACACGGTTAACTCCTTTCATACATTGGAAAATGCCACAAGGAAAGATACTTGTAAGATGTTTACTTCCAAGACCTTCAATAGATACTTTTAAAAGTTCTGAAGTAACTAATCTTCCTTCGGCAAGTGTACAAGTTCCATAATTAATAGAAGTAAATGGTAATTGATTACCACTTCTACTTTGCAAAGTATTAAGATTATGATACATGCCTTCAACCGCTTGATGCACTTCTTTTTCAGTCATTTCACAGGCATACTCATAAGCTCTTTTATGTTTCATATAAGCGTCGTCTTCAATACTGATTTGAGTAATATCTTCTTGTTCAAGAAATTCTATAACCCAGCCTCCAGAAGCTTCTTCGCACCATTTTAATCCATCTTTAAAATGTTTAAAGAAAGATTTACGAACATATGGGACCATAGTCCAATCAAGATGTGTAGCGCTTACTCCACCAAACTGTTGTAAACTTTGAAGCTGAAAAATAACTGCAACAAGTTGAAAAGCTGTATTGACAGAACCAGCCGGCCGCACATCTGTTTGTCTTGTTTTAAATCCATTAGCAAGAAGATCATCAAATGGAATACTCAAACAGTTATGCATACCAACTGCATATGCATCAAGATCATGAATATAAATTCTATTATTTAAATGATTCTTTGCATGTTTAGGAGAAATTAAATTATCAAGTGCATATTGACGAGTCATAACCCCAGTAGCTTCGCCCATGCGGCCACCGAATGATTTTTCATCAACATTTGCATTTTGATTTTGTACATTAGATGCAGTAAGTTTTTCTCCAATAGCATCAAAGAATGTACTTGAAGTTGCTCTTGCTACTTCTTTTCTATATCTATATCTAATATAGGCGCGCGCTACATCACGGCGCTCAGATCTCATAAGATAATCTTCAACAAGATCTTGAATACGTTCAACACTAAGCATTTCTGCTTTTGGATTATTAAATAAAACTTTTGCGATAGATTCTACTTCATCAGCAATATCTGTTGCAGTATCAGTTTCATATAATATTCCATCTACTTCAAGGAAGGCATTATTAATAGCATTTACGATTTTCTATTTATCAAATTCTACTATATCGCCATTTCTTTTTATAATTTGAATAGACATATAAACCTCCACTATATATTCTAAATATTTTTTAGGGCCATACTATATATGGTTTTCAATATAAATTATTTATCTTTTGCCGTCCAATCTCTCGCGAACTCCAGAATCCGCCTCCAACTCTTCTCGAAGTCAACACTATTTTCATTTTTAAGAGTTTCATATTCGAAAGGAAGATAACTAAAATCTTCATCGTCAGCAATATATCTTCTATAAATTTCAGGTATATCAGGATTTTCTTCTCGTTGTAATTGTCTAATTAATCTTGTTTTACCTTTTACATCAAGATAAAATACTTTTAATTGAATATCATCATGAAGAAGAATATTTTCTATTCCCTCTGGATTTAATACTGCAATATTTATTCTATTTGGATCTAGTTCAGATTTTGCTGTTCCATAAAACCAATCATTAAATTCTGATACTTCAAGAAAATCATTTTTTAAAACTCGTGCAGCAAACTCTTCATTAGTTAAAAAATGATAATTAATTCCATTTTTTTCATAATCTCTTGGCGGTCTTGTGGTACAAGATACTATCGTATGAAAAATTGAGGCCGGCGCTGCTCCGGCCTCATATATAACTTTATTCATTATTGTATCTTTACCAGAACCCGCTTCGCCAATAATTGCAATTATTTTATACATTATTCATCCTCTGCGAATCCTTTTGCTCTTTCGGTCTGAAGAATAATATCTCCATTTTCATCAATACTTTCAATTTTGTATAACTGATGACCACTTGAGCTTGCATATTTCTTTGCTACAAAATTATCTTCAGATCTAATTCCCATAACGACAATCATACTTCCACGATTAAACCATGATTTTTCAACCACATGTTTAACTCCATCGGCACCTTTTTGAGAAATCTGCTTATCAAATAATGCAAAATATTCTTTTCTAAATTTGACAGTTACAACCCCTGAAGTTGTTAATAAACTAACTGTACTCTTTACTTTATTTTTTGCAATACAAGTTCCACAAATTTTATTCAATTTAAAGATGTTTATAGTCTTACCGCCGCGATGCCATACTTCTTCAACTACTGGATATGGTTTAAGATCTTTAAAATCTACAATTCCATACTTACCCTTATTCAGATGTGCCAACTCATGCTCATGGTAATAGAAACACAAAGCTTCCATTTCCCAATGAGATAAATTACCATCTGCATATTTTTTCCAGTCATCTAAAAAGATTTCATCATTTAGAGTTTGAAGAATTTGATCTGAATCTGCTTTAATCCATTCTCTAAAAACATCCATCCAACCTTGATAATATTTATCCCAAACTTTTGCATTAAGATGATAACCATCATAATTTTCAAATCCTATATCCTGCAAAAAGTTCATTGCTCTATCATCAAGATTATATTCTACATCAGCTGCCGTTTTTCTACATTTTGCTTTCAAATAACGAGTAAACTCATATATTCTTCTTGCATTCTTTCTTTCTTCTGTATCAACTGGCAACATATTTCTTTTCATCAAAGTCGGAAGATTTTGTAACGTCAATCGACTTTTCTTATCACATGTTTCATAAATGAACCATGCCATACACATTTTACGATCCATCATATCATCAAAAGCGCCACCTTTAATTAAAGAAATCATTGCTGGTTTCTTCGGCTTAACCCTCTGATAATAATCTTTAGGTGAACTATATGGACGATTTTTTATTGTTGCTTCAATCAAATCATCATTGATATTAAGCATTGCTTTCATTCCATATAATATTCTATTATTCTTTGCATCTGGTAAGAAACCATAGTCAGAAGAATTAATATTAACAAGACTCATATTAATTCCTGCTTCAATAATTTCACCCATAGCTTTTGCTATCTTAGAATAATCTGTTTGCCCACCATTCTCTGGATCTGTTGCCCCACTATTAACAATAAGACAAGCTGTATTCCAATAAATTGGATTCCAATGTGTTGCTATATATAATGTCTGAACACCAATAAATGAATAAGCTAATGCATGGATAATACTAAATGAATATCCCATCTGAGGTCCTGCCCCATATTTCCATACATATTCACCTAATCTTTTACTTGATGCCTTATCCAAAACTTTTTGATGAAGTTCTGGAATTTTACTCATTTGTTTCTTACCAACAATCTTACGAGCCGCATTTGCTTCTCCCAATGAGAAATTACATATGTGTTCATCCATAAGCATTGTCATTAACTGTTCCTGGCTCGGCGGCACACCATATGACTTTAGGAAATATGGTTCAAGATAACGCTGTTCATCTTTCGTTAAACCCCAGTTATCCATTTCCTTATACCATAAATCTATATTCTTTTTATTACGAACATATTTATCAAGTGGCCGCATTTCGCCTTCTTCGCCCATCAAACGCATCAAACCATTCGCATCAGCCATCTCTAAAACTGTATGAGGCTGAATTTTTTTTGCCGCTTGCGCGCCAACTGGACTATCAAATTGAAATGTATTTATAACTGAAACATTACTTAATGCTTCCCATATTTTTTCATCATCCAACGGAATTACATTCGGATGAAAATATTTATCATATATTTCTCTAAGTGATAAATTACTTGGTAACTCACCATCATACTGCATAAGTTCAATCGCTTGAACCAACTTATCCTGAACTTCAGTTACAAGAAAATCATACTTAGTTAATCCCATATATTCTGCATCATGCAAATCATATTGAGTAATAACTTCACCATTCGGAGTTTTCATAAAAGCACTATGTTCAAATGGATCACCATTAAACAAAATAACTCCAGATGCATGACTTCCTCTTTTATTTACAAGACCTTCAATCGCAAGCATAATCTCCAAAAGTCCAGGATACTTATCTACTTCTTTAACGAAAACGGCAACTGGCCGGCGCTCTTTTTCTTTATCACCATAATAAACTTCTTTTATTGACCAGGTAAATCCTCTTTCTTCTGGAATTAATGATGATATATATCTTGCATCATCAACATCAATTCCTTCTGGAAAATCTTCAGATCTATATCCTCGACAAGCGGTTAATACTGCGCTTCTTGATCCTTCAGTTCCATATGTAGCTATCAAAGTACAACCAAGATTTTCTTTTGCCCATTCTTGATCTGTCTCAAGCCATTGTCCTCTTTCTTCTTTAATTTTCTGAAGAATTAATGGACGTTTTGACGGACAAATATCAATATCAATATCACCTAGCTCAACACGCTCTTCATTCAAATATCTAAAGAATGGAAGATCCCACTGAATCGGATCAAGCTGAGTTATTCCCATAAGATAATGATTTAATGCCGCACATGAAGAACCACGTCCCGCACCAACCATTGATCCGCACTCCCAGATTAAATCAATATAATGCTGAAGAGTATTAGGATAACGAAACATATTTGTTTCAAGCTTTTCACTAATTATAGATTTGACTCTTGCTTCCTCTTCCAATCTATCAAGATAGGTATAATCTCCTGTCTCACAAGCATGTACCCATCCTTTGTTCATTTCATCAAGTTTATTCCAGTTTTCATTTACCCAATATCTATCTTGAGGATCTTCTGAAGTAAACAATTTACACAGAGTTGGATATGAATGTTTCATATCGTCTGCATAATCATTATTCACTCCCCACCAAGCAGAAGGCTCATAATTTTTGACTGGAACTTCAGGAATATCCTGTTTATGAAATAAACTATATCTTTTTATTTTACTCTGAATTTCTAATGTATTATCAAGAATTTCTTGAACAAATGATTTATTTTGAAAACTTAAATTCAAAAGTTGTTCTACTTCATCACTATCCATCAATCTTGCAAACTCATAAAATTCATCAACTTCTCTTTCACCCTCTTTAGAAGTCAAATATGCTTTATGAATTGCTCGTTGATCTTTAGTTAAATAATGCGCATCTGTTCCAACAACCATTTTAATATTCCACTCTTCAGCTACTTTTCTTAATAACTGATTTGCAAGAATCTGATCTGGTTTATCACTTGGCGCACATTCTATATAAAAATCTTCATCAAATAATCTTAACATTAAAGCTAAGAAATTATTTATCTTTTTATTATATTCTTCAACATCGGCAGCCAAAAGAGAATTCATGAAATTATCATTCTCTTCTTTTGGAAGACTTTTCCATTTTTGAAGAAGTAATGAAGGAAGCTCTCCTCCAATACAAGCTGTTGTTGCAATAAGATGTCCTTTATATCGTTCTACAATATCTATTAGTTCTGACTTTAAAGTTGGAACTCTTTCCTGCCTACGACTTTCATATCCATAAAACCAAGCAGTAGAACTAAGTTCTCTTAAAGCTCTATGTCCAATAGCATCTTTTGAAATCAAAATAAAGTGGTAATATTTCTTTTGATCATTACCACGTTCACCATCAATCAAATATATCTCATTACCTAATGCGATTGTAAAGTCAGGATGCTCTTTATAAACTTCTTCAGCATACTTATTAACTTCTACATGCGCGCCAAGGCTTTCATGATCTGTAATTGCAATTCCACTTAATCCTAACTTTATAGCTGTATCAATTAAATCTTTAGGTCTATTAATACTGTCAAGTAATCTTAAGTTGGAATACATTGTATGATTATGTATACCAAAATAATTTCGCATTATAATAATTTCCTTTTTTCTTTTATTATATCATAATTTATTAAAATTATCAATTTGATATATCATATACTTGATATTGATAATTTTCAATTGCAGAAGCTAAATTAACCCATAATTGCCATAAAGGATTATAATAGCCTGGAACCCAAAAAGAAGAATGACATAAAACAATTTTATCTATATATAAAGGTAAATTTTCAAAATCATATTCTCCAATAGAATAATGCTCATCAATTAGTTGTCCAAAATAATTAGCATATTCTTCATCATGCCCTGGATTAAAACTATAACCATGCACCCAAGCATAATTTTGGATTAAATTATTTTCTTTTAAATATCTTACCCAAGTTCCACAATTTATATTAGCTTGTTTTGTAAAATCTACTTTCCATTCATCTCCATAGCTTAAATCATGATGATAATCTACATTTATTAAATAAATATCTTCATCATTTTGTTTTTTATATTCTTCAACTAATGGAATAATCAAATGATGTTCTTCTATAAAAGATATATCTTCTGGATTTGAATGAGTCCCTAAGAAATATAATAATACATTTGTTAATTGCTGATATAATTCAAAATCAATAGGATAAAATTCTTTTAATTCATCATTATTTTTATCTATCCCATATTGTTCCCCATTATTATGCATTAAAATATCAAAATCAATTGTCAGTATATTCATCTTCAATCTCCTCTATAGAATTTAAAATTAAGTAATCTTTGTTGAATTGTTCTTCGATAATTGCTCTCCAACATAGAAATAGAGGCTAATAAATAGTAGGAACATAATCTTCAGAAAAACAACATATTACCATATCTGTTTCATTTTCTAAATCTCCCATTGGAAATTCATCTAATTGATATCTATATATCTAATCTTCAAAAGGACATTTTTCTATATTATATATATTAGAATTAGGATTGCCAATCCATGTATATTTAGTAATTTTATTTCTATCAAAAAGGGCTTTTACCCAATTACCATCATCTGGCATAATAATAGGTTTATCCCATTCATCAAAATAATTTATATCATGGTGATGATCAATATTAATTAATTCAAAAGGTTCTTTAAGATTAATTAATATTTCATAAGCTAATTCATGATTTGATATAAAATAAATTTTATTAGCATCAATCTTTTTACTTATAGCAATTAAAAATCTTGTTAAATATTCATATATATATAAATCAGCTTCAGCATAATTAAAATAAGGATATTGTTTACATAATTGAGTCATACCCTGTTCTTCGCTAATAAGATCATTATAACTTTCAATAGCTGGAGCCATAATAATATCAAAATCAATAGTTGTAACTGTCATGCTTTTATTAATACCAACTTCTGAGCAGCTCTAGTAATAGCAGTATAAAGCCATCTTCTATGTTTCTCAGGAGTATCTCCTTTCATATATTCTTCAAATACTAGCACCTTATCAAATTCACTACCTTGTGCTTTATGACAAGTAACTGCATATCCATAATCAAATTCATTAGGCTTAAATTGACGAGGTATTTTAGAAAAATTCTTATTATTAACGAAAGGTTCCCCTTCTAAAAAAATCTTTCTATCCATACGAACTTCTCTAAATGAGTTCATATCTATATCTTCAAAATTATTTTCATCTGCATAATCAGGAGTAAAAGTTGCAAACATAGATGGAGTATAACAAAAACATTCTCTTGTCTTATATACAATTTCATCAATGCGGCCAGTTAATCCATTTACAAGATTATCTCCTACTGGATTAATACAATCCCAATTATTTCTAAGACAGATTATTTTATCTCCAGGTTGAGGTAAAGGATCTTCCCATTTATATAAATCATATCTCATCTGTTGATTAAGACCAATACGAGTTGCGTTTTTAGCACAAATAACTTGATCTGCCCATCCAAGCATGCCCATATTAGATCTATACTCATTCCAGTTTACAATACGGGCATCTTGTCCATGAAAAAGATGAAGAGATTTCCCATCTCTTACTTCCATACTAAGTCTTAATATATCAGACTCTTGTGCTTGTCTTACAACTTCATCAAGAAAAATATGAGGATGATCAAGCACAGTATTACTAACTGCTTTTACTGGTGGCAGCTGTCCAGGATCTCCAAGAGCAAGAACATGAATATTATGACTAAGTAAAAGTTCCCACATGTCTTCTGGAAGCATAGATACTTCATCAATTACAATAAGTTTATATGGGCGATCTAACGGTCTTTTTATTTTACGATAGAAAGTTCCATCCGTGCGAGGAAAAGAATTATATAATAATCTATGTGTTGTCTGCGCATTTGGGCATCCTTTTCTTTTTAATACACTTGCTGCTTTGCCTGTATAGGCTGCATATGTGACAAGATCTTTATCTATTCCTAATGCGCTAATAATAAATTGAACAAGCGTACTTTTACCTGTTCCTGCGAAACCTGCAATACAAGTGTACGCCTCCTTATGATTATATCTATCTAAAGCTATTTTTAATCCTTCTTCTTGTTTACGTGTTAATTCCATACTGAAAATCCTTCTTATCCTTTTATTATTTATTATACCATATATTTCAGGGAAAATCAATTACTAGAAGAATTTGCCCAAAAATTTCGAGCGCTATTTTTTGATTTGGAAAACGATAAAAGGAGCGCGCGCGGCCGGAGCAGATAAAACGAAAAAAATGGGAAGATCATAAGATCTTCCCAATTAAATTAACAATATTTTTTCATGAGTCCCCGCTGGATTTATCAGTATAACGCTTTATGCACCTAACATAGCATCAAGGAATTCTTCAATATCTGCTAAAACAGCAGCTTTAGAAGTTTTTATAGCATCAATATCTGAAGAACTAAGGCTAACATAAAAGTTATCATTTGTAATAGATCCATTTAAGAAAACAATAGGTTCTTCATTAACTAAACTTTGTCCATCAAAGTTTTTAGATGTACTATTAATTTGTAACATTGATTATTCCTCCTTAAAAATAATAAATTGATTTAAACTCATAATCTTTTATATTAATTTGCGGAGTTGATTTTCCTCCCCAGTTATTAATCTAACAAGTCCCGACAAGAGTAATTAAACCAACTTTTCCAAACTCTGGAATTAATTTATCAAATTCTTCTTTTGAGAAATAATGTTTAATACATTCAACTCCATTCGGAAGAATTATTTTTAATGTAGGACTTTTATCTGGCGACATAAGCTTAAGATTATCTTTTGTTACCATAATATCTTTTATTACAATTTCAGGTTCTTCGACGCCTTGACCCCAAATATTATTATATTGAGCAAGTTCTATAATCGCATTTTTATCTGTATCTTTTGCTTCCCAAATAAAATCAACCACATGAGAAGGATTAAAAGTACATACACTTAATTCTTCATTAGTTTCTTTAATGAAATTTGCAAACCCATCATCTGTTAGTCCTACACCGAAGGCATTTTTATGGCCTTCACTCAAATATACATAAGAATTGTTTTTTAAATATTCTTTAAAATTGTCCAAGCCTTCGCAATCATAAGACCTCGCAGAACCTTCCCATAGAATACTTCCATCTTTATTTTTTATTTCAGATAATAATAAAATAGGATGTTGATATTTAGAAAGTAATTGATTCGCTATAAGCCCTGTAAAATTTCTATTGACTTTTCCTTCTGGAAGTTTAACTGCAATAATTTTATTTTCTGTAAGATGTTTTTCTTCAATAATAGACTCAATATATTTTACGCCTTCATCTCGTTGTTTATCTTGTTTAGATTTTATATTACGAGCATTGCGGCAAGCCTATTCAGCCTTTGTTTCCATTTGTCCCTTACATCCTCTTTTAGTAGAAGGAATTTCATCAAAAGCTTGCCAATCTAACATGGCTTCAAAAAATAGTAATTTCTCTTCTTGAGTCCCAGAACGAGTTACTGCATTAACAAGAGGTCCAATATACCATCCAACAGTAAATGGACTTAAACCTCCATGATTTACAATTTGATATTCTTGCATCTCACAAATCTTTTTAAATAATGAATTATGTACAAAATTTAATCCAGTTTTTACAATATATCTAGTTTCATAATCACGTAAATCCATTACATCAGCAATTATTCCAAAAGCAGCTAAATCATAATAAAGTTTTGAATAATCTACATTTAAGAGTTGATCAATATATTGACAAAATTTAAGAACCATTCCTACACCCGACAACGACTTCGTAGGATAATCACACATTTGATTATTTATTACAACTGCATACTTAGAATATTTTTCAGCTTCATGGTGGTCAATTACAAGAACATCACAACCTCGTTCATGTAACCATTGATGAGGTAAATAATCATTTGAACTACTATCTGGAGCGATTACTAATTTTATATCTTCTGGGATTGTATCAAAAATTATTCCATGTTGTTTTCCTTCATGTACTCTATAACTTACATTATTTTCAATAAAAGCAGGAAATAAATTATGCAAATAATTTAATAAAAGCGCCGCAGAAGTATATCCATCACAATCACTATCTACCTATACAAATATTTTATCTCCATTAGAGATATGCTGAATAAGTAATTTTACTCCTTCTTCCATATTTTTTATAGAGGCTGGATTAATTAAATCATTTTCTGTTGTATTTAAGTAATGTTCAAGATTTTCAGGAGTGATACCTCTATTCGCAAACACCTGTTCAACCGCGCTCAACATGAACTGCTTTCCTGGCGGGAGCAATGATGTTTTTAGTTGATATTCCATATATGAATTCAACCTCCTTTCATAGAGCCATCACTCCTTTTTATTAGTTGCATTTTTTATAATAACTTTTTTCTTATGATCTTGTGGAGCAGCTTTTGCAGCCTTTTCAACCTTTAACATAATATCATAAAGAAGTTGACTAGTATCTTCTGCCATCTTTTTATATTCGCCCATTATCGTAATAATATCTTCTATATATTCAACAGTAACTTGCATATTATATTGATATTTTTCTTCTTTATTAAAATTAGCAAGATATTTCAAAGCATTCATTACTGTTTCTTGATCGTGGCGCATTTTACCTTTTGCTTCAGTATTTATTTTTTCAACTTTCGCGGGTTCGGTTTCTCGTAATTCTTCAAGTATATCTTTATTCTCTTCTGCCATTATAAAAATATCCTTTCATTAAATAATTTCAAAAATATATCTTTACCTTTGTCTATTGGACTATCTTTATATTCTGTATATAAATGTTTATCAAATATAAAAGATAAAGTTACAATTGTTTTATATTTATCATTCATTTTAATTAACTTTTTAGTTAATCTATGAAATTCATCATTTCCAATTTGTTCAAATTGTCTATCAAAAGCAATTATTATTTCAGTTACGCCCAATTTTAATAAAAGATCCATTTGATAAGAGCTTACACTTGAACCACAACAAGCTACAGAAATATCATTTTCAATTCCAAAATATGTTTGATATAATAAACAACTTTTTTCGCCTTCAAATATAATTGCTTTTTTCATTATCTTTATATTATTTTTAGAATGATTATAGTTATATAAATTCATTCCAAGAGGATGACGATATATAATATTGTTTATTTTTATTGGGCGATATTTTCCATATTGCTCTGCATCGTCTTTTACAACAGCCCGGCCGCGCAAGCCTATAAATCTTCCATGTTCATCATAATGTGGAATACTAATCTGATTTCCTCCTGGATAATAGCCAATATTACAATTTCTCATAGCTTCTTCAGAAATACCTTCTTTTATCCAAGGCCAAATTTTTACATTATAATTCATATGGGAAATGACAGAAGGGTCATATGTTTTAAGAACAACTTCAGCTTGTTGTTTTAAATTTAAATGAATATTATCTATTCTTTCATATTGAGATAGAAGATACCAATCTTCAAGTTTATCTTCTTCTTCTTCAACATAAACTCCATTTATATGAAAATAATTCGCAACCCATCTAACAGCATCATTAAGGTCATATTCTTCATGCCATTGAATTTCTGCAACTTTTCTTACGAGTTCATAAACATCAAAATAACTATCACACTCTGTATAACATCTAAAAAGCATTGAATTTTCATAAAAGTAAAGTTTACGACTGCCTTCTCCTGCTGGATTATGACAGATAGTATTTGAGAGAATCCCAAAATTTGTATATTCGGGATTCCCTCCAAATGTATTCAAAATATCAAAGATGTTATCAAGAGTTAAACTTTCCTTAATTTCATCTTTGTTATAATCAATCATCCTGCAATAACCACCTTAATACAATAACCAATAAGGCCCATCTGATCATTGACATAATCACAAAGCCACTTCTGAGGATCAATACCTTTTTCTTTTCCTCTACGAAGATCAAGAATATCTTCTGCCATTGCGCGGCCCATCTGGTATTCAATCAATCCTCTATGGCCCTGCCACTCTTCAACAGAATGAGGAATTGGCTGATGTTTACGTTCAAGCTGTTTTCTCATAGAAAACTTATCAGTCTTTTTATTTCTTCTTTTCTCTTTTACGATTATAGGATTTCCGTCTTCCCATTTAATCTTATAATTTTTGCGAGGATAAGCCGCGCTGCTTGTAGCCTGTTCGTTAACTTCACCCTTAAAAACGTTTCCACTTTTTCTTGCCATTTTAAAAAGCTCCTTCTTCTTCAACTAAAATTTTTATATCATCAATGTTAATTAAATCATAATTGTATGTCGTACAAAACATAGGTTGAATACGACAGGTTCCTAAATCAGCTTTACACCATAAATATACTCCTTTATATCTTCCTCTTCTGTTTTTATAAACTGACATTTTAATACTAGGTCTATCAAAAACATTAGCTTGTAAAATTGGTTCAAGAGCGTCTATATCTGCTTGAGTTGTTTGTAATAAAATTGCACCATAGTCAATCTTATCAGCGATTGCTTTTGCACCTCTTAACAAATTTTGATCTGGAGTTTCACTTGTTGTATAATCAGCATTCAACTGAGTTGCACTCATAATAAAAACTCCATATTGATTACATATATCTTTAAGTTTTGTAGATAACATAAAAAGAATATTATCTTCTCTTAATCGAACTCCACCACTTCTCCTTGTTATTTCTTCAAGGATTTTGATACTGGTGTGGATATAATCATGAAAAACGTATTTAATATTATGATCTCTAAGATTTTTTTTAATAGTGTTTTCTACATCTTGGAGGGAGAAATCTGGGAGTTCTTCTATGAAGATTGGGGAATCTTTAAGAATACTGGCAGCCTCTTGGACTCTTTCATCTTCGTCTCCTTCATAGAAATTATTAATAATATGTTCCTCATTTACTCCAGAAAGAAAAGCTAACATCATAGTTTGGATTTCTCCAAGTTCCTGTTCTGTAGTAATAAAAAGAGTAGGTTGAGCAGCACCAGTTTTCATCCATCCAAAAGTATCATCGTAAATTTTATTACATCCTATATAACAACAATCTGCAATCATTGAACGAGTCTTTCCGATACCAGTTGCCGCAGAACGTAAATAAAACTTTTTGAGTCTTGCGCCACGAGTCACCGCATTTACAAACGGCCCATAAAGTGGTACACCAACTTCAGGATGATCTTTAAATCCCTGAATTAATTCAAAAATTCCTTTTCCTGCTGGAGATGCTTCTCCATATCCTTGGTCTACATATTTATAACGAATATTTTCAATTTTTTCATCTATCTTGTCTGCAAGTTCAATTAGAGTTGAGTTATCTAAAAATTGTTCTTGCATTTCTTTTTTCTTTACATCGAGAATATTATCATAATCATATATATCAGATACATCAATTCCATATCTGTCATATGCTCGAAGTAAAGTCATTTTCTTTAATCTATTATAATAATAATCAAAAGTTAAATTATTAGCATTTTCAGAAACTTTTAATAACCATTCCTCACCTTTTTCTGCTTGATATATACCTAAACTTTTTGGCTTAGATGAAAGAAAGTCATTAATATTCTGAAGTGTAATTACTTTAGCTCCTAATTCATGAACTTTATAAATTGCACCATAAACAATTCTATGAAATTCATTTGAAAAATCTTCTTCAGTTACTAAATATTTATCATCCATATCAAGTAAAGTTGGATCATTAAAAACACATCCAATTACTTGCAATACTGCTGTTGTGTCATAATATTTTGCCATTAATTATCCTCCTCAAAAAATGTGAATAATTCTCTTCTTTTCACAGTAGTTTGAGGAATTGGAATATGTATTTCCTTTACGTCTTTTTCAATTTCCCCAACTTTTTTATTTCTTGTTCTTGCTTCTCCAATTTTCTTATAATATTCTTCAGCTTTATTGTATACATATGGAACTATTCCTAAAGTATTATAAGTCATAGAAATAGGATGCCGAGTTACTTCATAATAATACTGTAAAGCATGATGAATTCCTTTATAAGTATAATTATATTTAGGCCCAAGATACATTTTAAGTTGTCTTGCTATCATGGGATAATTAGCTTGTTTATTCCATAATTCGTCAATATAATTTCTTAATTGAAGTTCATCAAGATTTTGTTCTGATTTTTCAATTTCAGATTTACTAACTATTCCCTCTACATTGCGTTTTTCAGCACACTTTTTGTGAGCATACCGTTTTGCGGCAACCTAAATAAAGGGAAAAGTATCTCTATCAAATCGTTCACCACAATAGGGGCATTTAACAATATGAGCTATACAAATTCCCCCTTTCTATTATATATTATATCATATAAAGTAAAAAAAATCAACTCAAGGATGTGTATCCTTGAGTTGAAAATAATCATTTAAACGTATCTTTTAATTCTGTAACAACCAAGAAAAGAAGTTCTGCCTGTTCGGGCTGCAAGTTCTGAACTTTCTTACCTTTCCCAAGGTATTTATCTACGATTGCCACAATACGTGGTCCAACTTTCGGATCTTTGTTCATAAGCTCTCCAGTAATAGCAGAGAACTCTTCTTTCAAAGCATCAAAATCATATTCAGTCTTTTCAGCCAACTTTTCTTTTTCATTGGTTACATATTCACCATTGTGTTCCTTAGCTTCCTCTTCGATTGCATCACTTACTGCCTTAATCAAATTCTCATAAGTAAATGTAATCTGAGGTTTAATATATTTAAATCGACCTCCACAAGCAATACTATCATCTTTTGCGCGGAGAGTCAAAACTGACATATCATTACCTTTGACCTGATGAGCATAACCATAAATATCTGCCATACCCTCAATAGTCTGTTTAGCTTTCTTACCAGGAATTGCAGGTCTAATTACCATATGAGAATTACCATTCTCATCTTCTTCTTGACCTTCACTAGCATGTCCAATAAAGAAAACGGCATATCCAAGCTGAGTCAATCCTCTAAATACATTATTAAACTCAGATGTGAATGAACTCCATCCTTTACCATAAGCAGCGTCACCAAGCTGATCAATATCAAGCTGATCACATACATATTGCTGACACATCTCAGAAGCAATATCAATAGTATCAACAATAACTGCTTTATACATTTTCTTTACATCATCAGATTTAAGCTGACGATAAACCATAAGCATTTCGGCCCATGAAGTAATATCAACTGCTTTCACTCCTGGAAGTGCATTATATCCTTTTTCAAAAGCAAGTAACAGTGCATCTGGCATCTAAACTGCAAGAGTTGTCTTTCCGGTTTTAGGAGCGCCATAAATAAATGTAATATATCCACTCAAATCTCTACTTACTTTATGTGGTTCAATCTGTGTTAAATCAATCAATCCCATATTTTATCCTCCTACTTGCCGAGAGGGTATGATTAAAAATCATACCCATCAGCTGCACTACTAGTTGCGGTATTTGCTGCTTTACGAGAAGCTGCATACTCATCCTGACGTTTCTTAATTCCTGCCAGATAAGTATTACGATTTTCCATTGCTTCCTTCATCTCTGCGGCAGTAATTGAAGACTCATCATCCCAAGGATATGGAGTTCCTTTTGCCCATGTTACCATGAACTCTCTACGAGAAGATCTTGTCTCAACGACATCTGCTTCTCCGAAAGCACTTTCCTCTTCTTTTCTTCTCACGATAGTAGAGTTGATCTGAGTTCCACGAACCTCTGTGAATACAGGATTCTTATTAGAAATTCCAAGACTTTCAAAATATGCAATAGCCTTTGGATTATAAACTACATACTCTACAGGAAGAAGTTCTTTTCTGAAGTTGAAAATTGCTCCGCCCAGAACCGCATGCTCCTTAATCTCACGATCCGGATCAGCTTCTACAACCTTAAACTTTGTAATAACCATATCTGTCGCAAATGCGGCACGATCGGCTTCTTTCTCCTTTAACTCTTCATCAGGCTTCTTAATATGAATAAATCCGCCCTCATTTCTCTTTGTGCTAACCAGCTCCATTTCACCATCCTGGCTATTACGATCAGAGTAAAACTCATTCAATGCAATAGCAGAGTCGATATCGAGCTTAGTAGCTTCCTCTCCTACTTCCATATAAGTCTTATACTTACCGGCGATAATATCTTCCATAATCTGCCAGTTTCCATTTTTCTTCCCAGAACTTCCAAAAGTAGGAGTTACATATGTAAAATGAACATCAACAATGTTCTCAACTGCATTATCAGTTGCAATACGGATTACTCCACCAATGTATTCAGTACCAGGATTCTTTGAAGTCTCTCCTGTTACTTTCTTCTCCAGACTATGCTCATACAAATATCCTTCGATGTGTGTCGCATTTTTCATTGATTTCTTCATGTTTTAATTTCTCCTTAATCTTCTATTACTTTATTTTTTCCTTTTTCAGTTAAAGCATAAACCACTGGATCTTGACTTACTTTTTCAACATAACCATCAGTTACAAGTTTCCGAATCGCCCCAGAAACTCTTCGAGATGTCATAAACAATCCTTCAGCAATATCTTTTGCTTTCTGTTGCGGCTTATCAGAAACTGTGTCCTGAAGATACTTCAAAATAAGTTTCCCATTGTCAGTAAATTCAGGTTTTTCTTTTTCAGTAGTGAGCATTTCCCAATAATCTCTTGCTCCCGCTGGCCAATCTTCTAAATCAATCTGTTCCGTTGCATCTCTTACAAATTCAATAAATTCTGACTTGTTACTCATGAAATTTACTCACTTTCTTTACTTTATATAAATATTATATCATTTTTTATTAAAAAAATCAACAGTGGGCATCTTTTTATTCGGGGTCAATCTTATAAGTGATAAGATCTTCAGCATATGGAAGAGTTTTTATCCAATCACAAAAACTATGCCATTCAGTAAGACGATGTTTTGCTCTCCATTTATAAATATTACGAAGAATTTCATAATTCAAAGTTACTGTTCTCTTTTGGAGATAACCTTCTGGGAGCCAACGAACAAGCTCTTTCCAATAGCGTTTATCTTTTGTCTCAAGATACTTCTGACGGAGTTTTTCTAAAAAGAACATATGATCTTCAATATGATCTTTTATTTCATAATCTACTGGAGAATCTCCATTATCATTAGTCCAAAAAACAAGATCTGGATTAAAATCTTCAATTTCAAAATTGTCAACATCAATAGGATAACTGGCAAGTTTATGCATCGTAGAACAACTGTTCGCTACAGTCCCTACTTTATAAGTATCGAATTCTTTCCACCAATAGAAAGGAGCTGTTATATCTACAGATACAATGATTTGACGAAGGAATTTGCTATGAACTGGGCCACCACTAATTAACTGCTGTGCAAGTCTCATATCGTTTGGACCAATATATGCCCAAGTGCCATGTTCATTATCTTTATTCCATCTAATACCCTGTCGAATTAGCCAATCTTGAAGTTCATCAATTTCATCTTCGGCCTCTTTAATAGCTTCTGGATCTTCAGAATTTCTCCAATCAGGATTTCCGTAATATTCCTCAGCAATATCCCATCCATCATCATTTGGTTCATATGAAAAAACTCCAAAAGAACTATCAGCTTTATTCCAAGAGTCATAAGGATTTCTCATGCCGCGAAAGGCACCTTCAAAATTAAAAACTTCAGTATTTTCAAATTTCATTTAATTTTCCCTCATTTTTTCCCAAAAATCATAAAAATCAGAACACATTCTACAATATCTTTCAAAATTATTTATCTTTGCTGCGTCGCATCCCATGCAATGAATAAAATGGGAAGTTTCTTCTCTATTAAGCTTTCTAAAAGTCCAGTTTGGATCTTCATCATATAATTTTTTCCATTCACAATATTTTTTATAAAGCATATGATCTTCTCTTATTGGAATATATTGTGTTAATCCATATCTTGATTCAGGATTAATAAATAATTTAATACCATTACCTTCTCTACATTCATAATTTTCTGGAATCATTTATTAGCCCAACTTTCATATCTCTCATTTAAATCATTGCTATCCTTCCATACATATGGTCGGAAACTTGTTAATTTCATCTTTGATAAATAACGACCAAAAATAGGTCTACCTGGATATCTTTCTTTTAATTTTTCATATTCATATTCAATAAAAGGAATATCTAATTGTTCACAGAAATAAATAAAAGCATCTTTGCCATCTTTGGCTATCATATTATTTACTTCTTCTTTTGTGTAATTATAATAAAAAGAATTATCCCTTCTTCTAAAATGAGTATAAATATTAACATCTTCAAATTTCATTTTATACTATACCCAAATTCCTTTGCTTTAAATACATCTTGCCAATAATCTTCTCGTTCATTAAGTAGACTTCTCTCACATTCTTCAACAACTTCAAATGTAAAGTTTTCAACTCCATATAAAGCCATTGCCGGATATAATTTATTATTAATAGGAGTTTCTGCCCCTAATCCTCTTTTTATATGAGTTTTCCAACGATCTGCAATATTAACAGCCTATCCAACATAACACATCTAATTTTCAATATTAGTTATTTTATAAATACCGGTATGTACACCAGTGCCTACTACACGACCAATAAGATCAGTATAAGGCTTTTCATAATAAGCTTTCCAAATTACTTTATTCAAAGGTTCTGATTTTTTTAGATTAGGAAGAATTTGTCTTAATTGATAAATATCTGCTATATCTTCTGGAGTTAAACATAATCTATAAAAATCTTTTTTATGCTCTTCTTCATACTATCGTTTAGCATTTTCAATTAAAGCATTTATTTTAGATCTTTTATCATTAATTTCTTCATCTAAAAACTATGTTTCTTTAACCTTATCATTTATAGTATTTTCATATTCAAGAACAGCATTAAACATCATTTCTTGATATTCATGACGATAATCATTTTCTGATTCTTTATAATGTTCTTGTAATTGATCAATTTGATGTTTTAATTCATTTTGAGCAACTTCATAACATTTTTGACGATAAGAAGAGGCTTGTTCTTGAGCTTCTTCCTACATTTCAAGAAGTCTTTTTGACCAAAATGCTGCTGTTTTTTGATTTTCATCAAGAGTTTCTTTATTTATTTTAATCTGTTCTTTTTGCCATTCAATTTCTTTATTTAATTTATCTCTTTGTTTCCAAAGATTTTCATTTGATTTTTGAGTAAATTCATCAATTTTCTAAGTAGCTTTTAGCTTGGGTCTAAAATATAAATAGCACCCCAGGCTACTGCCCAAGCAAATTAAAATATAAAATAGAATTTGATTCATAATTCAAAAAATGGGAGTAGATTTACATCTACCCCCAAACTATATCATATCTTATAAATTATTCCTCTTCAGCATCAGGATCGAAAGCCATGCCTGCTGGGGTCAGGGACAGAAGCTTAACTGCCTTATGGGTTCCATCCTCAAGCTCAACCTCAGCTGGTGTACGAACACCAAGGCCCTTACGCTGAATAGCAGAAGTAAAAATACCATCAACAGATCTCTTCTCAAGACCAAGTGCTGCAGCAACATCAGCTGCGGTCAGATCTGTACCATTATTAGCCTTCAAATACTCAAATACTTTTCTTGAATTTTCTTTCATCTTTGCCATGATTGTAATCTCCTTTAGATTAAAAAATTTTTTTGTTTTGTTTTTTTGTAATTTGATTATATCATAAAAAAAATAAATAGTCAAGAACTTTTTTCTTTTATTTCATTTTGTATCAATTCATCCAATATCATTATGTCTTCCAAGGAGGTAATCCGGCTACTTAATTTCATTATTTTTTGTTTCAATTCTCTTTTTCTCTCCGGATCGCTAGACTTTTGAAGATCAATTTCGGCTTGCGCTATCTGGGAAGCCACATTTTTAAGTTCTTTTTTCTTCATTTTTTCTATTCCTTTTTTATTACATTTTTATAATATCATTTTTTTATTTTTTAGTCAATAAACTGCGCTTTAAAATCAGCTTCAGTAATGATTGGAATCCCGTATTCCTTAGCCTTTTTATTCTTACTAGAATCCGAATTTATGTCATTATTAATTAGATAATCTGTTCGTTTACTAATGCTGCCAGTTACTTTACCGCCACGATCTTCAATAGCTTTCTGTAATTCATTTCTATTTTTAAATTCAGTTAAGCGGCCAGTAATTACGATAGTTTTATCTGTAAGTGTTTTCTTCGCTTTTTCTTTTGGATCTTCATAAACAATAGTCAAAAATTCATAAATTTTATTTGCTTCTTCAAAATCATAATTCCAAAGAGCATTTGTTTTACTTTCAGCAAAACCGTCCCATTGATTAAAATCAAAATGAGTTAAACATTTATTTCTAAATTCTTCATAAGTTTTTACATGAGAACAAATATCTCTTGCTACAGCTAATCCAATAAATGGAATTCCAAGAGAAGAAATGAAATATTCTAGTGTTGTAGTTCTAGATTCTTCTATTGCATTTAAAATATTTGCAACTGATTTTGCTCCAAAGCCAGGTTTCTTTCCCCATTCATTTTTATAAGCGCATAATCTAAATACATCTGATAATGTTTCAAGCCATCCCCAATCAATAAGTTTTTCGATAGTGGCTTTAGAAAGTCCTTTTATATCAAGACCTTTTTTACCGACAAAATGGTCGATACGATTAATTAATTTTCCTTGACAATTATCATTTGGACAAAATAATACTTCTACATCATCATTTGTTTTAATTTTAAGATTTGCTCCACAAATAGGACAATATTTTGGTAAAGATATTTTTTCTGGAGTTCTATTTGTAGGATATTCTTCAGCTCCTGAAATTTGAGGGATAATCATATTTGCTTTAAATACTTGAACCTCTTGATCAATAAAAGGCTCTCCAAGAGTTTCTTTCATGATACTTAAATTATGAAGACTTGCTCGCTCAACCGTAGATCCATCCATAATAATAGGATTAAATACAGCTACTGGGGTAAGTGCGCCAGTTCTTCCCATTGTCCATTCAATAGTTTTTAAATGCGAATTATAAATTTCATCATAAAATTTATATGCAATAGCATTTTTAAAATGATGAGAAGTTTCTCCTTGTTTTTCTCCATATTGAATATCATTAAATTTAAAAACAACACCATCAATAGGAAAGCTTAATCTTCTAGCCTGTTCTACAATTCTATCAACTACATCTTGAATATCAATTTCATTTACATAAAATGGACATATGTTAAATCCTAATTCATGAATTTTTTTAAGACGATTTTCCATAGTATCTTCTGCGATACCTTCAACCCCGTCCCATGCAACAAATTCAAGATTTCTTTGAGCACATTCTTTAGGATCAAGCAATCTAATACTGCCTGCTGCAAAATTTCTAGGGTTTTTAAAAAATCCTCTAAATTGTTCAAAATTAACAAAAGTAGAAATTACTTCTCCATCAATAATTACTCTATTTTTAATACCGATGTATTTAGGGATACTTTCCATTACAATAGCATTATGAGTTACATCTTCCCCGACTATACCATTACCTCTAGTTTCTGCCCTAACCAATTTTCCATCTTCATATAACAATGAACAAGTTAAACCATCCATTTTGGCCATTGCAATATAATCTTGTTCATGTAAAAAAGTTAAAACATCAAAAAGATTTTTAGTTTTATCTAATGATAACATTTTGTGATTATGTTCAACCTTTTGTAATGCATCTATCTTTTTGGCTTCAAAATCTTTTTGAGTTTCTGGAGGCGAAACTTGTCTAGTGGGACTATCTGGAAAAATAATCCCACTTTCTTCTTCAAGCTGTTTTAATTGAAAATATTTATCATCCCACTCTTTATCGGAAACTGTAGGGTGCCCTGTTTCATATTGTTTAGTCTTTTGATTTAGCCAAGCTACTAATCCAGCAATTTCTGTAAAATAATTTTTCATATTATCTCCTTATACCTTAGACACGGCTTGTACTACAGAACCTTTTATTAATGTATTACCAGTTGCAGCTCTACTTGCTTTAGGGATATCCTCAGCAGCGATGCATATGGAATTTGTCGTTCCAGCAATTAAAACAAAATCTCCATCAGAAATTAGACTTCCTCCAACTAAATATCCATTAGCATTTCCGCATTTATAAACCAAGAGTCCTTTTCCTCCCCTAGCCTGATCTGGTAATTCTTCAACAGCTATGGTCTTTCCAAGCCCTGAAGACGCGAAGATTCCCAATCTATCTTTGGGATCTCTACGACATAGTGCTGAAACAACAATATCACCTTCATTTAAGTTGATTCCTTTTACTCCCACAGTATTTCTTCCAGTTGCTGAAATCTGTTTACTATTAAATCTTATACCATATCCATCTTTAGTAAGAAGAATAATATCTTCATCATTTACAAGTTGAACAGCAACTAATTCATCGCCTTCACGGAGTTTAATTGAAGAAATACCAGTTTTGCGTTTTGTTCCTGTATATTCTGAAAGCTCTGTCTTTTTAACTATACCATTTTTAGTAATAAACATGATATATTTAGGTGTATTTTCCTGTTTATATAATGAATAAATAAGATTTGGCTCTTCGTCCATATCCATCGCAATAAGAGATTTAATAGACTGTCCTTTACTTACATTTGTTCCTTCTGGAATTTGATCAACAATAAGTCGATACATCTTACCTTTTGTCGTAAATACCATAAGAGAATCAACTGTATTTGTTCTAATAAGTGCTGAAGTAATATCTCCTTCAGTTTTTACGCCTTTACCATTTCTTCTTTGTGCTCTAAAACTATTATGAGGAATACGTTTAATTAAACCATCTTTACTCATTACAACTACGCATTTTTCAGGTTCAATATAAACTTCTTCTTCTTTTACAGGTTCAATATAAGTAATAGTTGTTCTACGAGCATCTCCATATTTATTTTTTAAACTCTCAAAAAGTTTCTTCAATTCCGGATAAGGATTTTCACAAATGAGAGTTAATTTTTCCATCTCAATAAGAAGGGCATCATATTCTTTTTGAATTTCAACTCTTTCAAGATTAGCTAATTTTGCTAATTTCATATCAAGAATTGCTTTTACTTGTGGATCACTAAAACCATATTTGATTTGAAGAGCTTCTTTTGCTTTTGCAGCGCTTTCAGATCCTTTAATCATTGCAATAATATTATCAATATCTTCAAGCGCTTTTAGAAGTCCTTTAAGAACATGTGCTCTTTCAGTTGCCTTCTTTAATTCAAACATACACTTTCTTACAAGAACATCTCTTTGATGCTCTATATAATTCTCAAGTAACTGTTTAAGATTTAAAAGGCGAGGCTTTTTATCCACAAGGGCAACGTTATTAAATGAATATGTATCTTCAAGTTGCGTTTTCTTATATAACTTTGCAATAATCGGTTCCGCAGAGACTCCTTTGACCAATTCGATGACAAAGCGAACGCCTTCGCTATTAGTTTCGTCTCGAATTGCTGAAATGCCGTTAATTTCTCCGGTTTCGCATAACTGATCAATATCCACGATAAGTTTTTCTTTGGATACTTTATACGGTATGCTATAAAATACGATTTTATCGCCGAATTTGTCTGATTCGATTCGATATTCTGCACGAACTCTCGCACGTCCTTTTCCTGTAGCATATGCGTCAAATAACTCATTTTTATTTATCAAAAGTCCTCCTGTCGGGAAATCTGGCCCAGTAATAAAATTTAGGAGATCTTTTATGCCACAATCTGGATTATCAATCATATAAATTGCTGCATCCATAACCTCATTAAGATTATGTGGAGCGAAACTACATGCCATTCCAACAGCAATACCAGTTGTTCCATTTATTAAAAGATTAGGTAATTTGCCTGGAAGATAAACTGGCTCTTGTTCTTCATCCGTATAAGCATTTACCCAATCAACTGTATTCTTTTTAATATCTGCAAGCATCTCTTCACCCATTTTTGAGAGCTTACATTCTGTATATCTTTGTGCCGCAGGCTCATCACCATCTCTGCTTCCATTATTACCATGAAAATCAATCAATGGATAACGCATATTCCAAGGCTGAGATAACCATACTAATGCGCCATAAATAGAACTATCACCATGAGGATGGAAACGTCCCATTGTATCTCCAACCGGCTGCGCGCACTTAACAAATTTTTTATTATTTGTAAATCCTTTATCGAGCATATCCCATAAAATTCTTCGTGCAACAGGTTTTAAGCCATCTTCGGCACTGGGCAATGCTCGATCTGTTATTACACTAACACTATAGTCTAAAAAACTTTGAGTGACTTCATTCACTATTGGAGTCTGAATTATATTCTCCATTCATTTCTCCTTTTGTCATCATATTTAATTCATATACATCTTGTTTTTCTTTTGCTACTTTTGCTAATTTATCAGCTATTTCATTCCAATAATTCCCTGAATGACCTTTAACTTTTCTCAAATCTATTCTATATCCCTTTTGATATAATTCAAAATATTCTTGAATTAAATCAAGATTTTCTGGAATTTTATTATCTGCTTTAAGCCAATTATTTCTTTCCCATCTAAATATCCAATCAGTTAAAGTATTAACACTATAAGCACTATCACTATAAACAATAGGATAATATTCTTCTGGGAGTTGCTCAAAAATTTTTTCTTTTACTCCAAATTTTTTTAAAACATAAATAATAGCTTTTAATTCTTCTCTATTATTTGTTGTGCTTTGACAACCTTTAGAATAATAATAAACTCCTAAATCGTCAATTAATCCTACTACGCCGAAACCGCCTGTGGCGTAAGTTGATCCATTGCCGCTACAAGCGCCATCAACGTAAAATATCATTTTAAATCGTCCTCCATTAAGGATTCTATTGTCATTCCGTCTAATTTTATCATAATATTATTTTGAGGGAACATCTCTGATAAATATTTGCCCCATTGAGAAGCTACTTCTATATCTACTTTATCAGGATCAATTGTTAAGAATACAGTTTCACCTTTTTCAGGCTTAAAAGCACTTAACATAACTTCTTTGTCAAATAATTTAACAGTTCTTTCTTCTTTAGACATCGACATTTGCCCTCCAAGCATTCTCTTCAATAAACTTTTTACGGGGGGTAACTGCTTGTCCCATAAGATCATTAAAAGTCTGAGCAACTTCTTGAAGATCATCCATCGTAATAAGTTTTAAAGTTCTTGTTTCTGGATTCATAACGGTTTCAGCCATTTCACTCGGATCCATTTCACCAAGACCTTTCATTCGACCGAGTTCAAAATTTCGTTTAGTTGTTTTTCTAAATTGCTCAAGTTCTGCATCGTCTTTAAGATACCGGAATGTAGTGCCCGCAGTTGCCTTATAGAGAGGGGGTACTGCTGCATATATATATCCTTTTTCGATGAGTTCTGGAGCGAATTTCCAAATGAAAGTGAGGAAGAGCACACGGATATGAGACCCATCTACATCCGCGTCAGCTGTGATAATAATTTTTCCGTATCGCAGTTTATTTTCATCTACAATGACTTTGCCATCCTTTATCTCCAATCCAAATGCATCAATCATAGCACTAATTTCTGCATTTCCTAATGCTTTATGCAAATCTACTTTTAAAGTGTTAAGAATTTTGCCTCTAACTGGCAAAACAGCCTGAGTAGTTCTATCTCTTGCTTCTTTTGTGCTGCCTGCAGCGGATTTACCCTCAACAATAAAAACTTCACATTTCTTTCTATCTCGAGAACTTGCATCAGCCAAAGTTCCTGGCAATACAGCTCTCTTTTTAATATCCTGTTTTCTAACTGTTTCTTTTGCTTTCTTAGCTTTTTCTCTCGCTGCTCGTGCAAGTAAAGCTTTATCAACAATAGCTTTTGCGTCATTAGGATGTGTTTCAAACCAATTTTTAAGTTCCTGTGAAGTAAGACGTTGAACCATAGTTCTTGCTTCACTACTGGAAAGAACTTCTTTAGTCTGACCAGAAAATACAGGATCTGGCATAATAAAACTTAGCACAAGAGTTAATCCTTCTTTAAGTTCTTCGCCGGTAAGGTTAGTATCTTTATCTTTAAGAAGTTTTTTCTCTCTTGCATACTCATTAATTGTTTGGGTTAAAGCTGTTCTAAAACCAGTTAAATGAGTACCACCTGTATTTGGAATTGAGTTTGTATAAAGTTTATATGTATCGGAGTAACTATCATTATAGTCCATAGCAATTTTAACTCCGATTCTATCTTCTACTTTTTCAGCGTAAAAAACAGAAGTTAAAACATTCTTTTTCTGATTTAAGTCTTTAATATAATCAAGAATACCATTCTGAGAAGTTATATCTTCAGATTCTTTATCTTTATACTTGAAATGAAAAACCAATCCAGGAGAAAGATAAGCTAATTCTTGTAAAGTTTTTCTTAAATCGTTATAATCAAGTGTTATACCTTCTTTAAAAATTTCTTCATCAGGCATAAATTGAATTCTTGTTCCATGTTGATAATCATTTGTTGTCTGCCAATCTCTAGTAATAACTTCACCAGAAAGCCGACCTCTTTGAAAGCAAGCAATACAATTTTTGCCATCTCTTACAGAAGAAACATTAAAATAATATGAAAGAGCATTAGTAGCTTTTGCACCAACACCATTCATGCCACCCGATGTATTATATCCTGTTTTACCTTCACTATCGAATTTTGCACCAGTATGTAATTTTGTAAAAACATTGACTAATGTTTCGCTGCCGTCCTGTGCTTTTCCAAATGGAATGCCGCGTCCATTATCAATAATATCGAGATCATCATCTTCACCTACAATAACTGAACAACTTGTACAATACCCATTTAAATATTCATCTACTGCATTTGAAATGATTTCGAGAGTAATTTGCTTTACACCTTCCGGCCCAGTACTACCAATATACATACCAGGTCTTAGGCGAATGGCTTCAATACCCTCAAGAGTTTTTATATCTTTAACTCCATAATTTAATAAATCTTTTTTAGCCATTCGTTAATCTCCAAATATTTTATATCTTATTATTTTATAAATATATTATACCATATGTTTTTTTAAAAATCAATCAAAAAAAATTATGGGAGAGATATTTCTATCTCTCCCAAAAAAAAAATTAAACTTTTTTAGTATATTTTAAAGAAATCCATCCTGCGCCAGACTTCAATTTACCCCAACCATTTTTTTCTGCAACAATAGTATAAACGCCTCTATCTTTAATAACATCAGTCTTTTTAGATTTTGAAGATGGCTCTTTACGAACATTTAAAGCATCTGCTACAATTTTTACTAAATAAGGATTAAAAGCTTTATCAGCGGCTTTTTGAGCAGCTGTTTTTTCTTGATAAAGAGCTTCTAATTTTGCTTTTGATGCAGGACCATAAATACCATCAATTAATAATCCATTATCAGTTTGGAATTTTCTTAAAGCAGAAAGTGTAGCATTACCAAAATCACCATCTGCACCCCATTTTCCACAGCTGTATCCACAAGCAATAAGCATTGTTTGCATTGTTTTTACTGCATTTCCGCTCATATTAATATTTAAATAATTTTCAGAATGAACAGTAACAGTATTTGTTGGAGTAGTTATTTGCTCAGATGTTGTATTTGAAGTATTATTATATAATACTCCATAAGTGATATTCGTAGCTGTATGATGATTATCATTAAGAAGAATATCTCCAGGTTTTAAATACTTATCATCAACAAGATATTTACTTTCTGTTAATACTGTGAAGCCGGCGTTTTTGAAGCTATCTCTCATATTACCAGTATAAGTTGCTTTAACATATTTTAAAGCATTAATATTAAATAAAAAACCAACAGCTTTTACATTAGCAATTACTCCAGCAGAACAATCGGCTTCGCAAGCTTTTGTAATTTTTGAAGGATCATATCCAACAGCCTGTAATTGATTCCAATAAGTATCTCTTTGTCCTTGATCATATCCTATTTTATCATTTAAAGCAGCTTTAATCCCTAATTCAGCAATTTTCATAGCCACTTTTTCATCAGGATATCTTAATACACAACTCCAAGGACGATTATACCAAGTACGTAATCGCCATTCATTTCCTGTTTGATCTCCAGCTTGACCTCCACTAATCTTTCCATTTTCATCTCCTCCACTATTAGAAATGTAATGGGTAGAACTAGTTAAATATTTATGGAAAGCTGAATCTATAAATTTTAAAATATCTGCATTTTCTTCTTTTGGAGTCTCAATAACTGCAGCAGCTTTTTCTCCAGCGAATTGATCAAAATAATTTTGACCATATGAAGCTCTCTTATCTTTTACAGCAGCACTTTGATCTGCTGGGGCTTCAAATTTAGTTAATACTATATCAGATGCTTCTTTAACAGTTTTTGCTTTTTTCAAAGTAGATAAAATTGTTGAATAACCTTGAAGTTCTTTCCATAAAAAACCAAGCTATCCTTCAAGATCTCCAATAGAAACTTTCATATTTACAGTATAATTATATAAATCTCTTTTTCTAGTCCAATATGTCCATTGTGCAAGACCATAACCTGCAGTATCATGAATAAATCCATTATAAGTTCCTCGATCAACTGCTTCTGTATAACTATTATCATTAAAACCTAATCTAGTTTGAAAACTATCTTGAAGATTTTTTGGATTTAAAGCAGATTCTGCATATAAATTTCCCATTAATCCAGCTGTACCATATTTATTACCAATTTTAGGATATAAATAATTCCAAATTTTTTCAGCGTTTGTTTTGCCTGTTAAAGCCATATAAAATCCTCCTTTAAATCAAAAAGAGTTGAGATTTCTCTCAACTCACATTTTGTCTGCAATATTTGCTATTTGCGATCTATGTATTTTTTGTAATTTTATTTCACCATAAATATCAGAACCTCTAAATATTTTAGATGCACGTTTCATTCCATTATAAAAATCTGCGTACATAGGTAAATCAACTTGTGCGTCAGTATCACCATCAATAATACATATAGAATCTTCTCCAATACGCTGAAGAGCAAGTTTCATCATATTAATATCAAGGTTCTATGCTTCTGAGATATATACACCTGCGCTCATTCCAGAAGTATCATAACCTCTAATATCACTTAATGGTAATAATATAAGAGTTTCATCTTCAATTAATCTCTCAACTTCAACTCTACTTCCTATTTTACTAATAAGTAAATTTCCAATTTGTGAATCAAGAAGTTTCTCATCTCTTGATCCAGGATAAAAACCCAACTTAGCAGAGTTTTTAGTTGCGACAGTATTACAAAAAATAACTATTTTATCTATATCTCCCTTTTCTAATTTATGGAATAAAAATCCAAGAGAAAGGAAAGTCTTACCTGAGCCGGCAGGCCCAGTAATCATCGTTATTTTATTTTGAAATAAACTATCAACAGCTAATGCTTGATAAACATCGCCGGCGTATGCTTTCATTTTCTTGCCGAAATGCTTAGATGGAAAATCTGAATATCGAAGTTGTCTATATCCTTCTCCAGTCCAGCATAACCTGTCAACAATTTCACCTTCAGTGTTTCTAATAATTAGATATTCATTATTATATAATCCATAACAATTAGTATCATGATTAGAATAAAATAATGCCATATCTTCTTCTGACATTTTAAGGTCTAAATAACCTACATAAGAGTTATCATCTACTTCGACGGAGATTATAGAATCTTCTCCAAAAAATAGATTAGCAATACGTTTTAAACTTAAATCATTAGTAACAAAGATAGTTTCATCAGGATGTCGGGTATTATCATAATCGACAGCTGTCATTAAAATTTTTATATCATTGTTAATTTCTAAATCCTTTTCTTTTGCAGCTTTTAACATGCTATTTTTAAAAATATGAATGTCATATTTCTCTGGATTTCGTTCTAACAGTTCAAGTAAAAATCTTACTGCTTGTTTTACTTCTGGATCTTTATCTGCTGATGTTTTAATATATTCTAATTCACTTAAACAAATAGATGGAATTATAATATTTTTGTAATCTTCAAATAAAGTATACGCTTCGAGTATTAAGCTACTAGTGTCAAATACATAATAATTTTTCATTCGTCATCCTCATCCTCTTCATCGTCACTATGAGAAGGAATATGGAAACCCATTGCAAAGGTTTGCTATGGCTCTTTGTTTAATTCCTCCTTATACTTTTCGATTGCTTCATTATATTTTGTCATTTGAACAGCTTGTTTCCCAAGAATTAATTGTAAAAATCCCTAAAGAACTTCACCGATTCCAGACAATATAGGAAATATTATTTCATAGAATAATATACCAAAAAGAAAAAATTTTAATTCTTTCATCCGGTTCTCCTTTCTATTTTTTAATTCCTATATAAGATGAAAAAAGTAAGGTTTTTATTATTAAACTTTGGCCTAATTCCTTTCAGAACGATTCTTTCTTATTTTATTATAAAAATCTGCTTTATTCTACATATACTGATTAAGATTTGCTTTTTGTAAAGCTATCGTATTTTTAATAAATATTAAATCTTGTTCATAATTTTTAATTTGTTGTTCTAACATTCTATATTCATAAGAATTTTCATTAAAATGTCTACTTTGATTTATTGCATATTTTGCCTATTTAAGTGCAGCAAGCCCTGGTTTAATTTCATTATCACGAATTCCTTTAGACTATGCTATATGAGCACGATATTCTGCAATGGTAAGTCCCGTTTTTTCACTTTTCATATCCTAATCTTCTTTACTACACCAAGCGAAACCTTGATAGATTTTACCTTTGTCATGAATCGTACAAATTGACATTCCAATAATGTCATTATATTCATAGGTTATTTTACCCATCATAACTCCTTTTTCTTTTTATTATATCATTAAAAATAAACAAAATCAAAAAATGTCCAGCTTAAGTTTCGCTGGACATATCAATTTGATTTATATAATTCTCTAAAGTCTTTTTCATGTCATCTTCAACAGCAAATGCAACTTTGTCAAAATGTAAATCAGGTTCTTTAGGTTTTTGTCCCCATGCAAGCATTAGTTCATAATAAATTTTTTCTTGTATATCATGATTTAATGCTTCTTCTACAGCATCTCGCCACTCATTAAATTTTCCCATTAAAGTAAATCTTTACACTCCTTTACTTTTTTTTCCATATCATAAATGATCTGTTCCAGAGATACCAACTCACATCCATGAGAATCCATGCCAACATGATACATAAAAGGATATTCGAGATAAAAATTTGTTTTTTGATGCGTATGTCCAAAAAGATTGAGTGTACATTGTCTCAGTGTTTCTTTTTCAAGATTGGAAGTAATTGTTGGAAAGTGGCTCATGTAAAAATGATAGCCACCAAGCTTCTTCCGAAGCGCCCACTGTATATCTTCTACGTTCCAACAATTTTTGTACATTTCAATCCTCTTATCAGTATCATGGTTTCCTGCAATGATATGAATATGACCTGCAAGACGCTCAAGATAATGAATACCATTTTCTGGTCCAAGCATTACATCACCCAGATGATATACTTCATCATCGGGCTGTACAACCTCGTTCCAACGCCGCACGATATATTCATTCATTTCATCACAAGAGTTGAATCCACGCACCTTCCATACGAATTCCTTATTATGATTAAAATGAGTATCAGAAGTAAACCAAATCATTTATTCACCTCTTTCTACAATTTCAAGAATTGAAGAATATTTATATTTTTCTCCATCAGCAGGCGGTTCATAGCTCATAGCCATCCGGCGAATGACCGAACGCGGCACATAAGCGCGCCCACTACGTTTCTCATTATTTTCCAGACATTTCTGTACTCCTGGATAAGAAAATACAGGAATGATCTGAGTATCAGGATCAAGATGAAGAGCATTAAGAGTTTTATTACGAGAGCGCTCATTTAAATGAGTTGCATCTGCAATAACCCAACCTTCACCTTCAGAATCGAGAGCTTCCTGGATCTGTCGAATCCATTCTTTAAAAACATCATTCTCTTTTGAGAAATATTCTTCTTCTTCAGACACCATAGAAAAACGAACAGCATCTCTTGATACCCAAATAGCATTAGGACGATTTTTTATAAAATTTTTAACCCAGTAAGACTTTCCCGCTCCGCTCGGCCCTGACATAAGTAAGAGAGTTTTCTGCTTCATCTTTATACACCCCTTTTTCAAAATTCTTTTTAAACTTTTCTACATCTTCAAGTGATCGACATTCATAGTGATTTATTTCTTCACCACAATATATGCAAAAGAGTTTCTTAAAATGACCTCTCCCATGCTGATGTCCTTTCTTTCTCTGACATGGGATACCTTTGCGACCACATCTTATACAATAAAAATCATGAGTTTCAAAAGATCTCGTTCCTCGTGCCATTTAATCCTCCTATTAATCATAAATCGCTTCAGGATCATAATCCTTAGTATAAAATTTATGCTCTTCAAAAGTATCAAGGTCAAGTAAAACTGTGCAGTCTGTATAAAATGCTCCATTGTCAATGCAACATTTATGATGATCAGCATACCAATAAGCAACTGGCAAAGTAGGAAGCTCATATGGTTCACGGCTAAATCTATGAAGATCATCTACAAGATATTCAATAGGTGTATGCCCATGGACTACTATTGCATCTTCAAGAGCTTCATGCGGCCATCCGTACATAAAATGGCTACGATCCCAGATGAGATCTTCATCTACTGGAAAATCATCATCACCATATGGAGTAAAACCAGCGTGACTCATAAATACTTTTATCCCATCTTTGTTTACATATTCAAGATGAGTTGGTAACGCTTTAAGTCTACGATAATATTTTAAACGAGTTCCTTCATCTTCTTTAGTCCAACCAGTATAAGTAGGTATTCCGCCATTCCAACTTAAAATTTGAGCATCGTGAAAATAGAGAACACTATCTCTTTCCTCTACTGGAAGATGATAATAAATTGTCATGACTTTAATAAGCATATCTTCATGGTTTCCCATAATTACTTTAAACTGGGGATCATCAAGAATAGCTTTTACAGTTTCCCAGCAATCAGTGCCACGATCTCCCATATCGCCCAAAAAATAGACTATATCCTCAGGTTTAAGGAAATCTTTAATCTGTTTATAAAGTTCCATCATCCCATGAAGATCAGAAATAGCATAAACATGCCCCATATTAAAACACCTCCTTTACCGGCCTCCATTTAACTTTAGTCCAATCGGTAGTGTCATTTTTTACAGCATCAATGTCATCCCAAACCCCAGAATCCTGGACAATAAAATTATTGCCCGCTTCAAAGAGTTTCCATCCAGTTCCATAGTTGCTGATTTCAAAACCATGATAAAGACCAGTTTTCTTATCTCTGATCTCAATCCAGCATCTCAATTCTCCACCAGATCCATCTTCAAACTCTTCCCAATTCGCATCAACCTGGTGGACATAGAACCGGCCTCTCCAAAGATTATCTTCAAGCAAATTCTTATTCAGTGCCCGAGTATACTTATTGATCTTCTTTTGCGCTCTTTTGCGAAGTTTTCTCATAAATAACACTTCCTTTCTTTATTTTCTATATATATTATAATATATTTTTATAAAAAAATCAAAGGAGAGACTATATAGTCTCTCCTCTTTATATTATTCAGCGTTATCATTGAGTGATAAAATTGGCATAGTTTCTCCACCCATAACCTGGGGATAACTTCCATTCCATTTATCAATTTTCTGCTTTTCAATCAGTTCTGGGGTAAGTGAATCTGCAATTTTCTTATTTGCCTGAGCTTCAGCTTCAGCTTTGATTTTAACGGCTTCAGCTTCACCTTCTGCCTTAATCTTAGCTTTTTCAGCATTAATTGTAGCTACTTCTTTTTCCTGTTCAGCAGCAATAAGAGCAACTTCCTTATCCTTCTGAGCCTGAACATTAGCAGTTTTCTGTTCAATCTGCGCAAGTTCAAGTTCCTGCTGTGCGTTTACTTTACGCTGCACAGAAGCTCTTGTCTCATCATCTGCATTAATATCAATCAAACTAACGTTTTCTATAACAATTCCATAAGGTTCAAATTTTGCAGAAATATATTCTGACAATGCGGCATTAAGATTTGCACGTTCATCACCAAGAATCTCTGTAACAGGGTACTTAGCTGTAACTTCTTTTGTCCATGAAATAAGGTTAGGTTTAATAAAACTATCTCTTACATCTTTACCAGACTGTCCCTTAAAACGAGTAAATAATGAAGTAACAGATTCGGCATTATATCTATAAGTAAATGTAAGATCAACTCTTAGTCCTTTGCCGTCTGAACTGGGAACCTCAAAGCTATCATCGCCTCTTGAGTCTCCATTTTCACCAGCCGTCAAATAACTCTGTTCAATTCCAATAGAATAAAGAGTAACTGATTTTGTCGGTCCTACCCAATGCCATCCCTGCGTTAGCACTTTATCTTCAATACCACCATTCATGTTATAAACAATACCAACATAGCCGGCCGGCACTTTCTTAGCACCAGAGAATCCTACAATTAAACCAATTACAATAATTACTGCAACAACAATACCACCAATAAAACCATTTTTATTTCTCGTCATTTTCTACCTCGTCAAACATAGCATTTTTTGCATCATTTTTAAATTTATTTGTTACTTTACCAAAGAAGCCAAAGGTAAAGGCTAAAACAAACCAAAGCCCTCCAGCTCCTAATAAAATTAACAATACTAAAACTGGATTCATAAAGACTCCTTTATTTATCAAAAATCTTGAAATTCATATTCTGCATCGTATTCTTTAATAAGTTCTCTGAATCTATCTCGATTATTACCGCTATCTCTTCTAGCTTTTTCCATACAAGCACTACAGCAAATAGCCCCAGAAGTACCGATTGAAGTAGGTACAAATTTGTAATAAAAACTACCACCTATTGCTCCCATTTTAGCAAGGCGAGATTCATTATCTGGAGCATTATGCTGATTAGTCCAATGTTGATCTTCCCATTTTCTAATAGCTTTTTGTTCTTGCTCGGTAATAGGAAAACCTCTATGATAATCAGCTTCCATAAGATCTCGATCGGCTTTCATTTTCTTTAATTCTTCATTTTCCCAATGGAGATCTTTTAAAGCTTCATTTTCTTCTGCTTGCCGTTCAGCAAAAACAAAAACATCTTCAACAAGATTTTTTATCTCAGTTAAACAGTTGTCTAAGCCTTGATAATCATGATATTTGCCATCAAGATATGAGGAAAAGCCTCCTCTAAATACCTAAGATCTTTTCCAATCTGCGAAATTAAAACCTTTTCCCATATAATCTCCTTACCATTTACGTCGATTAAGTCCTTCACTTAACCAAACACCACCAAGTAAACCAGCTACTCCTGTAGCAACACCTACAGCAAAAACAATTACATATTTCATTTATTATACCTCATGCATAGGAATACCGACATATGGGTTCCATCCAAGCATACACAATTCTGTATCAGAAATTGAATCATAATGATAAAACATACATTCTTCACCAATGCAAAGATTAAAAGTTTCATGTTCAATGACTGGCACAGGAACATGATCTGGACCAATTAAATCATAAGTAATTTCTTTATCCTTACTAAAAGGACATTGACGAGGATTTTCTAAATTTAATTTTCCCATTAATTTAAAACCTCCTTTTGAGCTAATCGGCCCCTTTCTTCAAAAACCAAACCCATTTTGAAGAAATCTTCTTTTGAACAATAGTTAGCGCAACAACCGCGCATCATAACACTGTAATCAGTATCAACATCAGACATTTCAATAATAAAAACTTTTTTACCTTTTCCAAAAGCATAACCAGCTTCCCAGGCGGTGCCAGCAGTGCCTTTACGACCATAATCACAAACGACAATCCAATCAGCATTATCAATAGCGACAACATCAAGAGCAAAGATACATCTTGCCCATTCGCTCATAGACATACCCCAAGCATTGGGTACTCCATGTTCTTTGGGATCATAAAGAGATATATTCATACAACTCTGAAGTATATCTTTTACTTTTTGAATTTCTGTTGTTACTTCAGTGGAGGCCCCCACAATGGGGGCCGCGAGATAAACTTTTATCATTCCTGTTCCTCCACGAGCTCCTGAGCTTCTTCCATATCGGGAGCTTCAGCGGTCGCTTTGACAATTCCCTCAAGGACTTTGAAGCTAAAATTTTTATGTTTATAAGCAGTAAATTTCGGTCTATTTACAATTCGGCAAACAACACCTTCACGCACATGAGTTTTCCCAACAGGGTCAGGTCCGTCATAATAACGCTCAGCGATTTGACGGATGTATTCTCCAGGAGTGGTTTTATGTCCTTCTCCTACTTCATCAAAATTTTCAAGATCAAAAACAATTGGAAGGTCTTCATCTTTAATGAATCCAGTCCAGAAAGGAATTACTGCTTTACATCCCATCTGTTCGCAACGATAACGCATGAAGTCAGGAGTATATTCTACAATATCACCATCTTCATTAGTCATAGTCATTCTATATACATAGAAATCATTTACAGGAACTTTCTGCTGAAGAGCAAAATGACCTTCATCATCTCGTCCATATACAGTTTTCAATCCGTCAGGATCACAACCATAAGAGAAACGAGTAATATCACCATACTGTTTTACAAACTCTTTATCATTAAGTTTCTTATTATCAGCATCTCCCATGATCGGGCGACCGCCATCAGTAAATCCTACTACTTCATAATAAACGGCTTCACCTTTATGAAGTTTTCCTTCGAAGAATTTTGCAGATTTCTCTCTGAAAGAGTTAGATCCATAGAATCCACCCTCTTCAAAGTCATCAAGTACAGTTCTACGAGTTCCAGTCACATAACCCCAGTCATAGATAGGAGTTCCTTCTCTACGAAGGATTCTATCAAGCAGAGTTCTTTTATATCCCTGGAATTTCGGCACATATGCAGTACGCTGAGAAGTACCATGCATTTTCAGAGTAATCTCTACGAGATCTCCTACTTTAAAAGCATCCATGTTGTATGCAAGCTGCTCAGTGTCAGCATGTTCTACAAACAGAGGCGCAATCGGCACTCTTTTCTTACGAGTACGATTTCCTTCTTTCTTCGCACTGGCAGTATGCACATGACCTTTCGGAATATATTTCTGGCAGATATGATGCCCATTTACAATAGTAATAGTATCTCCAGGATTCAACTCATCCAGATTTACTCCAGTGTAAACAAGACAAGAAATCGGCAGAAAAAGTCCATCAGATTTCTCTCCGCGCAGACGAATAGAAGTAACATTTCTTTTATCGGGATCCATATAACCACCGATATTCTTTCCATTCTCGTCTTTCTTACGAAGAAGGTTATTCTGTTCTGCGAACTCTACAGAAAGCTGCCCATCAGTCGGAAAATAAACGCCAATTTCACCCTCTGCATAATCAAGAGACACGCAAACAGTATTACCGAAGCATTCTCCCAAAAGCAGGCGATCAGCATTCGGATGTTTATGAAGATTTTTCAAAGTAGTTACATATCCACAATAAGACATAAGTTACTCCTTTCTTAGTTTTTAATCAATACCCATTTATAATTTCTATATTTCTTTTTAGGATCGTTGTTTGATCTACGAATTCCGCGAGCGATAGTCTTTAAACTGGTTTTATCTCTTTCTTCTCCTTCTGGGATTTGTTCATAGCACCACTTAACTGCAGCTTTAAGAGAAGGATATGTAGAAACTACTTTTCCACCTTTCATTCTATGAACAGTATAAGCACCATCTTCTGAAATAGAAGGAGCTTCATCATTCACTTTCTTAGAGAACATCATATCCTGATATTCAGGGAAAACATTAAATTCAAGAGGATTATTATGAATGTTAATAAAAACCTCTCTTAGCATAAAAGCATCTTCAAGAGCATTATGCTGCTGAATTAAATCTCTTCCCACATAATGATTGAAAACTTTCTGAAGTCCAATATTTTTATTCAATCCAAAATGGGCTTTAACTTCCGGCCCATAATCCTGCATATCAGTGTAAAGATAAGAAAGCATTGTGGCAGCTTTAAAATCATGACATTCGTTAAAGTTATGTTTTACAAAATCCTTATCTGAATTACCATAACAATAAAAATGCGGAAGTTTCCCATCTTTAGTTTTTGTTAAACACCAGTCATACATATGACCAAAAACTTCTTCTGCTGTTGGAGCTTCTGCTACAGCCTGACTGGTAATGCCTGTGAGATCTGTTATGAAAGGAGTGACTTTATGAGTCGTATAAACTAAAGAATAAAACTCCCCGCCATCCTCTGAACAACATCCAACAGAGATAATTCCATTTGAAAATTGTGTTGCTTCAAAATCAATAAAAAAATTCATTCAAATACCACCTCTCCGTCAAATTCATCTTTTAAATCAGTAATACTCGATGGATCAAGCCAATCCTTCCATTCTTCAATATATGGTTTTAAAAAATGTTTTTGAGGTGCGGTCAAATGGTGCTTCCAAGGTTCATTCCACATAATTATCCAAGAGTGAGAAAAAAATGTAGTCATTGATAAATGAACCCATCCATGCTTTATTAATATATCATCACAATGGATATCTTCATCAGTATAACCATATTCAGAACAAAGTTCTTCTGCTGCTGCAATATGATCTAAATATTCACACTCATGCATTTTTCCTTCTGGAGACAACCACCCTAAAAGAAACATTTTAAAACCTCTTTTCATACTTTCTATAAATATTATAATATATTTTTATAAAAAAATCAATAAAATGGGAAGATTACTTGTCTTCCCATTCCTTACAACCAGTTTGATGTACATAATCGGCAGCTTCTGCGTATGAATGATAATTCTTATCGAGAATTGTATAATCATATGCGATCATCCAATATGAACTAGCTTCATCAAACAAAATAAAAACATCTTTACCTTTCGGATCTTTAAACTGATGTCCATTAAATGTTCTCATAAGGTACTCCTCCTATTAACCATTTTTCAGCAATAGATTTATCTGTTTTTTGCCATCTATCCCAGATATCTTCAAGAGTATCATCTCTCTGGAAGAACTGTTCTACATACCATTTTTCAATGCGATCTGCATGAAAATGCCCAAAAAGCCAAACATGATATTTAATTGCACATTTTACATCATCAAGCCAATTTTCAGTTGATTTATCTATTGTGCTTTGATCCATACCAGGAATAAAAAGATCAACTGGCTCCCAGGCTCTTGGGCAAGTATGTGTTAAAACAAAATCAAATTCTTTATCTTTTATATTATTAAAAATTATTTCTCTTTCATTGGCGTCTAATTGTTCGTTTTCGAACCATTGGTATGGATATCCTCTAGCAATTCGGTAATACTTATCCACAGAATAAGCTCCACCAATGACAAGACAGGAATGAATACCAATAACATACTCGCCGCCATCACGAAAATAATGAATGGCAGGAAAATTTGCATCAATTCCTACAATTCCATCCACGTTTGCATCATAATCCCACTCGACTCCCTCACAGTCTTCTGGGCGTGCTTCATGATTGCCACGAACTAAATAAAATTGATAACCACTATTCTGAAGTTTCTTTTTAGCACTGGTATCTCTCTTATTCATGTAATAATTTACACCAGCATCACCAAGGATAATCACCGCTGTAGTTCCATCTCTAGGATATTTATACTCAGCAAAACGGCTCATATCTCCATGACAATCACCTGTCACAACCCAAGTATTAATCATTAGTAACAACTCCTTTTTCACAAAATATAAGGTATAGCAGGAAGATATTTATTTTTTAATTTGTCTGTTAAAGTATCTGTTAAGAGAAGATGATCTTTCATATCGGCTCTTTTTACAATTAAGCCCATTTGGCTATGGATTCTTTTAATGTAATCCATATATTCTTCTCCTTCTCTTTTGGAGAGTTCTGCTATCCAATTTATAAAGTATTTAGGTAATCCGGCTTCTTCAAGTTCTTCAAAAGTACATTCTGTATCTTCTACAACATCATGTAAAAGAGCTACAACAAATATATCTTCATAATTATCAATACCAGGATATTCAAAGTAATCATAATCTTCCATAGCATATTGAGCAACTCTCATTGAATGAGCAAGTTTTTTTGGTGGAAGATATTTATTTGCGATTGTTAAAGCTATAAGACAATTCCCATTCATTAATTATATCACCCTTTCTATATAATAATTATAATATAATTTTAAAATAAAATCAAAAAAAGAGAATAGATGCTTGGTCTATTCTCTTTGTGCGTGTGTTTATTAATTGTTCCCCCTAATTCCTATAGGAATTATATCAAAATTTTTAGTCAAAGTCAAGTCTCTCCTACAAAGATGAGACGGTCAACATACTCTCGCATTTCACCTTTCAAAATAGGCATTTCACTATCTAAATACCAACCATCTTTCCCTTTAAGCGCAGCAGTACCACGTTTTGCTACGATAGGAAAGTCATTCCAGTTAATATTTTTCTCAGTAAGCAGTTTATTTTGAATATCGTTACAAGATAAGCCATGAAGCTGCTTATGAGAAAAATTCGCTTGCCCTACCATCTGAATAGAGTTTCGAGTTGCATCAAGCTGACGCCAGTAGATGAGATTAGTTACTTCTTCTTTTGGAATATTAAAGCAACGAGCATCAAACATTGCGCCTTTTTCAGCAGATTTTCTTAAAGCACTCCAATATTCTCCAACTTTTACTTCAGCAATATTGTAACGCTGAGGGAACCAATAATCATTAGTTTTTTGATCAAAAACCTTATTAAACTTCATAGTTGCCATAGAAGCAGCAATACTACAAAGCTTCTGGACTTCATAATCAAACCAAGCACAAGTTTCAAGTTTGTCATAGTCAACAAGAATTAAAGTAATCTCATCAGATTGAGTATAGCCGAAAACACACCCCTGGATATTCTCACAGAGATATTTCATAGTTTCCTGCATACTCTCAATTAAGATCCAATCAAAAGGCTTTTTAAATCCACGAGTGAAAGTATGAAATGCCTTACCATCAATCCGAATCGCAACAGGCATTCGCCGCACGAGACGAGTTTTAGAAACATTTTCATAATTTTCTTTCATCCGTTTTCCAAGATCATCATGTACTGGCATTTTCTTCCTCCCATTTGCTTCTTTCTGAACAATATTCTATAATACCTTCAACATTTTCAAGGTTTTGATTTTCTTTAGCTATATCTAAATAATATTGTGCAAGACATTCTATGTCAATATCATCAAGTAATCCATCTTCAGTAATCTTGCCCAGAAATCTAAAATATTCTTCCATATGAGGATCTTCATCAATAGCCATTTGAATAAAATCTTGTATCGCTGTACTATACCAGGTCCAATTATCTACGCCTCCGGCTTCAAGAGCTTGTAGATAAAGACTTTGAGTTATAAGTTCAAAATAAGTCTTTTCATCTATTTTTAGCCGCATATATTTTATTTCCTTTTTCTTATTTTCTATATATATTATAATATTTTTTTGTAAAAAAATCAATTTGAGAATTTTGGACAAGATATGATAACAATTTTTATTCAAGTTTTAAATTACTATGAAGGAAAATAAACAAAAGGAGGGCAATGATTTTTGTTTGATTTTATTGTAAAATATTGGGTTGAATTTGCCTTCGGACTTTTGGTAGCTGGTGGTGGTTGGTTTATAAAGCGATATTTTAGTTTAGAAAATCTTCGCCGCCAGAAAGAGCAAGATGAATTTTATAATAGAATAAAAGGTGAAATCAACAAAGAACATGAAAGTTCTAAAAGAGATGACATTGCTCTCCAAAATGACGTAAGCGCACTTACAACTGTATTAGACTCTCTTAAACGAGGGTTACTTTCTGTTCAGGGACGATAGTTCAAAGCAGATTGTCGAAAATTATTAGATCCAAATCATGTTATAACGATTGAAGAATTTCAACAAATTAATGAAGATCATGAAGCTTATCATGCACTTGGAGGCAATCATAATGGCGATGCACTATTTGAACTCGTTCGTAAAAAAGCAGAAGAAAAAATTGATGTTTCAGAGATAGATTAAAAAATGGGACGTATTATATAAAAATAATACGTCCCATTTTTTTTATTTATCCACAAGAACCATCTTCATTTGTTTTTTCAAATTCTCGCATTGCTGTTTCAAAGACTATGCCGCCTTCAGTATTTTCTTTAGTTGATTTTAGTGCATAGATTCCAAATCCAATAACTTCAGCTACTACAGTAGTAATAAGTGCCATTAATGGAGAAAGATCTGGTGATAAAATACCTTCTGCAGCAAGGCCCAATTCACGATAAATTACCCATATGGTAAATAATTCTATAATAGTACAATTTATAAATAAAAACCATATTAATAATTTAGAATTAGCTATTTTATCTTTCTTTTCTTTAAATTTTTCTTTTAAAGATTTACGCTCTGCTTTAATTTTATATTCACGTTCGAGAATTTCTTTTTCTTTATTCCAAATTTTTTCTTGGGATAGAACATATCTTTCTTTTTCTCTAAGAGTCATTATAACTCCCCCTTAATCATATTCGATATAACTGTCATAAACATATCCAATTAATCCATTTGTGTTAATATGTATCCAATGACCTTCTTTTTTACCATCTACTTCAAATCTATTTCCTTTGTTGAATTTTCCTATAATTGTTCCATTTGGAGTTTTACGAATATTTAGATCATCGACTGAAGAAATTGCTGTTCCAATAGCTTTCCAATCAGATGTAGATTGTTGTTTCTTTGGTAGAACAAATTTATCAGGTAAATTATAAGCTGCTACAAATACTCTATTAGACCATTCAACAAGTTTTACATTCTTATAAGGCTGAACATATTTAATTCTTTCATTGCTGCCAGTGTCATATTTATCACAAGTATCTTTACTAGAATTATAGCTTTTTACAATGAAAACATGATCTATATAATTATGATCAGTTTGTCTTACTGCGACTACTGCTCCAGGTTTAATGTCTTTTTTCTTTGTTACTTTAGTCCATCCATGAGAAGTTAAATAAGAATCTAAAGTACCACAAGTTTCTCCACCTTTTCTTTGGTCTGTAAAGCCCAAATTATATAATGTTCTTGCTATTAATCTATCACAACTAATTTTTTTATCTTCACAAGGAATTTGTGAATGAGAATCTCCATAAGTCCATTTACTTGTTCTTGCCATATCTACAACTTTTTTAGCTTCATTTAGAAATTTAGTCTAAGTATCAGAAAGCTTTGTTATAGTGGGAGTAACAGATGAACTTGATTCATTAATTGTTTTTCCAATAGTACAATAACTAGAATTGGCTAAATAAATCCATCCTGCACCAGATTTTAATTTGCCCCATTTCCCAGAAACTTGAACGATAGTGAATATACCTTTTCCGGTATAGCCGTTTGAGCTATAAGAAGTGCTTGGGCCAGATCTCATATTTAAGTCATCAATTAAAACTGTAACACTAAAAGGCGTTTTTGGATAATTACTATTAGTATTATTATTCACTGGTGTTGGAGTTGGAGTCGGGGTAGGAATAACCTAAGCGGCACTATTTGGAATAGTAATAGTTCCATCTTTTCTATATTGAGCTAAATTAGCTTTAAATTGATCCCAAGTCCAAGAAGTCTTTCTTCCATTATTTTTTACATATGGATTCGGGCAAATTTTACCAGTAACATCATAATGGCGAATAACATGATCCATAGAAATTCCATATTCATCCATTAACTTACTAACTAAGAATACTAAAGATTCTTGAGTTTCTTCAGTAAAGTACCAAAGATCACTATCGCCACTTAAATCTCTAGAGGTCGTATCAGCAGCAACACCACATTCAATTCCAATAGAATTATAATTAGTACAAATTTTATGGAAGCTGTGTCCTCCACTTCCTTGAAGGCCGCCGCCACACTACCATACAACAGCAGTTCGAGGATTAGCAGCAAGATAAATTGACCCATCACGTTTAATATTATAGTGACCACCATATCCTCCTCCATACAGATATGGATTATCGGCATTCGGCACACCAAGATAATGAACTACAATAAACTTAATTGGATTACCATCACGGCTTGCCGGCACTTCAGATTTATTAGAAGCTGTTATATCTATAATAGTTTTATTTCCAATTTTCTTTACGTTTGTACTCACTTTATTTTCCTCTGTCTTTCCTCCTGGAACATAATTACTTGCAGTGACTTTACTTAAATTATCATATTTCGTAAGGTTATGTTTATTAACAATTCTCATAACTGATGTTGGATATGTACTGCTTGAAGCATATCCTCTACCTGCAACTGTAGCAATTAATGTTGAAGGATCTTTAATGGATAAAACTTCATCTCCGTATTTAGGAGTTCCGCCTTTTCCATAGTTAGAAGCATATTTTAAGAACAATAAGAAATCACAAAAAGATCTTTCTATTGTATCATAAACTCTAAAATTGTCTTTAATGGTAACCATTTTTCCATTATATTCTTCTGGAGTATCTTTCTTCAAACTTTTTCCTTGCCAGACGGTATATTCATTCCAACTAGAATTTAATAATTCTGATTTAATACCAACCATATTGTTTGCATTTAATAAAGCTTCTATTTGAGGATTATCCCAATAACTTCTAATACCATATCCATTTTCTAAACAAGATTGTCCAATTAATACAGAAGGTAAATATCCATAACGTTTACAAGCTTTTTGTGCTGCTTCAGCAATTTTATCTATATATTCTTCTTCTGTCTAACTAATTAATCCAGTATTTTTTATTTGGCTTGAAGAAGAATTATTTCCTACTTTTTTATAAGCTTCAGCAGTATATCCAAAAGGATCACTATATGAACTAGGAAATTCATAAAATGTATAAGTTGATCCATATCTATTTTTTATAATTGTAACATTTTTTTTGTATTTACTTCTATCATTTTTATCAAATGTTTTTCCATTATTTGATACAGATTTAATATCTGATAAACTATCATGCTCATTAATATAAGCAGGGAATTGTCTATTTCCATTTACTAAAACATCTTTTGTCGTAGCAATAGCTTTTGCAGTGGCTGAACCATTATCCATCCAATAAGAGGCTTTTGAAAACCATCCGCCTTCACGAATATAAGTATATATATCAGAATATTTTGTTTGAAGTTCAAATAAATTAGCCATTAAAGAAACTTCTTTTCCAACTACAGATTCTCCATTTTCTTGAACGGCTAATCTTGCTATTCGTTTAATTTTATCATCTGATAAATTATATTTCTTCATTTTTATAAACCCCCTTTATAAAAATTATTTTTACTCTTTATATTTATAAAAAAGGGGCAAATAAAAATAATAAAATATGACCAATAGTTAAAGAATATGAGGAGGAATAAAAAATGAGTTACGATTTAATTAAGTACTTTTTTGAAATTGGGGTCTATGATATTATAGATGTTGCAAATTGCGTAATAAAAAATGAAATTGATGAAAATCAATTTCATTTTATAACAGGCTATAATTTTTAGGCAATAAAAAATAGGGACGAGTGATTTCTCACTCGTCCCTTATTTTTTTTTTATCACTTGATGCAAGCGTAACGCTCACTATCAAGCTTGTCCATCATGAGGTCATATCCAGTCTTGCCAGACATGATTGTCTCAAAGATGGTCGGTGACATTCCAGATACGAAGCTGATCGGACCATTGCCCAACATCGGGATGTTGTTCTGGCGAGCATCAACGTTCCAGAAAATCAGGTGCGGCATTGTGTATCCATAACGTGCCCACTTGCGTGCGACACCTTCCAGGACAGTCTCAACATTGCCAGTGTTGAGATTGGAGCGGGTTCTCCAGCCTCCGCCAACTGCCATGTTAAACTCCATGTCGGAGATAACAATGATGTTCTGCGGCAGGTCGTCCTGAGAACAACCATTTCTGATAGCGGTATCCAAGATCAAGTCGAAAGTCGCCTCGATATTAGTATCGTCCACCAGATTGGTGTCATAGATACGAGCTACCTTATCGCAGAAGTCAACTCCATCAGTTTCGATCAGCTGCGGACGGCTTGCGAAAGAGATGTAGTGATTTGCGAACGGACCCTGTGCCTTCTCAGCGCAGTACAATCCCAGAGAGATTGCTACGTTGATCGGAGCTGCTGCGTCGCCCCGAGTCATAGAACCAGAGGTATCTACGACAGCCAGGCCGTTGAAAGTGGCACCGTCGAAGTAATCAGCAAGGTTATCCCAATACTTATTAACCATCAGACGGTTAGTGTCATCCAGAGCAACGTTGTTGCGACGTCCGCCCCAGAAGCTGCGGGTTCCCATAACCTTCAGTGCTTCTGCAACACACTCGTACGGGTACAAAGTCTTTGCATTGACCTTGGTTGTGGTATCCTTTGCGAATGCCTCATACTTCGCCTTGATGATGTCGCGGCGAGCGAAAGCATTCTTATACTTCAGACCAGCCTTAGACGGGATCTTATCGAACTCGATCTCATCCCAGCGGTTCTCGCTCATCAGACGCTCAAGAACGTTGATGCGCTCACGCAGAATAGACAGAGTCTTACGATACTGCTTATGGTTCATACCCAGGAACTCCCGAGTAATATTACCAAGTCTACGGCTCTCGGAGCTAGAAGTGTTCTCAGACTTCAGCCACTTAGCCAGCAAAGACGGAGTCTTACACTGGACATCCAGCTCAAGCTGATCCTTCATAATCTGCAGTGCTGCGTCCTGCAACGGAGTGCCGACGAAGGTATACAGATCATCCCAGCGTCCGAACTCGGCAACATTGATCAGATTGCGGCGAGCCGCCTCTGTATCAAAAGTAGCCAAGTCACGCATGACGACACGGAAAAATCTACGCTCACCCTGCCCACCACGCACGTCGCGGATGTAAAACAGACACTTCAGCGCATATACCGGATTCTCGGCAAAAGCCTTGCGGAACATCAGAATTACATCTGAGTCGCTGCGGGATCTCATAGCTGCGCCCATAGCAAACATGTCCAGAAGGTCTGAACGAGTAGTCTTATGGGTTACTCCACCATTCTCGGTCAGAGTGTAGTTAGTTGCGTTCTTCATTCCATTAAGCAAAGCGTTCATATCTTTTTCTCCTTTTTCACATTGTTTCCTCTTGGACAAGAGGAACGTTATTTTTTTATTTCTTTTTCAACTTTGTATATATATTATATAATATTTTTTTTAAAAAATCAATTATTTCTTTTTATTAACTAAAATAATTGCTATGTCTATTGCAATAACAACAATTATTATTGCTCCGACAACGCCACCTACAACAAAACCATCAATTACCATAGGCAACACTCCTTTATTTTAATAAGAGGTGGAGGTGGGAGTCGAACCCACTATCAAGGGTGTTGCAGACCCTCGCCCGACCGACGAGCATCTCCACCAGTAGTTATATAGAAATTAATACCGCAATACCAGCCTCCATCTCCATAACAGCTAATTACCTCTTCTTGCTGATTGCCCTCATAGAAATCCTTCCATGTGTTGGGATTTTTTCTATCTTCACCAGCCCATCCGCTTATGAAAATCTTATTATCAATATAGATACCCCAACAACCACAGCAACGATTATCTTTACATCCATATCCATCAGCAAGATATTGAAACATTGAATCTTTATTGGTATATTCTTTTATTTCTTGAAGCACATCTTTTACTGTTGGATTAATAGCATCAAAAACAATTTTGTAACTATTACTTTCTCCAGAACACATTTCTGGATGAGTTCCTGTATATATTACTTGCATATTAATCTCCTTTTAGTGGGTGACCCAGGACTCGAACCTGGATGCTCATCGAGCGACGGATTTTCAGTCCGGTGATGCTGCACGAACCATTTACAAGATTCTAAACGCGGTCCGCTGTGTATGCCAATTCCACCTGTCACCCAAAATAAAAAAATGGGCGGGATGCCCCGCCCGGCGAGACACTTAACACAATATTTAGGAATATACCGCAGCTATAATTCCTAAATTTTTCATTTTCCAAAATTTAATATATTTATATGCTTATTAAGATTTAAAAAAAGATGTTATGTGTTTTGCTGTTTGTGTCTCAATTACCAAATTAAAAATTATTCCTAAATTCCCGTTATTTAGGAAGTAGTAGCAGTCAATCTAAAAATTTTGCTATCATATTTCGAGAACCTAGCTACTTTTAATAGAGACTGTTTGTAATTAAATTTGAACCCAATCAAATTTATAATTTTCTTCATAACTGTTAAAATATCTAAAATATTTGCTGTAAGAAGATTTGCTGTATGGTTCTCAGAGAGCGCGTAACGGGAATCGAACCCGTATCAGATGCTTGGAAGGCACCGATGTTAACCGTTACACCACACGCGCATAAATGTTGGGCCTTTCACCCAACTGGTTTTTTGAAAGGGTGCTTACTCAAAAGAGAGGGGAATGAAAGTTTTCTTAACTTTCTAATATAATTATACAAAATTTTTTAAATTTTGTCAATTAAAAATTTTTTCAAATTCTGTTTTATAAATACTATTAAAATGATCCCATTGACAAATTTGTTCTGGGTAACAATCAAATAAAAATGGAAAACAACTTTCTTCTCGTTTTAATTCTCGTAATAATCCTCGATTACTATTTATTAATTGAATTAAATATTCCCAAGCAGATTTAACTACATTTGGACAAAGATGCGGATTAGAAATAGTATTTATTTTTTTTAACTCTAGTAAAAACATATTGGATAAAGTATAAATATTTTCTAAATTTAAAATAAAATCTTCTTTAAATTCTAAAGTTAAATGAAGATCATAATTTAAATATTCTTGAGTTTCAATACTTTTACATATAATATAATTACAAATTGGTAATAATAAATTTTGATCACGAGTTAAAGTAGAAACATTAAAATAATGAACTCTTTTATAAGAAAAAATATCATCAGATAAATGATAAATTGGTTCATCGTATAGATATTTATAAATAGATAGCATTGTTGAAAATAAAGTATCTTCTTCTCTCCAAGATAAAAAAGGATTAAATCGAATATTATATTTATCCAATTTTTCTTTATTAAGAAGAATTCCTTGCATCATACAATTATTTGAACTTACATTTATATTTGTAACTTTATTATCAAAAATATCTATATGACCTCCACAGATATAAAAAAAATTAGGATCTTGTAAAATTTTTTCTGTGAAAGCTTTTATTACATTTTGATCTCCTAATAAATCATCATCATCTAAAAAAAAGATATATTTTAAATTAGGAATATTATCTAAAGCATATTGTCTTGCATCACCAGGACCAATATTTTTTGGTGTTTTTAAATAATTAATATTTAGTCCTTTTTCCATATAAAAATTAATAAAATCTTGATATTCATCCTCAGTATTTGGAGAACAATCATTAATTAAATGAATTTTTATATTTTTACTCGTCTATTCTAAAATCGACTCTAAAGTTGGTTTAATAATAGAACTTGGCTAATAGCAAGTTATAATAATATCAATAATTGGAGTCATAAAAACCTCATTTCATTTTATATGTTTTATACCATCTACGATATTCTTCTTTCTTATTCGGAGGATTTCTATATCTTTCAGGATGTTCTGCATAATGTTTCAGGCAAAAATCCCAATATTCTTCCCAAGTTTGCATCCATCCATAGTCACAAATATCCCAGGTTTCATAGATTCGCTTATAAGCACCATTCTGGACTTCATGTTCCAAATTTTTTAAAAACATTCTTACTTTAGAATTGGCATCACGTTTTTTAGCTTTTCCCTTAGTATCGCCTGCCCAAGGTGTTCTTTTATAAGATCTACTCATATAAAAGCCTCCTATGAAATTGTTTTAAGTGCGGGTAGAGGGACTTGAACCCTCACGTCTATAGGACTCGGGATTTTAAGTCCCGTGCGTCTGCCTATTCCGCCATACCCGCTTATTACAAGACCGCTCAATTATACCTTTAATGCTGGATTCGAACCAGCGAAGATTGTTTTACAGACAATGTGTGAACCGCTCACTAAATATTCTTGAAAGAATGATTGCTGTATCGGCCTTTATTTTATTTAATATATTGACCAATTTGTATATACATCTAATATTCCAGAAGGACATCCTGTATCATATACTTTTCCAAAATATCCTAACGGAGTTTTTACTATTGTACCTTTGCTTAAATCTACTGATGCAAGACAAATATATTCGTCCTCATCTGCTATATAACCTTCGGGCGTTTCATGTTGTCCAGGAATGCCCAAATTATTATTGTAAACATGAGAACTATACCATGTCCAACGCCATCCGTCAAAATTTAAAACACCTAAATATTTAAACTCATCAGGCTCATATAATCTTTCTACTTCAACAGTTTTAGGTTCTTCAACTTCTTCTGTTGGAGAAGGAGACATTCCAGAAGCAGCTCTTGCATTTAAAGGAATAGGATCATCTTCTGGAGCAAGATATGCATTATAAACATATCCTACATAATCTCCAAAATCAATTTTATTCCAATCTGGATTGCCGCTATCCATAGCTTCAATTACAGTTCCTTCAGATAAAACATTTATAATTTTTGCATCTTTATTCGGATATTGTCGTACATTTAAGTCCGTAGTAACTACAGCAGGAATTGACAAAGTTCCTGCCTAAATAGGAGATGAACATAAAATTACTCCCAATGTTAATACGGAGAGTAATTGTTTAATTTTCATATATTCTCTCCTTTCTTGAGCTGGGGATCTGGGATTCGAACCCAGGCTACCTGCTTCAGAGGCATTTACGGTTTTAGAGACCGGTGCGCTACCGCTACGCTAATCCCCAATAACCCAAGACGATTGTTTTGGCGACGGATTCGAACCGTCTTAGTTTTTCTTGGAAGGAAAAATTTGCATCCTGAGCAATAACAGATTTTGCAGAAATCGTCTTTATTTTTTTTCTTTATCTTTATCTTACATATATATTATATAATATTTTTTTTAAAAAATCAATATGATAATTCAAGAGTTTTTAATAAATCCCACTCTTTTTCTGGAATAATTTCTAATGCCCATTCTCTAGGACAATATATTTTAAATCTTTCTTGAAGATGTAAATCTCGACAAACTTTATTCCAATAATAAGCATTAGCTAACGATGTAGCTTTATGCATAGGACATATAAAAGTTGCTCGGTGTCTTACTGTACCAAATTTTTGATAATTGTATGCACTACACCAAGCACATCCCTCGGCAATAGGACAATTAAAACATTCTTCTGTAGATTGGTTTTTTCTAGTGACACCGACTAATTCTTTTTTCCATTCTTTTTCTTCTTCGGTTACATATACCCCATGTTCAGTGTTACCTATAATAACTGGTTTTTGATCAGTTCCTAAAGAAGATTCCATATAGCGAATACAAGGATAAATATCACCCTTATAATCTACTGCAATCATAAAATTATCTACGCCACCACACCAATTATCATTATCTTCAGGATCTTTTGGTTTAAAATTATTAAAATTAAAAATAGATAAATAATGATCTCTATAATATTTATGTTCTATCATATAATCTGCTAAAGATTTTAATTGATAATATAATATATTAGCATGTTCATTAGTCCAACCTTCTTCATATACACAATTTAAATGAATAAGATCATAACCATTTTCAATCAAACTAATTACAGCTTCTTTTGTATATGTAATATTTCCAGGAGCCAATGTCATTTTTGATCCCATAGAACCATGAAAATAATCTCTGAAATGATTAACTGCTTTCATGGCTCTATCATATGTACCATTTCCAGCAAGATCAACTCGACAAGAATCATGCAATTCTTTATTTCCATCAATTGAAATGGAAAAAGAAATTCTCCCTATAAATTTATGGAAAAAAGCTTGAACTTCAGGTTCAAAATATAATAAACCGTTAGAGCATATAGAAAATCTATGTCTAAATAACCAAGGATGATTCTTTTCTATTAGCTGCTCTGTAAAATAAGTACATATCTAATCAATTAATTTGATATTCATAAAAGGTTCTCCACCAATAAAATCTAAAATAATACCTGGAGAATTGGTTGGATTAATATAATCACATGGATTGTCTAAATCGAGAATTAGATCTAAAAATTTTTTGGCTTGTTCAAAATCCATTTTATGATGTTGTTTACAAATTTGATAACAATAAGAACAAGCCATACAACAATCATCTGTTACTTGAAAACTGACGGTTTTTGTAAGAAGTTTTTTTTCTCCTTCTTGAATTTTGAATTCTTCTGGAAATAATCTCCCTAAAGTATCAGTAAATTCAGCATCAGTTCTTATAGTAATATATTGTTCAAGTGTACTCATATATAAATTTTAACTTCTTTTAATTGAAAATCTAAATCCCAATTGACATATCCATCTTCTTCACTAATATTTGGCTTTACATATGCTTCTTCAAATTCTTCTTTTGCTGTTTGATATTTAATATAAAATTCTTGATATTCTTTTTCATATTTTCTAAAAGATTCTGAATTAATTCCATTACTGCTAATTAAGAATCCTATTACTTCTTTTCTACTTTCAACTTCAAATTGAAGGCTTTCAAGAAGATCAATAATATCTTGATTATCAACATGAATTGTTTTAATTAATTGCTTCATAAAAAACTCCTTTTTATCTTTATATTTATTAAGTCATTGTTGTTCCTTGACAACTACCAAAGCATCTTCCAGTACAATTGCCACCACACGTACCACTACAAGCATTAGTGCATGCACCACTACAGCCTGTAGTACATCCTGTTTGACATCCCGATCCGCATCCAGAGCAAGTATTTCCACATGTACCTGAACAATTATTTCCACATGTGCCTGTACATCCATTACATCCGGTACAGTTATTTCCGCATCCTGTACATCCAGAACATCTCGCAGAACAAGATCCTCCGCAACCTCCAGTACATCCAGTACATCTTGCAGCACATCCATTTCCACAATTAGTACATCCTGAACAGCCTCCAGTACAATTTGCTCCACAACGTCCAGAGCATCCATTACAACCTCCAGCACAAGCACTACCACAGCCGGTACATCCAGTACATCTCGCAGAACATGAAGATCCACAGCCTCCAGTACATCCAGTACATCTTGCAGAACAAGATCCTCCGCAACCTCCAGTACATCCAGTACATCTTGCAGCACATCCATTTCCACAATTTGTACATCCTGAGCAATGACCTTTACAACTGTTACCACAATTTCCTTCACAGCTTTTACCACACTTACTTTTACAACCTTTATGGCAACCAGTATCACAAGAATTTACACATGTACCAGAGCAAGTTTTTGAGCAACCTCCAGAGCAGCCTCCACAGCCTCCAGAGCAACCTTTACAGCCTCCACGACCGCAACCTCCGCAGCCTGAACAGTCTCCAGAGCACCCTACCTGACAAGTGCCGCATCCAGATCCTCCAGAACAGCCAAAAGCACATTCAGAACCGCAAGAAGCAGAACAACCTTGGCATCCACCTTTGCATCCATTACATCCACTAGAACAACTGTTATAACATTTTGAAGAACAACCATAACAACGACTATGACAAGTTCCGCTACAACAGCCTCCACAGCCTGAGCATTGTCCACCGCAATTTTGTCCACAATTACTTTTACATCCTGAGCAACCATTGCCGCATCCAGATCCACATCCTGTGCATCCATGACAACCTGAAGCGCAATTGCCTCCGCATCCAGTGCAACCATGACAACCTGAAGCACAATCGCCTCCGCATCCGGCACATCCAGTGCATCTTGCTGAACATGAAGATCCACAACCTCCGGTGCATCCAGAACAACCTCCGGTACAATTTGCTCCACAACGTGCAGAACATCCTGAACAACCATTGCCGCATCCAGATCCGCAGCCAGTACAGCCTTGACAGCCTGAAGCACAATTACCTCCACATGCACTACAACCTTGACAACCTCCAGTGCAGTTATTACCACATCGTCCTGAGCATCCATAACACCAAGAAGCGCAGCCAGAGCAACCTTTAATAGAACCTGTTGTTCCACTTGCTGAACTATAACAGTCTCCTACACATAAACCTGTACAACCTCCTCGGCATGAAGATGATGAACCAGTTATTGATTCATTTGCTAAAGTATTAACAAAATTATTTAATCCAGTATAATCAAAACCAGGAGGAATTTTATTTCCTGTTGAAGGAGTATAAGTATGAGAAATATCTTTTACAAGCAATAAACCACCAAGGGTTTTATTACCTTGTTCTTGATATATAATACCTCCTGCTGCAGGAGTAGTAGAAAAAGCGGTTACTCCGACAGTCCCAGCTAAAGATCCGCCGCGAGGATTTGCTCTACGCTAAAATTCATTTTTTATGGCAGTTTTTAAAGTATTCATCTATGCTGCTGTCATTGGCATAAGGCATTTCCTCCTTTATTATTTTTATAATATCATATTTTTTTTATAAAATCAAGAATTTTCATTTTCACCATCAGATGGATTTTCTTCTTTTGAATTAGACTCTGGTTGATATTGAGCATTTTCTCCTATAATATTAACAAAATCAGAAAGATCTTCTATAGAAGTTACTTTACCAGAATCATATATATTAAGAAATTTTTCATCTGAATCAAAAAAATCAACATTTAATATTTGAAGTTCTCCATAAACATCAATAGTATGTCCATCAAGGCCAAAAGTATTATCTACATCCATATTAATAATAATTTTCTTTCCTTCTGGAACAACAAAATTATCTGTTAAAGTAATATCTTCAATAAAACTAATAAAAATTTCTTCATACGTATTAACTTCCAAAACTTTTCTTAATTCATATTCTGAATTAAGAGTAAGCGTTGGTTTATTATATAAAATATTATCAACTTTTATTTGAATAAGAGGCTCTATAATAGTTTTTAATTCTTCTTCTGAAATTGAAGCTTTTAAACTTTCAAGCCATTCTTCTTCAGTTCCTATAAAGCCATGAGATTTTGCTATTTCATAAGCAGACTTTCCGTCTTTACCAGCAGCTCCTTGATTATTACCACCGCCATGAACTTCAGTAAGACTCCATTCTTTTTTTATATTTAAAACATAAGTTTCTCCACTTTCAACTATATAAGCTGCACTTCCAACAGCAATATTAGGAGAATTAATTACAAAATTATTGAAGTCATCAACAGTATCAAAAAAATATTTTTTAACGCCGCCTCCAGCGCCATTACTTGCAACTAAACTAATCATATTTTTTCCTCCATTAAAAAAAATAGAAACTATTTATCTATTATCCATAAAAAATATAATGAATAAATAGCATCAATTTGGCCAAAAATAACGAGCGGCATTTTTTCATTTTGAAGACGGAAAGACTCATGTGCGCGGCCGGCTCAGTTTATGCTCCTTTTATTTTCTAGATAAAAAAAAATAAGAGGGATAATAAATTATATTATCTCTCTTTGCCTACTAGATTTATTTAAAAAAATTACATATAAAAAAATATCACATCGTTCATTTATGTGACCACTTTTCCTCCCTACTGGCGGTGACATGTATTGCCCCAGTACAACCTCCTACCAAGGTCGGTCAATCATAAATTACTGAATGTGATATTTTCTCGAATGAATTAGTTTCCTTATCCAAGACCATCTAAATCACGTTAGCATATAGAAACCGATTCACCGATCTCGTTAATTAGCTGCTTGGTCAGCAAAATGTAATAATTAAATAATAATATTATACTGGCGTGATCCAGTGAGTACCAGCGCGGTCAATAAACTATTCAATACTCGGATTGCTCTAGCCTGTGGCACTTGCTTTCGCCTTCAACGCGCTATTTTAAATAAGAATGGGAGGATAACGGTCTGCCCATCCGCTGTAGTGTAGACATATTCTCAAAGTTCCAGGAACACTCTTTAAATGGTCGCATATGCTAGCTTTATCCAAGCGACATCCTACAGAATACAAAACCATCATGGTTTCCAACCATAATGGGAGCAGGGGTAGGTGGGATCGAACCACCCCAGCAGGAGTCAAAGTCCTGTGCCCTACCACTAGGCTATACCCCTACGTACTAGACACCTTTTTGTATTGATCTACCAACTGATCTACATTCGCAATTTTTGGCGCGGATGATGGGATTCGAACCCACGGCACATACTTAAAGTATGAATTTGCTGAAAGTGTCTCTCTTTATAAGGCTCTACCGCTGACGTCATTGCACTTGAAACCTTATTTGTTTTTGAGTAAATTTAATTCAAGATTATAATTCGGGCGACCGGATTCGAACCGACGACCTCTTGATCCCAAATCAAGCGCTCTACCAAACTGAGCCACGCCCGAATAATACAAGGGGCTGTTGTGGTGTGGAAAATGGGACTCGAACCCATATACTTAAAATCCTAAATTTTATGCCTGAACCTATTCGGCGATTTCTACGATCAACGTGGATTTTGCTGTATGCCCCTTTATTTATCTTATGTATATATTATATAATATTTTTTTTTAAAAATCAAACTTATGTTTTTCTTTTTTTCGTTGCCGTTCTTTTTGCTCGGCAACAATTCTTTTTAAAATTTTACATCTAGTGCAACCTTTTTTCCAATATTTACACCACCAACAGCCATCACTATCTAACCAATACCAATTTGGAGGAGCCGGTGTTGGTTTATGCCACGCTTTGCTCATAATACTCCTTTAATTCGGCATCCATATGCTGAATCTTCCGCAGATCACTAGGTTTCCAGTTTTTGCGGTATCCTGAATGAGAAGTACCCCACGTATGGGTTGTCCATCTTTTTTGCTCAACGCCGTTTTCATCGGTGTAGTGATAGAGACAAAACATTCCAACTCCTTTTGAATGTTCATGGTGTTGATTTGTCTTGCAAGAACATAAGCCGCAAGAACAATGAATTTTGTTTTTACTATATTGATGAAGGTTATTATACCACGGATGCCATTTACCCCCTGCCCACGAATCAGAGAGTCTTTTCTTTCTGATTGCTTTCCTTTTGGAAACAATACGGTTATATGCAATCCCACGCATATGATTACCTCCTATTCAATTTTAGTTAAACGACGCAGGAGGGACTCGAACCCCCAAACCCGCTAGGGCCGACAGTTTTCAAGACTGCTTCCTCATCCAGCCGGATCTGCGCCAAAAAGACTGCGGTTTAACCGCGAGTCTCAAGATCTACAACATTGAAAGTTGCCTGCTCATACTCGTTACGAGCATCAGCTTCGTATGCACACATACGATTATAATACTTCTGAGCCTCTTTCAGCTTGCACTCTGCCTTCCAGACCTGCTTCTGAGCACGAGCCTTACGCTTCTTTGCTACCTTAGCAGCACATCGAGCTGCAGCAAGCTCCTTACCAAACTCAGGATCGAAATTATCTCGGGGATCGGTCTTTGCGACACCCTTTACTGTCTTGCCGGCATACGTCGAAACAGCGATTGTCTTATTATCTGGAGTTACATAAAACTTATACTTCGAAATAGGATACATATATTTTACCTCTTCTTTCTTTTCTTTATACATATATTATATAATATTTTTTATTATTTTTCAAATTAAACAGCATATCTCTGGATATAAGTCTTATCGACTTTTCTCAATGTAATTGACTTAGGCTCAAGAGCTTTCTTGACTTTATCAATCATCATCTGACGCTCTTCGCCTTCATAATCCCAAAAATCATCTTCATCAATCATGTCTCTAACATTGATTTCAGAAACAGGATATGTAAGAACACCATTGATATTTTCAACCTTTGTAGGAGTAATCTGGAACCAAATGCTTCTTGGCAGTCCATCTTTAGCAGTATAGTTATAGGCTCTAACTCCTCTGGAATCATCACTATAGAGATCCATTGATTCGCCATATGCCTTATATTCAACACCACCATGCATTGTAACAGTAATATCAAATTCTGCCTGAACACGAGCAATATTCAAATCTGCAAGAGCTTCATCAAGTGGATAACCCTGATTAAGTTCAAAGGCAATCGCGCGAAGATAGTCATATGTCATATAAATTGAATTTGCAAGTGCTACAACTTTATCTACCTGATCCCAATAAGCAGGATCAAGTTTATCAATCATATATTCTTTTACTTCATCTCCAGAAGGCGGAAGAATTTCAAAATGATAATGAAATCTACCAGGTCTATTCAAGAGATAAGTATTAAGTTTTCTAACTTCATTACAAGTGATAATAAACAGTTTCTTGCCGCCATCTGTACCATCAAACAAAGAAAGCATCTCTTCCTGCGGCTCATGATGATCGTCATCTTGTCTGAAAGTTTTCTCAAATTCATCAAAAAGAACAATTACTTCCTGTTCAATAGATCCAAGAAAATTATCAATTCCAGGAATATAACTGTTTACTACAATGACAGGGTATCCCAGATTTCCGGCACGCTCTGCGAGAACGCGCATAAACATAGATTTTCCTATACCCTTTTGTCCGCTTAAAATCAAACCAAAGTTACGATCTGCCAACTGAAAGGATTTAAGAACTTTGTCTACCTTCTCAGAATGATTGCCATAAACTTTTTCAGTCACCTTAAAATCATTTCTGGTCTTTAAAAAGAAGCCTGTCATTTTACTGCATCCAACTTCATATGCTCCTACTGGAAGCTTTTCATAAGTTTTGACACTATCGTCATATATCATAAACATAGTGCCACTTGATACAATATTCATATTGTCTTAAACTCCTTTCTTTCTTTTAAAGTGGTGAACCTGAGACTCGAACTCAGAACCTTTCGGTTATCAGCCGAATGCGCTAACCTGTTGCGCCAGTTCACCATAAGAGAGGTTCTTACACCTCTGGATGTTCAAAAAAGAACTTTAAAAATAATGCTTCATCTTCTTTCTTATCACAGAAAAGCTCAAGCTCATCACCCTTATCTCCAAGTAATGCGCCAATAGCAACATACTGTGTAAGCAGAGATTTTAGATTATATTTATCACCATAAATAGATGTAAGCCAAACATTATCTTTTGCTGCATTTACTGCTGCAAGAAAATCTTCTACCTAAGAAATCTTCGTAAGTTTCATACCTTTTTCTCCTTTCTTATATTTGAGCACTCCGAGAGGGAATCGAACCCCCACCCCATGGTCCGTAGCCACGTGGTCTATCCATTAGCCTACCGGAGTTTAATGAGATCTGATTGGCGTCAGATCTCAAGCCCTTTGTGCGCCAACACAAAAGGATTTCGGTTTAATTTCGGGGAAACCTCGATGCACCGCGAAGGAATACACACCAAAACCCGCACACGTGTACCTACTCAGTCCGTCTTCTGCCTCGCCTACTAGTGCGCACACTCTATCGACCCTTCGTACTAATACAGACGCTTCTGAGAGAACGCGCCTAGGAGGATTCGAACCTCCGACCCACGGTTTAGAAGACCGTTGCTCTATCCCCTGAGCTACAGGCGCTTAAACATAGATAATTTTCCCACATTTAAAACATTTATAACATTTTATAGTAGGATATTTTGAATAAGGTGGTAAAAGTTCAAAATCATGAGAACAAAATTTTTGTTTAATTTTAGCAATTATAGATTTCATCATCCCAATTATCTTCCCAATCGCTATCTTCAAAATAATCGCCACACATAGCCCGTGCTATACCAGTAACCATAAGAAGTGTATGAAGTCTTTTACGATTTTTCTTGGCTTCTTCTAAAGCAGAATCAATAGCTTCTTCATCTCCATCGCATTGATCAAATACATAAGGATCTATCATATTATTGTAACCTTGACCTTTCTTGGAATTGAAATTAACTTGTTATTATGTTTAGCTATTTTTGTAAGTCGTGAAGCTGTGTCTACTGAGGGATGAATATAAACCCCATGAGCAGTTAAGCATTGTTTCATACAATCAAAAGGAGATGTTGCCCAATAATGTTCAACGATAACTTCTCCTTCTCCGTTAAGATCTGCATATCCAATAAAATAATGTTCAGACGTGGTATTTCTGGAACTCATACTGCCACTCCTTATTTTCTTCTGGGCCAATGGCAACAATATCTTCATCTTCTGTAATAACTCTTACAGTATCTTTACCATAGAGATATTCAAAAATTTTCTGACATTTAACATCACCTGTCGCAAAAGGAATATCTCTTAAAATTCCTTCATAAAGTTCCTCAGTGATTAAACCTTCATAGACTTTTCTTACTGTTGGAAGCCTAAAAAGATATTTAATCATTGGTATTTCTCCAAGGCTTTGCTGACGAACCATATAAACTTTCTCAGGAGAAATACAATAAATAACTTCTGACATACCTGCGTAATAACCAGGCGGAATATTTTTAAGATGCATTGTAAGTTCTTTCATATTTTCTCCTTCCATCGGGGATCTGGGATTCGAACCCAGGACACACGGCTTATAAGGCCGCCGCTCTCACCAGACTGAGCTAATCCCCGTTAAATGAATGATGGCGGCCAATATTTATAACCGTAATGAGTAAGTAACTCATAAATGTTTTTAGCGCCTACAGGATTCATACTATGAATCCCAAAACCACCGATTTCGATCCCGTGCTCAAGAAGCCACTTAGCAAAATCATAACCAGTCTTTCCTTCTCCAAGATCATGATCGAAATCAATGTAAAGATCGTCATATGACTCATCTTCTCTGAAGTTGGCGAGGTAAAAGATTGCATCTTCAAACGTCTCAGCTACATAGCAGCTTTCTACACGGCTAAGGAACTCTTTTGACGGTTCACGCTCATCGTCTAACCACAAACCATATAACCATCTAGTCATCAATCTTTTACCTCTCTTTCATTTTCTATATATATTATATAATATTTTTTTTAATTTTTCAAATTACCAATATCTTACAGCGCCTGCAGCATTACCACTATAATTCATATCAGAAACCGTTACTCCAGTAGTAGAGGAACTAGAGTGAGTTACAGTTCCATCACCATTATAAATGGCAATATGATAAACGCCGTTTCCATTATCATAATATATAAGATCTCCTGCTTGAGCTTCATCAAGGCTAACTTGTGTACCACCAGCTGCTTGATCTGCTGCTGTTCTACCATTTACTGTAATTCCATTTGCGCCGAGTACGGCAAGAGTAAATCCAGAACAGTCAGCGCCCGTTTCAAGAGAGGTGCCTCCCCAAACATATGGGTTACCAATATACTGTTGTGCATATTCAGCTAAGTATGATCCATCTCCAGATCCGCTTGTTGTTGTGTCTTCGCTGTAGTCTTCTTCATATGAAGGCTCCTCATCATAAGATTCTTCTGTATATTCAGGTTCCTCATAATCGTATTCAGGCTCTTCGTATACAGGTTCTTCATACTCATATTGGGGCTCTTCTTCATAACTATAATCTTCATTATAATCGTAAGAAGACTCTTCATAATTATAATCTGAATTTGTTACATAATCATCATATGCTTCTTGTGAGTAATAATACTCTGCATTTTGCTCCCAAGGATCTTCTTGATTTTCCTCGGGTGCGTATTCTTCTTCATAAGTCACTTCGGATTCAACATAGTTCTCTTCTATTGGAGCGCTATATTGTTCCTCATCTATGCTGTCATCTTGTTCTTCGAGAGACTCAGCTGTTCCATAATAAGTATGATAGCTAATATAATATTCGTTTACGTATCCATATGAATCAAGAGTAATACAAACTTTTGCCCAATCGCCAACCTTGCCGACAACTTCAACTTCTTGTCCAGCATATAGACGATCAATTTCTCGAGAATCCTCATTGGGCTCGGCTCTTACAATTAAAACTTCTGGATAAACATAGGCTGTATTATATGCTGCTTGCTTAGCAATGGCGGCAACTGCGTCACCCTCAACAGCAACAAAATCAGATTTGATAAAGCCTTGTACATTACCAGATCTGATTTGCATCCAACCATCTACAAGATCTTGAACAAATACTTGTCCATTGTTGTAAATTTTACCAATTATTTCTCCGTCTGCAGAGGCGGAGTTTCTTATATTAACGTATCCTTCTTCACACTACACATAACCTGTAGATTCTGCAAAAACAGGCTAACAAAATAATGCTGATAGAATAACTGCTCCTCCCACAATTAGCTATCTTATTTTCATAATTTTTTCCTCCTTTTAGTGGAAAGGGTTATGCTTTTATTTTTGCTAATTGACTGGGCAAAATGCTCGATATAGGACTTGAACCTATGACTTCTTCCTTGTAAGGGAAGCACTCTCCCAGCTGAGTTAATCGAGCTAATTCAAGACGGCTATTTTTAGGGTTATATAGATTAAAAGTCCATTCCTTAAAATTAAAAAGTTTGCTGTATCCGTCTTTTTATATATCATCAAAAGAAAGAGGTGAAATAGGCTTGCGTTATAGCTAATGCACGTGCTCATCACTTAAACCGCGGAGTTTATGATGCAGGCATCATCATACTCTGTGCCCTTATGCCTAGGCCGATCAGCTATACAAATTAAGATTTAGGGTGAGTAGAGGGACTCGAACCCTCGGTCTTCAGAGCCACAATCTGACGTGTTAGCCAGCTACACTATACCCACCATAACACCCCTCAAAAAAGAGGGGCTTTATTTAATTACGGCCACTCGCCCAAAGGCATTCCGAGCTGACCACGTTCAACATCAGTATTGAAAAATACTCCTTCAGCGCCAGGTCCAGTAAGGATCTCTTCGGCAATATCCTGATACAAAGTGCTCACTACGCCATGACAATCATTCAAATTATCATTAAAGAACTGAACTACACAATTTTTTAAATACAACATAAACCATTGAGAACCAAGCATATCCATCATCTGCAGGAGATACTGCATATGCAAAAGCAGGATTCTTTGCAAAAGCAACTTCAAAAAGTTCTTTCTTATTTGCAAAAGCACGATTGGTAGGAGTGCCATCAACTGCAATCTTCAGTACAATATTTCCAAAAGGAACTTCATCAGGAAGAAGCTGCAAAAGTGCGGCAACTTTATCCCCATTGTTACAAGAAAGGACAATGGAAGGATCTGGAGCATTCCAATTTACGTTACAAGCAATCTGAGGATCACCATCAAATAGTGCCTCAACTTTATGAATAAATGTCACCCAAGGGGGTGAAACTTTAAGTCTTACATCTGCCATATTTTTTTTCTCCTTAATAGTTATTTTTACCAAGTGAAAGCATATCCAAGAGCATGATCTGTTTTATCTGCAAGCAAGTCTACAAGAGACATACGTCTTGTTGACTCATTAACTGTAATTAGAGCTAATTCAAGTTCACTCTCTGGAAGCTGTGAATCTACTGTTGCAACAAAGATATAATTAATACTATTTGTAACTTTAGTACCAAGTAAAGCAACAGGAATCTTTCTTGACCCCAACAGATGATGGCAAGCATCAGTCCAAATTTCCATTACATCTTCTGGAATATCTTCGCCAACTTTAACGTCAATATTGGTGCCACCAAGAGGAAGTCCACTTTCAAGAATACGATCAATACTCACAAGGGTTGCTTCTTTCTCATTTGGCTTTTCATTGAACACAAGAATTACAATATTCTTTGAATCTCTGCCTGTGAGAACTGTCTGTTCAGCAAGAACAGCGTGGTTGGTTCCATTAACTATCTGAGATCCAAGATAGGCAATCATCTTATATTCTGCGCCGACTAGCTAGGTTTCAAGTGCGGCCATTGCACTAGCTACTTTTTGAGGCATGCCGCTAGTGTTTACATCAATTTTCCAACTACCTGTCTCCATTTTTTCTCCTTTAACACGTGTCTCAATAACTATAGTTACTGGTGGGAATCTTTTATGAACCTTATTTTTCAATAAGGAGGAGTCCCACCCATGCCCCTTCAGAGAAGTTCAATCTTTAAATTGGTTGTCTCCGAGCGGGGTGGGAGAGGCTCGAACTCTCGCGCCGGTTTTACCCGACCTAGCGGTTTAGCAAACCGCCCCCTTCACCTACTTGGGTACCACCCCATACATAAAAAAGAAAACGTAGATAAAAAATCCAGCTGCGAGGAAAATGATGGCTCAAGCTTAGAGGGCAAAGAAATCTACGTTAGTAATATTCTTATAATTTCTAATTTATGGATATGATATATAGGAAAAGGATACCAACCCAGAGCCTGCCTTGGTTTATATATACATATGAAAGGGAAGGAAACAAAATGAAAAAAATCAATATATAAGCAGGATCTCCTTCTTTGGGTCTTTAACTTAATCATATTCATAAATGGGTTGTCCTGGAGTCGAACCAGGTTCTCAGGATTTTCAGTCCTGCGCTGAATAACCGTACTAGCTCACAACCCAAAAAAACAGGCGTTTTTAACAGATTTTCCATACCTTCAAATTGTTCAAAAAAAATACTTGCTGTATACGCCTGTAAGTTGCGGGAGTGGGATTTGAACCCACGACCTTCTCCTTATGAGGGAGACGAGCTTCCAGACTGCTACCATCCCGCGATATTTAATTGAAAGTGGTTTTTGAAGAGAACCACTAAACTCTTTTAGGCTTTAATGGAGTTTTCCTCGGCTGAACTCCCAAACCGTCCTAGCTTATTGGTTTAAATTAGCCCAATGGACCATACCTCCATTTCGTTAGGATAAGTGCCATACCAAGGTCTTGCACCTCGATATCCAGAATTCACGCTGGGGGCTTACTTTTAGCCGAGTATGGCGGCATTGACTAAAAAGGCAACTTCATCAATGCAAGAGACCGCGAATCTCGTAAGTTTTCCTCTTGAAGGATCCCATATCCTGTAGCCATTTCAAAAAAAGTAGATCAACCTCAAACTACTCACAGGGCGCACATTTGCTGCAACTTATTGCTTTCCCTTTCTTCGCTCTCAACGATTTGCAGATCGCAAGGAGGAGGTTTTTACCCCGTATATGCTTAGTTTCGTTCTCATGGCTGCGCACCAAGTATCCACCAGAGACATATCACGTTTTTCTTAGGGCTGCCGCGCTTGCTCGAAGTGGAGGCGGATCTCCACTAGTACCCCTGAGAGGACTCGAACCTCCAGAATTCTGATCCTAAGTCAGACGCCTATGCCAATTCGGCTACAGGGGCATATCAAAAAGGAACTTTAACGCATACATCTTTATCGAATTCAACTTCTGCTTTCACATATCCTACTGGATGTTCAGACATTCCATAACCTTCAGTAGTTGTTCCAGCTTCGATATGAACATCTTTAGGATCTGCTAAACAGAAATGCTTACAAATAATATCTGCAATATCTTTCTGATCGAGTTTTACGATGTATTTCATATTTTTTCCTTTCTTTAACTTTCTATAAATATTATATAATATTTTTTAGAAATTTTCAAATAAAGACACTTTTGTTTTTGGCAAAAACAGTTGGAGCCAGTAAAAATTGCTGAACGTGTCTTGAGTGGGCCGTGAAGGGGTTGCACCTCCCGAGTCCAAGGACAACAGATTTACAGTCTGCCCCGCTACTACTTACGGTATAACGACCCATATGTGGGGTGGTTGAGCTCCCGCTCTAAAGACTAGCCACCCTGCGCCTAGAATTTTTTCCCTTCACTTCTCGGTGGGAATAAAGTCCATAAAACTCATGAGGATCGCGTTTAGCTACATAGTCACGTCTGACAATTTTCACTATGCTAAGACGTCATGTGCATAGCTAGACCTTGTACTTCGGTCTCCCGTTACTGTAATCCATCCAGAACGGTAAAGAGGGTGCTCTTAGGTGCCGCTAGGAAGCTATCCTAGACGGAGAACACAATTGCGGGGATGGGATTCGAACCCACATTACACGCCTTATGAGGACGGGCAGGAGCCTTTCCTGTCGACCCCGCAATAATATTATTTCCCAAGACGATTTTAGCCAATTTTGATTACCAGTCAAATGCTTTTAAATTTGCAGAATTCGTCTTTATTTTGGTTTTTCAAAGTTTTCCTTCTTCAATGTGGCAGGTTTATCGTGTCTGCCACCACCTCGGATCCATATGCTCCGCATCAGAAAGGGGATGTCGGGTGTGCAGTTTCAATCACACGCATCTGGGCTGGGTTGCAACGATGATTTCAGAGTATCTTACGGATCTTCCCCTGCTCTGTGAGGTGTCTCTCCTCGGTGTCCCAACGTAATCCAGCTCTATTTTCTTACTGACTTTTAATACTTGTCTACCGACATTTGCAAAAGTTTTGTTGGTGACTAACCCATTCACCAGTAGCCCGTAAGGGAGTCGAACCCTTGTCTCCGCCGTGAAAGGGCGGTGGCTTAAACCGCTTGCCTAACGGGCCAAACTACTCACTCAACTTTGTGAGCCTCAACAGTTACTTCTCCGAAACGATCCCGCAGGAACTCAACGTCTCTGAAAGATTTTACAAAAGTGATATGCTGCTTGTGCTCGTCATCAATGTAGTGAACAATGTACATCATAGCGCATTCTCCTTTTCCTTTGGAAAAAACTGTTTTCTTAATTTTTCTATATATATTATAATATATTTTTTAAGATTTTTCAAATAAGTTCAAATAAAGGCTAGCACTTTATGTTTACGAAGTTGTTCCCCTCCGGCGCATAATCTCCAGTATGCACTGAACTGAGCAATCTGTTGTCGAGTTGTTGCCACTCGTAAGCTGTTCATATTTACAACCCCTACTCACCAGGGTTGGGCCCCAGGCCACCGTACTTCTGATGGGATTCGAACCCATAAGATAATCGGGTTTGAGCCGATCGCGTCTGCCAGTTGCGCCACAGAAGCAAATATAGTTAAGCACTCAAAACTAGTTGAGTTCCAGACGACCACCTGTCTGCACTTAACTAATGAATTAAAAAAACGCACTTAGGACATTAATCCTCTTTTGGAATAGCGGCGTCACTAACCTCTTGCTTGTTTTCGTTGACCACTCACCAACCTACAGTGCAAGGCAAGCAGAATAGAGACATATCTTTTCTTGCTAATTAATTTTTGGGCATAAGATATGTGAGAACCAATGGAGATAGTTATAATATAATAATTTAATTAATAACTTAGCTAACTATCCCAAGTGGACCGTACGGGATTTGAACCCGTGACCTCTGGTTTGCAGGACCAGCGCTCTCCCAACTGAGCTAACAGCCCAAATGCTTGGTATTGCGAACTTGCCCCAAGCGGCGACTCCATTAATTTCTCCTCACTCCGCAGAGTGGGATTTGTCGCTGTGACGTAACAGCGAATCCCCTGATAACCAATCTTTCCAACGAGGTGGGGCGGGTCCAACCCTCTGCTATCCATGCTTGATGATCCCGTTCTTTTGTACGGCGATAGACAGTTCCTTGTATTCATCACTCCTGAATTAGGACTCAACCGGCATTCGTATTTATGCTCTCAAATCTTACGTTGGTAAGCGGTAAGATCAACGCTAAGCGGCGCCTGAAGGGCTCGAACCTTCGACCCACTGGTTAACAGCCAGTTGCTCTGCCAACTGAGCTAAGGCGCCAAATCTCTTTCCACATGGAAGTAAAAATACTAACTACACGAAAGAGGTTTTACAATTTAAGGCTTGTATAGTCATTACGTCATGCTTTGCTTTTTCGGACTGGATGACGAATCCTGCAGTCTTTTAAAGGATATTCCTTAGGCGATGCCATTTCCTATAACTAGACACGAAGTTCCTTTTCTGTCGCGCATAAGGCAGCTTACCAAATTAGAACCACTAAACTTCAGCACTTCCCTGGAGCTGGGATACGTCCCAGCGCGCTTGTTCATCCTTTAAGAATGAATTTGCTGTACTCGTGTCTACAGCGGTAAATTGAGTTTAACGTCCCAGGCACTTACCAAGCCACTGGACACATATGACTCCTGCCGGATTCGAACCGACGACTCCAGCGTGAGAGGCTGACGGCTTAGACCACTTGCCGAAGGAGCCAAATATCAGTTACCAAACAGTTCATCAAGTTCAGCCTGATCTTCTGCTGACAGTTCATACCGTCCATCAAGCCAAGCCTGCTCGGTTTCCCATTCCTCAAGATCATCATAATATTCTTCGCAAGTCTCGAACAGATCAAAATCATCAAACATTTTTTAAATCCCCTTTCTTAACTTTCTATAAATATTATAATATATTTTTTTAAATTTTTCAAATAGAGAAATTACTTTCCGCGGCGTGTCCTTTCTCTAGCGCTTGCAGCTAGCGAGGATTTTTCCTCCCCACCGTTAGGCTTTCACTCATTTCTCTATTGGAGCGACCCTGATGGGATTCGAACCCACGATCTCCGCCGTGACAGGGCGGCGCTTTAAGCCAACTAAGCTACAGGGCCATATAAGCTGGAGAACTCCATTCCTTTCAACCTTACCCCAGCTTTGTTGACCGGCATTACCCGTTAGCCAAGGATGGAGAATGGTTTCCCCCATAGGGCGGTACCACCAACCGACTACGTAATTTCGAGTTGTTTCGTGTTATAACCCGCCCGAAAAACTCTTCATAAAAAGTTTGGGAACGATAAGACCATGTTGGTTCAGTCTTGAACTAGGTTGCCCTGATCGTTACAAGCCTTCCAAAGTCAGAGGTACAGTTTCTGTCCGCATACCACTCCAGGACTTGTTTACGAGAAACGTTACTTTTTCCCGCTTAAAAATATTTTATTAAAAATACTTTTAAGATGCACTTTACTTTGCTTCCTTATATAGCGTTTTCCACTAAGCCACATATCATATACTTACAAATGCCGGTGGTAGTTTAAGTGCAAAATCCATGTTAACGCTGCCTACTTTTTCACTTAATGGCGGTGTCGAGGCTAGACCGAACCGAATGCGCCATTCGGGACTCGAACCCGAGACTCCTTGATTAAAAGTCAAGTGCTCTCCCAACTGAGCTAATGGCGCTAAAATTTAGCAGGTTTATCCTACTTCATAACAATCACGCTCCTTAAAATTTGTATTCGATCTCAGCTTTAATAGGAGCCTCGATCTCATATCCCATAACAGAAGTTTTGGCAGAAAGATTAATTGCTTCAGGCTTGACTCCGAAATGCTCTGCAAGAGCCTTTGTGATTTCCCATACATCAAGTTCATAAACAATTTTTCTATTCATTTTCCTTCTCCCTTAACTTTCTATATATATTATAAAATATTTTTTTAAATTTTTCAAATGAAAGTTATTTTTCTTTAACGTATCGTGTTCCACCAAGAATAGAACTGATAATCATTATAACAATAACAAGCGGCCAGCTAAAAGTGACTTCCCAACCAAGAATTGTCGTTATTCCAATAGCTCTTAGTGCCCAACATAGAACCCAAACCATTCCTGCTTCCATCAGAAATGCCAGTCCAAAAATTAAAACAAATATTAACAGGTAAAGCACAAACATTTTCTTCTCCTCTTTATTTTGCTAATAAAAACTTTTTAAAACAAGACCGTAATGGGGTTTTTAGTTTTTTATTGGAGTTACAAAATTTCCCCACCCACTAAATCTACTCCGTCGGGTGTTAGCCGATCCTTTTTACCAATATCATCTGTATTATGAAAATTGGCTGAAACGGTCTTTACAATACAGTTTAGGTTTACCTCCGCGGCGCACTCTGCAAAACATGGAGGAAGCGGCTAATGGGACTTGAACCCACAATCTCCTGCTTGGCAAGCAGGCGCGTTAACCAATTACGCTACAACCGCACGCGTAGAGCCGCAGTGATTAACGAGATGCTTCGCTCTTTTCCTGGGTTTCATTCTCGTCTTTTGGAGTTAGCTATTCTCCATTGGAGAGCCGCCAGAGGGACTCGAACCCCCAACCGACTGATTACAAATCAGTTGCGCTACCAATTGCGCCATGACGGCAGATGCGATGCCTGACTACCATCGCTACAGCAGTTAGTCGCTGCTTGCCCAAGCCCGTTCCTTAAACGATGCCGAAGCAGCGGATACGTTTTAGGCTACCATTCCGCTTCAATGCCACGCCGGATTTGCAATAGGTCAGGCGTGTGACCAAATAAGTTTTTCGCCAGCATCTGGATTAACTTTAACCTAACTTTACAACAGGCTGGTGCGTATTCCTTTATGTACAAAGGTCTTGGAATAAACCTTTGTGAGTGGACCTGGCGGGAGTCGAACCCGCGTCCGAAACTTATACTGAATATAATTGTTTACGCTGTTGGGACATAGTACCAGTTAGAGCTACTCCACCACCTTATTTTTGGTACGCTAAGAATAAGGAAACTCAGATTGACAGTTGTTTCCGATCCTCAACAGTTACTACTGACATCTCACTGTATTTTGGAGGCTAAGCCAAATCAGGCTGCCATTCTATATTCATAGTTTGCGTTTATTTTTTGTTTTAATGATAACGTCATCACTCGAGCGCAATTATATCTTTCTAAACCCCGTCGAAACCTTTACAAGCCCATAATAGGCGGTCTTTATATTCTGGCGCCTGCCTTTCCAGTTTTGAATAGTTTTACGTTCTATCAAACGTCTGCGCAGAAGATTTTTTCTGTTCTTAACGACACGAAAATATCATCAAAAAAGCAACCCGTCAGCTAGAAATCTTTGGTTGAGGGACTAACCAGTGAGCATAACTGATACGCATCTCGAACGTCACAAGTTTCGGTCAGAGTACAAACTTGCAAAAACTCAAGTACAAGAAAGTTAGAACTGTTTCTCTCGCCCCTATTTAATAAACTAAATAGTCAGTAGACATTTCTTTCTTTCTTAACTTTCTATAAATATTATATCAAATTTTTTTAAAAAAATCAATCAAGTGTTAAGGATACCACGAAGCCGCATTTCTTTAATCTAATTTCAATATATTCTAAATCAGATTTTGTAAGGGTGTCAAAGCACTTCGTTGAAAAATCATTGATACCATTTCCTAAAGCCAATGCTATTCCATCAGCAATATTATCAAGTTCCTGAGTATGCCTTGCCCAGCCAAGGAAATCCCAATCAATCATTTTTTTCTCCTTTCTTAACTTTCTATAAATATTATAATATATTTTTTTAAATTTTTCAAGGAGGAGAGGAATTCTTCGCACCCAAGAAAAGAACCCCTCTCTTATATAATTAACGACAAACCGG